GTGGCGGTGGTGGCGGAGGTCGAGGATCTGGATTTGGGAATTTCATGACGGATATCATGGGCGGTATGGGCGGCGGAAATGGTGGATTGGGACGAAACAATGAACCCCCTCCTTATGTACAACAACGCCCTCCTCCTCCTCCTATTGCGACCAAGGGACCAGTCGCTCCTCCTCCACCTGTACGTCCGGGAGCAACGGCAATGCCGACACCGATGTCAATGCCACCGCCACAGTCAATGTCGGATCAAAAATCACGCCGTCCGGAGATGCGTGGCCCTTCTACGGATGTTTCAGATATGATGTCTCGTCTTAAGACAAAAACGATCAATATTCAACCATCAAGTGGCGGAAGCGGTAGTTTCCCCCAACAAGAACAAGGAAATAGTACACTGCAAAACATTCTCTCTGGAATGACGGGATCAATGGGTTCTGGCGGTGATGACATTTCACTTGAACCAACTGTGATCAATGTATCTAATCTAGGTGATATTCCTCAAGATTCTACGCCTCACAAGTCGAAGCGAAGGCCCAGATCAGAGAAGAATACAGTGAGTATGGATCTTTAAAGTATATAAACATTATGTCACTATAAATAATAGTACCTACACGAGTGCCACAAGTGCCATAATGTCTACACCAACCCAATTCAAGCAAATATGTACTCAGAATGACATGCGACTTGGCAAAAATCCGGAAATGAAACTATTCACATTGGAATATAACTATAATAATCCAAACTTCAGTATCGTATCACTTATCAACGTGAATATTCATAAATTGCTGCATGAAGTGAATAAAGATATTATCGATGTACTCGATATTCAACCTCATCCCACCGATCCATCTGAACATAATATTTTATACCAGTTCCGAGATATTGGCGGGGATTTAGGCGGTTTCAAGACCTACATGTATGTCAATACTAAAATCGCCAAGAGATTTTCTAGTAACGGAAACACCGAGATCATATTTACAAGTAAGAGTGTACCGTATGAGTATCATGCACAACTTGTCGAACAAAAATACAAACTTTTAGAATACCCACTATATATTCAAAAATATATTTACCAAGAGTCCAGTGTTACCTCATCACCGGTGGCAGCGATTCAGGTACTCCATATGTTTAAACTTAAACCCGATAATGAATCGGAATTGACTGTAGCTATGGAAAATGCAATCGGTATTCTCATTAAAAAGATGTACTTCCGACTGAAGGTCGCGATTGAAGGTCTTCGATCATAAATAATTATAATAAACAATAATCTTTAGCGTAATATGTATTAGAATAATAGATATTATATACTTATACGTCAAGCATAGAAGACAAGCGTCATGGATGACTTGTTGAATGAATATATACAATGCGAAAAAGAGCAAATGAATACAACACAAAATAACCAGGTTGAAGACGACCAAACTGACCAAGCTGCCTATGATGATTACATCGAACGCACAAAAGAATACTATAACAAAATGTCGATTTTCGACTTCTTTCGCGCATTATGGTTTACGATGTCGTCATGTTATATCTGTTTCTCAGAGTTTCTAAAATATAAGATTCACTGGAAATCCCGCAATAACGCGATCATCAATGTAAGCAGGCGTCTTGCAGCAAAGAACATGATGTATGTGAAAATTTTCCAGGCTTTCGCAACCAATCGCAATATTGTATCTACGGAACTCAACCAATTCTTTAGTGAATTTACCGATAATGTAAGTTATACATCTGATGAATATGATGTAGATGAATTGAAAGAAATCGAAACCAGGTCGACTGAATGTCATCCCTACAAACAACTCCGTATTGTGAATGATTATACACCGATCAAATCAGGATTGATGTCACTTATTTTTAAGGCATACGTTGGCCCAGGGGACGACACACCGGTTGTCATTAAATATCTTCGCAAAAACATCAGTAAAAATTTCAATTCATCCATGAATAATCTAGTCATGTTTGCAAAGATCACCAAATATTTTCCATATCTCCGAACATTGAATGTTGAGAATCTAATTCTACAAAATATCGTCTGCTTGAATGACCAGGTCTGTTTCCGTAAAGAACTAGCGAATATTAGCACATATTATAATCGATGGAAGAACTATGAATTTGTGAGAATACCGAAACCATATCACGATTACACTGAAAAAATAAACCCAGATGTGGTAGTCATGGAGTACCTCGATGGAATGAAAATAACTGAGATTGACCCGGAAGATTATGATCAATTCGGAAAAGTGCTGGCGGCATTCAATGCAAACGCCGCATTCTGCAGTTCTATTTATCATGGCGATTTACATCCAGGTAACATTTTGTTCATAAAAGAGCAACGACTCAATCTGGAGGATGACACCTTTAAAACCATTTATAAAATCGGTATTCTTGATTTCGGGATCATTGGTCGTTTATCTCGCGTCGATCAAGAAATATTATTTCGATCATTAAAACTGATGTATCAGCGAAAGTTCACCAAAATCATTGATATTATAGTAAGTTGTGAGCTTTCAGAACCAATAAATATAGTGAATTCTTCAACTGGTGATACGGATGCCTTGTCGGTCGTTCCTCAAAAGAATACAGAGAGATACAACAATCTTCGTGACGAACTGAAACGTGTTCTTGTCGCATATACGACACCCGAGATAAAGTTCTTCGGTGTATCTGAAATCTACGAAATCAACTACATCCTGAATAACTATGGTTTGATGTTCAAACGGTCACTGTACCGCCTGTTTATCACTGTAGCTATTATGGATTCAATTGGAACGCGCCTTGGGACCAAAATGAGTTATATGCAATATATGACGGATATGGTGGTTGAAATATTTGATATCAAGTTGAATGAGCCGGATAGCGAATCCGAAGACGACGCGGAAGACGAGGCGGAAGAGGAGGCAGAAGACGAGGCGGAAGACGACGAGGCAGAAGACGAGGACGAGGCGGAAGATGACGAGGCGGAAGACGACGAGGAAGAAGAAGAACTACCACAAATATAACAAGCGCATATAAATCAATATTAAATACCTGTTACTAATATTGATTACAACTAGACGACGATATGAGAATCGGGATCGTAGGAAATGGATTCGTAGGTAAAGCAACCCAGATCTTCGCAAAGAATTATTTTGCAAAGGACGAAAATGATAAGGCCGAGATATATGAAGTTTTGCCAGATACAGCATCAACACCGGCCAAACCAAACTCCATAAGAACGTACTCTGCGAGTCTTAGTGATATACATATCACCACGCCCCCCGCCAGCATAGGAGTCGGAGGATGGCCGCCCCCATTCTTCAAACGTTTACTATTCAAACCGATTGAGGTCTATATTTATGACATACGCCCGGAAGCATGTCAGCCGCCAGGTATGACACTTGAACAATTGGACAGCGAATGTGACCTCGTTTTCCTGTGTTTGCCAACACCACTCAATCATGACGGATCGTGTTATACAAAAATACTGGAAGACACGATCGCACGATGCTCGAACCCGTACAAAGTGATTCGAAGCACGATTCCGGTGGGTTTTGCTGCCAAACATGGATGCTATTTTATGCCGGAGTTTCTTACAGAAGCGAAATGGGAGAATGATTTTCGCAGCACGAAAGAGTGGGTTGTTGGAATACCCACTACATCACAAATGGTGGTTTCTCATGGACCGTCATCAAGTGAAGAAAATGATAAATTGATTGCACAAAATTTGTCAGAAATACAACATAACGAGTTCAAGACACGCATGAACAAACTGATCAAACGCAGCCATAAGAACAGCGCGATTGATTCACGAACGATCGTATTTTGCGATACGAACGAAGCCGAAATGTTGAAACTGATGAAGAACTGTTTTCTTTCCGCAAAAGTAGGACTGATGAATGAATTCTATGATTTTTGCTGCGCGACCCGTACAGATTATAATACAGTCACTGGACTCGCGAAAAAGGACGCGCGTATGGGAACATCGCATTTTCAAGTACCAGGACCAGATGGGCGCCGCGGGTTTGGAGGAACCTGTTTCCCGAAAGATACACACAGTTTATACTGTCAAATGAACGCGCGCGGTCTTGATCCGCAAATCTACCCAGCTATCTTGTCGAGGAACGATACAATCGATCGTTCAGAACGCGAGTGGTCTCGTGACGTATGGCGTACCACGATTCCTCTCCCGACACAGGAGTCAAAAGTCGTCGTTGTATTCACCGATCTTTCAGTTATCCCTTCATCGAATTCAATGTACCTCGCAGATATTATTCGGACCAACCTTGCTAAGAATAACATTGTGATTGAAGTGGTACGGAACCTTCTTGAAAATAATGTAGTACATCCGATTACGGCGTCAACAGCATCAGCAACATCCGCGAATCATCTGATCAAATATCACTATAACACGAGTTCTCCACTATTCTTTCCGCGCGTGGACGAATGCTATTACATCCCGCACTCTAGTCATAGCACATACGAAACGATGCGCGAAGTATCATGCGTCATTGATTTATGGAACAATCATAAAGAAATGACACTGTATGTTATAAAGATACATGCTGTTCTACATGCATCCGCGCTTGTAATAACAACATCGAACGAAGAATACGGCGAAAGTGGAACAGAAGGTTTTGACAGCGACAATGAGACGAATACACACGCTTCGTCAATAACACTGGATTATTGCAAGATCATTGAAGAGTATTATCATTCGAAGCTTTCGAACCAACAGAAGCAGGGGCGGAAGCTGGTCGTGCTTTTTTGATTTTATTGGAGGTCTCCTCCCGATTTATTTTTATTGTCTTACGTAGTTTTTCTTTTGTAAATCTACGTCTGGTATCATTTTTTTTGAATTGTATACGAGGCTTCTTTCGGGTGTGGGGGGCACCGCCGCGATGTTTATCTTTATATTTGTTCGATCTTGTATCTGTATCTAATTTCTGTGTAAATTTTGTGGGAAGTGATGATCGGTAACTACCTGATAATGACTTCGGGTTCGGGTTAAAAAGGCTTTGTCCCAAAGATTGACCTTGTCCAGATGGTTTGGCTCCAGATGAAGGGTTATTATTACGTGGTAAGAGAACTGCATATGCCGATTGATTATCTCTTCTTTCTCTTTCTTCTTTTTCTTTAAGTTTTCTTGCTTCGGCTCGTTTATTCCATTCATCTCTTAATTTTTCCGCTTCCTTTTCGAGAAATTTTCGTTGTTCTTCCGCTTTCTTATCTCGCTGTAACTTCTTCAAATTAATCGGCTGAGAATTCATACTAGATGCACTACTAGATGCCCTACTAGATGCACTACCGAGGCGACTAAACGGAGTACTAGATCCACTACTAAATTCACTACCAGATGCAGTACCAGTGCGACTACTACTTTGATCACTAGAGAATATAGATAGTTCATCATCACCATAATCACCATCACTATCAGATGCAGATCTAGAGTGACTACTAGATGCACTACCGGGGCGACTACTAATTTGATTAATAGAGAGTGTATCATCACCACCATCATCATCATCATCATCATCAACATCATCACAAAGCAACATTCTTATACATTCTATCATCTCGAATTCTGAATTAATTACCTGTACTAGATTATTATCAATTACATAATATTTGTACAATTGTTTACTACCGTCTATACCATCTGGTATTATTATTTGAACATGTCCCTTTTGATCATATTCAAGATTATAATCAGTAAAATATTTATAAAAAGTATTGTCGTCAGTTGGTGGATATTTTCGGCCTTTTACAATTCCGTTTGAAAAGATTGAGTGTTTTTTATTACGGACAGTAAGCTTTTTTACTTGGTCTTCGTCAGTAACACGTCCAATCAATGTATCATAAATATTGTACATAAAGTCGTAAATACCTTCAAAATTATTATTTTTTAATCCACATTTTAAACAAGCTAATATTATCCAATTAAACCGATCACAATATTTATATTGTGGCAGATCAAGACGAATATATTGTTTTACATCTTCTTTTAGATTTTTTAGTATAATTTTAAAAAACAAGTCAAAAACTTCATTGCTGCGAGGGTTAACTGTCCATCCTAAGATTTGTTTTATCTCTTCTGGATTTACATTTTCTGATGGTCCGGTTATTACGTTAAGACTTTTTAATCTATCAAGTCGTTTCATTATAGGATTAGTGTTTTCTGTATCTTTGAAAAACTGAAATAATTCATTATATATTTCTACACATAACTTGATTGTTTTTTCGTCTGTTCTAGCATTATAGTTTTTATCAATTTGTTCATTAATAGTATCGGGGTCAATATTTACCGAAGACGACTCCCGTTGTTTGTCTATAAACAATAAGAGCTCTTTGATTTTTTTTGGATGTTTTACGGTAATACTTGCTATTTTCATCCAGGTATCATCATCATTGAACATATCGAATTTACTGATGTCATCCTCCGTTGTCTTTTTAGGACGGCTATTTTCATTTATAAGTTCTGTCAAAAAAAATGGTGTAAATGTTTCTTCGATTGTTGATACTGATGTTAATGCCCTAACAGAATTTATTGATAATTTTCTTACATTCAATATATATTTATCACCCGGCTTGCCCCCGCGTTGATGATTATTTCTTTTTCCACCCCCTCCTCCTTGTGAAGACTCATCAACGTCTTCCAATAGTAAATCAAAACCGACATCGTGACTCTCATCATCGGGTTCATATAAACCGGTTACTTTGATTTTTCCATCCGTTATACGCTGGGAAATAGTATCAGCCTCATCATTTTCGCCAGCAACAGCAGCAATACTAGCAGCAGGAACAGTAGCAACAGGTTCAGTGTTATCCGTAACAACCTGCTTTACTTGTTTGCTGTCCCATACGCGACGTGGACTATGAGAAGCGGATGGTACGCTACCGGCAGAAGATGGTCGTTGTGGTATTTCTTGAGATTTACTTCCCGTTGATGGTGCGGATGACGGTCTAATACCAGAAAATGCAGGAACAGCAGCAGAATCAACAGCAGCAGCACCAGTGTTGGCTTCAGTAGGAGCTTGCTCACCAGCAGCCTTTAATGTATCTAGTTTCTGTTTAAAACTTTTAAATATTGTATATTGATCTTTATAACCGTCTAATTCTCTAGTGTATTTTTCAATTTCGTCCTTCATTGTAGTTGTATTTATTTCTTTGCCCGACTGTTGTCCATCCTCCTCTAACTTTTGCATTTCTTTCTGCAAATCTATTAACTTATCTAAATGTGTATTTGCATTACCATTTCTAATAGAAAGGAGACTTAAATCCCAGTTAAATGTCTTAAGCGCACCACTATCATTAGGGTTACTTTTGAGCTTTCCCATCGCTTTATCGAGATTATCAATTTTTTTGAGAATACCTTGAGTAGATCCTTTGTCCGTTTTTGTAGCATTATATTTGTCTACATTGATTTTCCATTCGGATTGTATATCTGCAACTTCACTCGAAAGTTGTCCCGCTTGGTCGGAAGCATCAACAGAAGGCGGTACTATAGGTGGAGGTTCATCCTGCTTCTCCTCCTCCTTTAAACGATAAGGTTCACCATCACTACCATTATCATAATTGCCATCAGCATCAGCTTCAGAAGAAATAGGAGCAACTGCAGGAGCAGGAGGAGGAGGAGGCCCACTTTCCGATTTTTTGAGGCTGCCATTACCGCTAGCAGCAACAGCAACAGCACCACCATCACCACCATTCTCTTCATCCTCCTCTCCCTCTCCCTGTCCCTCACGAACAACATCTTCACTAGGAAGAGGAGGAGGAGGATTCACACTATTCGATTGATCAACCTTTATTTCCTTTTCATCATTTATTTCCTCTTTCACTTCCTGTTCCTCTTGCTCTTCCTCTTCCTCTTTATCTTTCTTTGCATGTTCCTGATTGCCAGCAGAAGATGGAGCACTCATTGGAAGAGGAGGAGGTGGAGGAATCACACTTGTCGATTGATCGGGGTTATTATCATCACCACCACCATCATCATCATCGTCATCTTCTTCCTGATCGCCATGATCAGGACCAGTAAAAAATGGAGGTGGAGGTGGAGGAGGCGGTGGACCAATAGAAGCGGGAGATTGCACATTCTGTAGTGCATTTTGTTCTGCCAAAGATGGAGGAATCGGTGGTGGTGGTGGTGGTGTTGGTGGTGGTGGTGGTGGCACGTCCGGTAAATTATCAATAATATCGGTCTGAATTTCATTGAATATTTTCTTGAGCGAATTATAATTTTGAACCATGCTCGCGATATTATCGTTCAGTTGTTTCAAATTTGTAAATAACTTTTTCAATTCTTCTCCAAGGGTAGTCTTAACTATCAAACCATCTCTTACTAATACTTTGATCGCATCAATATCCCGATTAAATTTCCGATTACTTTCATTCAAAACGTGAACACCATCTAACAATAAAGTAATAATACGTTTTTTGGCATTAGGCAATGATTTATCTATTTGTTCTACTATATATTTAAGACCATCTATACCATTTTTTATTATATTATTACAGTTGATACCACAAATAAAAGTCTCCTTTATTTTATTTAATATATTATTTAATGCATCTGTCATTTTTGCATCATCACTAAATACCTTACAATAATCCAATGTACCTTTATTAATAATACTCTTAGTTTGGCTTTTTATGTCACTAAAAATATTTGGATTTTTTGTTGTTAAAAAATACCTGATTTTTGTATCATACGCATCAAAATCGCCATCTATAAGTGAAGCATTTACTTTATAAATATGATCAATGCTTATTTTTGCATAGTTACATAATTGTTTCATGTAGTGATATGTTCGTTTGTTCGATTTTATCAAACTGTTCTTTTTTAATGACCACTCAGTAACCACTTCAAAATGTGCTTTACTTGTTGTAATTGTAGCTTCATTGATATAATCTTCATGAGTTTTCTCACGAGGAGGAGGAGGAGGAATCGGCGGTAATGGCGGTGGGCCATGTGCCGCAATTTCAGCAAGTTCTTTCGCTTCGGCAATCCGGCGGTTATCTATTGAATTGAATTTATCTTTCAATGCATCAAAAGTATTTTTGATTGTTTGATACAATATGAACATTTCAACAAATTTAGAATTTACATCTTTGAGCAGATCAAACCATGACTTTAGTGTATTTTCGTTTGACGTTGGAAATTTCCATTTATGAATTGTATCTTGAATAAGTTTTTGAATTTCATTATTTAAATTATTCAACTTATCTAATTCGCCTGTATATGTATTGACGCCTGATTTTTTCACAGATACAATTTGTCCTATATCATCAACCTTTTTTTTATCAACTGTATCAAGACTATCGTAGTAATTTTTACATATCCTATAAATATATTCTGAACCATTAAAAATTAGTGTACTGCACGCTTGAGAGGCAGTAGTAGTTTTGGATATGTTATCTGAAATACTTGAAATTATCTGACTAGGCTTTGATATATCAGGTAGTTTACAATCTAAATCGAGAGTATTAAATTGATTGTATAATTCACGAATTTTGTCGAACAATATATGCTGACTTTGGCTAAGTCGATAATTTTTAAGTGTTTTATTAATTTGATCATTATACTCTTTTATAATTCGTGCGTCTTTTTTATAAATGTTATCTATACTCAATTGCGCATACTTACAAAATTCAAGGAACGCTTCTTTTGATACCGAATCACCCTTTTTCATGATATTTTCAATTTTTATGGCCGCGCTATGCAACTTAGCATTTTGAATGTCATCGTCATCATCAACCTTGCCATCTGCACTAACTTTATCACACAAAATATTATATTCCTTCACCATTTCGCGAATAGTGTCATCGATGGTTTTAAGTAATTCGCGTGCCTTTTTTAGATTATCTTGATTTGCAATGTCTATTATTTTACCAACTATTAATGACTTAAAATTTTTGACTTCTTTAAATTCGTTTTTACTCTCTGTGATTTTTTTACGTAAACTATCAATTTTTAATGTATAATATGTCAATAATTCGTGTGGCAAACTCCTTCCAGAATATACAGGAGGAGCAGCAGGAGCAGCAGGAGCAGCAGCAGCAGGAGGAGCATGAGCACCAGCAGCTACCGAAACAGCTGTAGCCGCAATCGCAATAGCACCAATGTTCGCCCCAACACCTGATAAATTCAATTTCTTATATATCGCAACCATCTCTTCATACAATTTCACCATCTGTGTAATTTTACGATTGAAAACATCAATATCATTGACAATTTTATTAATTTGTTTTATATTAGTTTTTTTATCATTAAAATAATTACCTGAAATGGTATCAATGAGTGTATTGATACCTTTGATATCTTCATTGAAAATGTTATTACTTTTATTTAATGTTATTATGGAGTCAAAATATAGTCGAATATCGACAGTGTCACTTGACGACGACCGGGCGAATCTATGATATATTTCAGAAATACATCGTGCGCCATCTGTCACGGATTGACTACACTGCAATCCGTAATTAAATGCATTCTTTATTTTTTGTAATATTTGGTTTAATGCATCATAATATTTCATGTCATCCGTAAATATTTGACAATATGAACTATCCATTTTTAGATCATTTTTATTTTTATTAATAATAGCTATGATATTTGTTAGCGAACTGTTAAGTTGAGATGCTGGTATTTTGCTAACAGTGTCATCAACTATAGTTACGTGTTCACTGTACTTTTGCACACTTAATTGTGCATATTCACAGAGATTAACAATAAATCTCTTATTCGGAAGTTTATCATAAACAGGAGGAGGGGGAAGCGAATTAAAACTTGTTACATTACTGTTCCACCATTCGATAATAGTTTTCAACTTCTTATCAGTCGTATCTACCGGCGGTAGTGGTACTGACGGCGGTAGTGGTACTGACGGTGGCGGCGGCGGCGGTGGTGGTATTTCTAGAGGAACCGGCAGCGGAATAGGTTTAACTACTTTCAATAATGAAGTATAACAATCATGTAAAACCGTACCACAATTATCACCATTATCAACTGCAGTTTCCACCTTAATACGTAATTCATCTAATATATCATTAAAATCGGTGGCTTCATCATCAATCTTTTCACATTTTATATCAGTTATTCCGTTTATCAATCTTTCTAGTTTTTGAATTTGGTCAGGTGATAATGCATTCACTACTTTACATTTATCCGTTTTCGTTCTTTGTAATATTTCATCTGCGTTTTTCTTGAATATATCATTGGTCAAATGACTCGAGTATTTACATAATGCAATTGCAATATAGCGGTACTCTTGAGGTGATATTAAAGGTTTATCCAAAATGTTGAGGGTTTTCTCAACGAAATCGGGTTTGTCAATCATTTCCTTTTTGATACGCGCCGCATCATTCTTCGCTTTTTCTGTATTTTGCTTGGCCAAAACCGCCGCATTTTCAGCCGCCGCCTTGTCGGCAGCAATTTTGGCAGGAAGATCTATCGTTATTTTCTTCTCAATATCCACACCAATTTCTTTCAACGACCCCACTGCCATCGTTGACATTTCATCAAATGCATTCACAATTTGTTTACGCGCATCCGGACAAGTATTCGCACTTGGTCGTAATTTGTTGAATTGATTTTTCAATGCTTCAACAACCGACATATCATCTACCATTCCATCCGTGCCAGTTGTTCCTGCGGCAAACGCTGTATTTTCAAACCGTTTATCGTTTGCAGAATCTTTACCTGGTTGTAACAGTTGGGGTCCTGGTTCATTCGAAATAACGAAAACGCAAAAAGGTAGATCTTTGTTTAATTCAAGCTCTTTATTTTCAGGGTCTGGATTTATAATTTTCTCCATTAGGTTTTCCTTGAAGGGTTTGAAAGCGCGTTTTGATATAACTTCAGGCTTTTCCAACTGAAAAAATGCCCATTTCGAAGAAGCAGACAGAAATTTTATTCGCATATCAGGGGAATACAATATTTGACGTGGTTTCGCAAATAACATATTGATAACTTGTACCGTATTATGTTCAATTAATGTAGAAAGGAGGGTATCCAGAGTCTTTTGATTTTTTTCGCGATTTTTAACATCCATGTCAATTCCGAGTGTTTGATATACTCGTTTTTTCATTTTTGATATAGCAAATGTTACATCAATTTTAACTGTTCCCGATCCAGATCCAGGTTCGTCCATTTTATCTTTCCAACTCTTTTCGTACTTGTCAGGGTCAATAAACCCATCTTTTTTAATATATTTTGCGCGATCAGGGATGAGGCGTTCAATTCGAATACTACTTATGTTTGCAATTAACTCGCAAACCTGTTTTAATTTTTTTTCATTCAAGTCTACATCTTGCCTCTTTTTACGTAAATTATCGTTCTTATTTTCGTCAATATCTTCAAATGCTTTTTGCTGTTTCATGATTGCATAGATAACATTTTCCGTTGCACGGTGTAATAGATAGAAAAGGATGTCGATATCCAGTTCACCAGGTTTAAAACCAAACCCGATGGTACCATTACGTCCATCCGAAGATAAAACATAGGTGTTTAAAAAATCGTTGTCTTCACTGTACGTGTTTAATCGTTCGATAATCTCGGTTTTATTATATGAATCGTAATTACGTGTACCAGGTAGAGAGAACTGTTTGCCATTTAAAATATAATCATCAAAAACAGATTTTAATGGAAACCCTTTATTACGGTCAAAAATCTTAGTTTTTAATGTATTTATGATTGATAATATATTTAGTAACGGAATATCTTCTGTAATTCCAAGGTTATTTAATAACATTTTTATCTCTTCGTATGTTTTAAATATCGATGCCTTTATTGTATCATTGAAGTCATATGCGTAACCCATATTAACCTTTCGATTTGTTATAAAATTAAGTTGATCGGACATATGTTTTTTAATATCATCAAATACCTTCATAAAAAATTTAACATAGGGAACAACTGTATCTTTGATCAATGCAATCACGGTTTGACCTTGTGAAATATATGTATCGTTAAGTAATTGGTATTTATCACGAAGGCCTTCAACCATGCTCAATAATCCTTGGGCTCCATCTGGTTTATCAAACACTTCAGCCAACTCTATATTCAATAACATCAATTCTTCGCGTGGAATCTCGCGATTTTGAATGAAAAATGTACTCGCATTGTCATAAAACGTCCATCCAGCGTAATCATTGTGCCATTTGTCGATTTTTTTCTGGATATCCTTGCTCGTGTTAGAATCTAGATCTAATCCACTAGAGTTATTGCTTCCTGAGATCGTATGCTCGTAAAACAAGCTATTATTATTTTTACCATAAGGGTCAATGACACTTGAAACAAGAGATTTAGTCGCTTCATCACCGGCTTTCGTAGAGAAGTATTGAATAATTTTTTGATGGTTTATTTTGTAACGTGTGGGAACGAATATCTTGAGTGGATTTTTATTCGTAGATTCTGATCGATGATACACCATTTGTTCGTATAAATCAACCTGTAATTTTGGAAAATCTCCATCAATCCGATTGAATTTTGTTATTGACGATTTACCTGCACCAGAAGATCCGTTTACAGGAACTTCTTTTAATGTGACACGTTCAGCTAGAGTTTGAACATATTGATCAATAGTTGAATCGATGCTTGCCTTAAGGTTAGTTATGGTTAGATATACTGGTAAATTTTTCTTTTGACTGTCAACACTACTAGACAGTGATGATGATGATGGTGATGATGATGATGATGATGGCGGTGGTGGTGGTGGCGGTATAGTTTGATTTATAATGGGTGTTGATATACTTGCGATGCCTCCTCCTCCTCCACCTCCTCCACCAGCACCACCAGCACCAGCAACGGCAACAGAAGCAATTGCTACTGATGATGCAGCAGCCATGGAAGAAGATTTGATACTACTCGCTGAAGTGTCTGGAGGTGGAATTAATGGTGGTGGTGGTACTGGATTTAATACCTCTTCTGCCATTGAAATTTTATAATATTTCTTTTTATATGTTTGTTATAGAATGCGTATAATAACTATATACTCATTCTATTTTTCTTTCAGGTATATTTCCGCTAAGTTCAAACTACACTATTTCGGGCCGCCTCCAACCTTCGCTGGCTGTGATGACTCAAATGTGTCATCTTTGAATAACTGATGATACTTCACAAGTTCTAAATGGTCTGTTTCCTCCTTTTCTTTCTTCGCTTTCTCGAGCGTGTGGAGTGCATTGCTAATCTCTAAATCCGACACTTTCTTTTCGGGACCATGCTTTTCCGGTGCCATTGTATGTAGGTCTCTAAACTTGGAAGGAATCACGCAATAACGACTATCGACATTCATAAGATGATCTACGACAATTGTAAAACATGCAGTAATCACAAGTGCATAATAAATACTACGAGTACCCATCCAGCTCACCGCAAATACAAGTACTTCTTTACTCATCAGATATTTAATCCATGATTCAGTGGATGAGTTCAAGTCGAGATTGATATACCTCGCTCCAATATTCAGAACAAGCATAACGAAACCGGCAAAAAATGTGCTTGTATTCAAGTTGTGAAAAAAGTTGTGCATCGTCGTTAACACACGAGAATTCATAATGTTATTAGCCGGTGCCTGTAATGTGAAAAAGTTCGTTTTTCCAGAAAATAAATCCGTGAATGATTTCATGGTGATAGGTGGGATTAGTGGCGAAGATGCGATTGAGCCTGGTGCACCTCCGATTTGTTTTGGGGGTTGTTGTCCAGCAACACCTGGTGTCGCAACTGCTGTGGCCGGAACTTGCATTTTCGACGACGACGACGACGACGACGACCCACCCCCCCGAACGCGTAAACTACGATTTTTTTTTGGCATATGATTTCACAATAATAATATACTACTACTATTATTATGATAGATTATTTATAAATGTAGGGATCAGGATGGTCAATCATCGCCACTGCGAATCCGTCCTCGAAACGCATTTTTCAGTTTGCGCATTCCTTGACGCGCCCCCTTCTTGAACTTTTCCCGAATTTTGAATCCTTCTTGATCCATCGGGTTATCAAGTTGTTCTTCTATACTTGTCGGAGCCATCACGGAGTCTTGCATTTTCCATTTACTAAATATCTCTTCAAACATTTTTTTAACGTACTTTAGTTTTCGCTGGAATTCGCTCTGGTTGGCATCGTCTTCGTCGTCAGATTCATTGTCGGTTTCATCGTCGCTGTCGTACATATCGCGTAAATCATACCCTCCAGCTTTTCCACGATATGTATTGGATCCATCTTTCACATAAGGTCCATCTGCTTTTTCGGAAATATCCAAATAAGTTTGACTTTGTTTATATGAAGTCCCTGCGCCAGACGCACCAAGAACTTCTTTGGATGGCTTAATTACAGTTGCCTTCTTTGTCTTTGTTTCTTTGCTACTAGCGCTATCTTGATATGTGCCAAACGCGGACGTAGCGACAACAATACATGCCATCAATATTAAAATTGCAATCGTTCGTAGTTTCATTCGTTTTCAACTACCTATATTCCCTATTATATACTTTCTATTATATTCTTGATGGATATGGATTGTCGCTTTTATTTTTATCAAAATAATAAGTTATTCCATAGAGGTATCGCTGTTCGTCTTTGGTGTTATATGTGTTATCGTCGAGTGGAATACGATAGATGTTGTTATCACCAGAAATAGCCGCTTTATTCTCATCGATTACTCCTGTTATCGGAACAAGTGTAAATGTGCCACCCGTAACCGCTGTGCTTATTTGATCATATATTGTTTTTCCAGTCCCCATATTCAATTCAAACTCAATAATATTATTGCTTTTCTGAATGATTGACAAATACGCCAACATCGTCCGCAATTCATTCACAATAGATTCGCTTATACGTACAGTATGCATCAATGTTGCGTCGTCTTTAGTTTGTTCGCGCATCATCTTCAGAATGTCGTTGATTCGCGCTCTATACCCAAAAACCTTCCCGTAAATACTCATTGCGCGTTCTTTCATATAAGCTTTTTCATATATTCCGCTTTTTGATTCATTTGCTTCCTTCATTAATTGACTATATGTCGTTTCATTTGCATTATCTCCATTTGGTCCTCTATCTAACGATTCAATATTCTTTAATTTTTCATCATTACTGCCTCCATTAATCATGGAGACATATGAAATGTTAGGAGAGTTGCCTTTATTCTCACCCGACAATGTGATTTGTTGACTTATATTCGCCGTAATATCAGATCTAGTGTTGAATAAATCGCCAATATTAAACCGAGCTAGGCATTTTGGAATGTCAATTATCTTCGCGTTGATTTTTCTGTATATCTCCTTTTTAAACTCGCGAAAATCGTTTCGCTTAATCGGGTCATACACACAATCCTTGAAATAGTTGAATCGTTGAGAAGCATTACCAGTGCTATCATTTGCGATCCAATTCCCCGCAAAATCATATACACTATGAATCTTTGCCGTACGCGAATCACCAATCAATTCATTCTCGCCGAGCATAGTTATTGATCCTACCCCACTTCCAATTGAGCATTGTTTACTAGTGAAATACTTTTCGGTGAAATCACGACTGTCTTCTTCGATGAATTTATTCGATCGTTGATAATCTTTCCCAGAATCGTCCCCCTTAATGATTTTCGGCAATCCAAGTGAAAAACCTTCGCGGTCCAACGAGACACCAGTTGTAAGTTCGTCTTTGTCTACGACGCGACGGTAGATCGAAGATCCTGTATCTTCAAACGAAAATATGTCTTTTATACCAGTAGATGCAGTCTCATCTAGAATAAGAAATTCGGCAGATATCACAATAATACAAAGAAGCGCGAACAAAATATATTGCTGATATACCAATAGTGAAACTAAGCCGATAATTATCAAGATTCTAACAATTGCAAGTGTAGCACCTGTATTTATCACGTTATGATATACCCATGTAATAATATACTGTAAATAATACTGAATATCCATTCTATTAGTATTATACTAGATATAATTCAATACATATAGTGTAGATGTATTGAAAATATTACAAAGAAAACCGCTATTACTAATAGAACAGTTTAAGAAGATGAATTCAATTTCTTTGCGAGGTCAGCGATTGAATCAGCAGATTTATCGGATTTATTTTCAGCACCTTCCTTTGTATCACAGTCATCTCCTTCACACGCCGACCCATCCTGGTTTTTATTTCCTTCTTTCTTTTTTTGTTCATCGTACCCTTCCTTCTTCTCCTCTTCTTCTCCTTCTCCATCAAAACCTTCAAACCCGTAATATCCACTCATCGATGCAACGATTGCGACAAATACGACTGCCAATAAGCCAGCGGCGGTATGCTTCAATGAGAGAAACACGATGGCTGCGACAAAGATAAGTTTGCCTAAAACGTTATTGTACAAAAACCCGAGAAGGTTGGGTTTAAGAAGCATAACAACGATCACCACCAATAAAACACCTAAAGTGAGTCCTTGATTTAATTTCACCATTTTCGTCTTATATACATAACAAATATATTTTTCGTATATAACCAGGACAATCTTCCCGAATTAAAATCTCATTTTTTTATAGGAGAATATGACATCTTTAGGTTTTTCGGATTACACCGAAAGTAATAATGATAGTACACGAAATGGAAATGGAAATTCAAAGATTTATAATCGAAGAAACGGTCCTAACAATGGAAACCGAACCCTAAAGATACCGCGAAACACAGAGATTGCCCCTGAACGAGGCTTACTGCAATCTCCCAATGGCGCGATTTCAGGTATAACGAATGAAAACGGAAATAATGACGGTGTTGTCCAACAAGCGGGTAAAAAAATAAAGCAAATCAAAGATTATATTGAAAATATTCATCGCAAAGGAGGCGAAGATAGCGATGAAGATGTCGACGGCGACAATATTTTACCATCCTATCCTGCGCAAGGAATGGGAGTTTATGCAACGAATGTGACACATTCTGGAATCGTCCGAAGTGGATCTAGCAATACCCCATCAGTGGCTGGATCCGAGACAATTGTCCGTAAAACAACTCAAATGAATTCCCTAAATCCGGGTTCTTCTTATTCATCAACATTGTTGGAAGGAATGAATTCTTCTACACCACCACCACAATCACCTTATTTTGAGAAACTTACTGGTATTCCTAGTGTACAAAAGAAGGAAGGGGCGGCGATTCGAAATGATCAATCTAATACATCTAGCGGATCTAATGCAAAAACGAGCACGTACGCATCACAATACTACGAACAATTTGTTCCTTACGCGGAATCACTGGCAGGTCAACTCGCAAATGGAGGAGCTGCAAGTAGTGGTGCTGCTATATCTGGAACAAATGCAGCTCTTATCGAAAAACTCAATTACATTATTCATATGTTGGAAGATAAGAAAGAGGAAAAGACCGGGCATGTCATCGAAGAACTCGTTCTGTATTGCTTTTTAGGCGTATTTATCATATTTATCGTAGATACATTCACACGTGCAGCTTCCGGCGGTGGCAGCGGTGGTGGTCGCGCAGGCGGTTTCACTATGTTTGGAGGACGCCGCCTTGCTCAGACTGCGATGTATCGTCGCTAAATCAATAGAATATCCTTACAAAGAACCTCTTGATGTATAATGGCATTATATAGAATGTAATACCATTTTTCTTGTGATATAAATTTTGAAGCTGTCGTTGTCGTCATAAATGCGTCGATGATCTGATAATTATGTGCAATCGTATCAATACAAAAGATCGTGTCACTCGACGATGATTCTGATTGTATAGTTGCTGCCACGAATCCTCGAACAAAGAGATCATTGCCACAAAGCATTTTATGCCGAATAGACGACTTTAAAAGCAGAATATCTGGGCTTTCATTCAGGTTGTCATATGTCGACTTTGTATTCGTATTCACATCATTCACTTTTATCCTTTTTCCAAGTGCATCATATCTAGGTCGTCTAGCCGGCGGCAAATATTTAATAACTGCAGTAGAGGTTTGACATATATGATCATGCAGTGCAGATATCCGATTTCCACGAGTCTTTTTCGGTTTTGATCTCATTTTCATATTCCATCTTGTCATTGGCCGTACCTTCATCCATGATGATTCAAAGATATACGCAGAAACAACGCGCACATGATTTAGTACTAGCATGTAGATCATGTATACCCCTCCTTGAATGAGAGATTGTAACTGTGTAAGTTCGTTGAATATACAGTATCGAAAATCTCTCGCACATTCATTAACAAACGCGTAAAAAAGGGCAAAGTTCACAGATGATACGGGAATGAGTGTAAACCCATCACCGAGTGATGCACTGGTCGATGCTGGTACTATACCCGAGAATGTGTACGTATATACGGTTGTAAATGGAACGACAAATCCTGGGATTTCACGATATCTGTATAAGGTTTGTTCACCCGCAATCTCTCGAGACTTCTGAATATATTCCGTCGTTTCGAGAAGTTCGAGAGATTCGCGTTCACTCGTGATATAGTTGGCCCAAGCGAGATGATCGCATACATAAATCGACACGGACTGATGTTGACTCGTTTTTGTGCCGCCGAAAGAAAGCATTATTCTTGGGGTGAGTATACTTACCCCTTTGATATCATCATTCGCGTTCCCTATAAGAACACCAATGAAGACTGAAAGACCATGTGTCTCTTGCGAGAGAATATATTCAAATTTATCAGGTGGGATATAGAGATCATCACCTCCATTTGGTATACAATACCGTCTACCGGGCATAACAATCTCTCGACGTGATAAAAATGTAGCGAGTTTTTCATAAGGTGCATCTGCAATTGATTTGACGCGCCAGTCGCCGCCGCCGCCGCCGTATACAATTACACTTTTATGATCCACAAAATGTAAAAACGGATACACAACAGCAAGAGTATTATATCGTTCACCGAGAGATAATGGATTCATAATACTCGTATTCATGGAACCATTACCGCGTAAGAATCGCCGTAGCGTAAATTGGAACGTGATCGGTTGACTGTACCAGAAAGAGTATTTGAATTTTAATACACAAACACATATGATATATAACACACATATACAAGCGATAATATAATGAAAAAAAAATGGTGGCCACTCGATAGAAGAAGGAAGTGAGAACATTTCACCGACATCGCTGATGACTCTACCTATTAGGTGGGTCGGTTCATTCATTTCATTCTCATTCATTTCATTCATTATATTACAATCATAAAAAGCACAGATCGCCGTTACGCGACCTTCTTCAAGATATACAAATACTGATACTCATTTAGAACATGTACCAAATCTACCTGGCCAGTTACCGTAAATCCAACCTCTTTTGCGATTTCCAACATCTCGCGGTTTGTCGGCATATAGTACGTGTGAATATTCTCTCGAACCTTTCCAGTTTTATCATCTGTGATCTTCTCAACGAATTTGCCGACATTCTTTTCACCTGTCGTTTTTTTTACACCAGAGGGAGATTTCCCTTTTGTTGGAGGCGGAACGATAAAGTCTGATTTGTATTGAAAGCTTCGAAACTTGACGAGAGAATTTGTAATGCGTTCCTTCGCGTACTTTTGGGGATTTACGATAAAGAGTGGTTTACCTCCAGGGACAATCGGATCAAAATGATTACGATCGACCAAATGAACAATGAGATACCCTTCGGGTTTTAACCACTGATAACAATTTCGGAAGAATGCGCGTTTGTCTTTGGCATAATAGACTGTAAAATAGAAACATGTAAGTACGTTGAATTCCTCTTCGCTAAATAACATTGGTTTCATAAAATCACCTTCAATGAATTTCGATGATGGATATAAATCTCTTGCATTTTTTAACATCGCACCGGATTTATCGCATCCAATAACGGATTCTACGCCTTTATGCTTCAATTGGTCTACATGATGCCCGCGACCGCATCCTAGATCACATATTTTGAATTTCTTTTTATCATTATCATTGCCATTAAGCGCACCCGTAATGTGAATAATTTCATCTACTTCAGCCTCTATTTTATTAGGTTGAATAAAGAGTTCATCATAGATGTCTGCATAAAAATCATCATAGATTGTGTCATTTTCGTAGACTTTATATTTGTCTCTTTGCTCGAAACCTTCTGCGTGAACCGAGAGATCACGTTTAATAAAACAGAGAATCAATAATAGTATAAGCATAACTGTCAATACCTCCCACTTGGTGAGTGAGTGAATATAATTTGAAAATGATTTGTACATATATTGGGTTATTCTATCCGTACTCCTAATTCTATCCGTACTCCTAATTCTATACGTACTCCTAATTCTATCCGTACTCCTAATTCTATACGTACTCCTAGTATTCGTGTACTTCTACTAGTATTTCAATATAAAATATTATTAGCGTTATTCTCGCACGAAAAAAAACAGAAGAATTAATAACGACCGCAACACACCAGATCCGCAATGACTGATTTTACCGAAATCAATGACATTCGAAGTGATAGTGATTTTCGTGGCATCACCTTTTCATCTTATAAAAAGACAGATGTGCGAAAAGAATTACTGAATAGTTTATCCAGTTCTAAAATAGAACCCGCGTGTTATTGGAGTGCAGAGCTTGTGTGTTCTGGTCACTACCTCGAATTATGGGACATCATTATTACCTTTATAAGTAAATACATTCATTTAGCCAATCCTAAACTACCACTTTATATCGAAATGCGATATGAGAGTTTCAAGTCAATTATATCAAATGGATATACTGGAAATGAGCTCCGTTTGAGGAATCATCCAAAGATGCGATCGCTTTTTGCAGAAATGGTATGTGTCCTTGCGAATTCTAAGCGTCAACATAAATACGAGAGCGTAAAAATTAAGAAGAAGGAAGAGTATGATATCGCGACAATGTCTCAGCGTCTCAAAGCGCCACGTGTAGATTATGCGCAAGAGTTTTTTCGAGAGAGAGACCCGAAGGAGATTTTTATTGCAATGAATGAATTCGCATATCATATCTCTCGAGACTCCAAAAATACGCTTCTCGCGTGTTATTGGGTAGAATGGATCGTAGAGTTTGAGACAATTTGTAAAGCCAAGAAAGAGACGTGTCGATGTGAACGTCGGTCGCATATTCCCGTGGATGATAAGCTCCAATTTGATCCAATTTGGATGATATGGGATATGATTGTAGCTCGGAGTAGTCAAATTGACGAATATTCACCACTTACACAGAAAATCGTGAATAGTCTATTACGGCTGTATTGCATCCGATTCACTCCAGGTGTCCGGAAAAAACGTCGCTATCTTATTTATTTTGCAATATCACTTCTTACGACGGAATATGATAGTAAAATAGAAATGATCAATGATCGTCTTGTCATAGAGACTGCGGTTGAAAACATCAATTCCGTATACAAGCAAATCAAACAACATGAAATCAGCCCAGATACTGATTATTTATTCTCATCGGCAGGATACAAAGGAGATAAGAATGGTGATTTAGAACGCACAATTAAACGCCTGGAGACATTAAATGCAATGAATACTGTCGTAAGAAAGACGAATAATGACGGAGCAGGAGATACTGATTCACAGAATACGATAGTACCCCCGCCGCGTAAATATAATCCATATGAATAATGTATGTTATATATAGTATAATGTCACTTCCTAGTTTCAAATTCACAAATATTGGTGCACCCACTAGCAACGACAATGTAAATAGTGGGCTGTCATCTAGCTCCAAAATGGATAAAGCTGGTATATTATCAAGTATCACTGAAAAAGCCCAAGATACATTTAAAGATGTTAGAATGCCGGATATTTCCCTCGATACTGACAGTAGCTCCGCCGACGCAGACTCCGACGCAAGTAGTTTCTTCTCGTTTACAACGTTGATAAAACTGGTTTTGATTATTATTATTGTATGGTTTATGTGGAGTAGTTTATCCACCAATAGTGAGTTTCATTTAGGGATGGGTGAAGTGGGAGATAAGCTCAAAACATTTTTTAAGACAATGGAGGAAAAAGGACGGGAGGTTATATCCCGTATCACAAATAAGCCGATTGCATCGTCGTCGTCTATAATGGACAGCGACAGCGACAGCGACAGCGACAGCGACAGTGACGACGAAGGCGATGTCCATAATGGGCCAAAGGTTCCAAAATCGAAGTCCGCCACATCAGCGGCTCATCGTCCACCAGTTCCACCAGGAATGACAAATAGTTCTGATAAAAAACCAGGATTCATGAATGATGATGAAAAATATACATTTTTAGATAAAGCAGACCGAAGTTATACAGGCCCGTCACCTCGCGCAGACGATACTACCAGTGTTACTCAAAAACATCAATCGGGTAAATCCGGATATTGTTATATCGGCGAAGATCGCGGATTCCGAAGCTGTGTCAAGGTAGAAGCCGGAGATAAATGTATGTCTGGGAAAGTGTTCCCAACGCAAGATATATGTGTAGATCCTACACTTAGAGAATAATAGTATTTCATGATGCTTAAAATATTTTTTTAGGTTTCCAAATAAATCTTCGATAATTCTGATAAGTTGAATTATGGTATATTATTGTAATTTTAGAAACTCACTGTAAATGAGTCACTAGTTGTTTCATCTCCAGTCAAACTAAATACTAATGTAATTTTAACATATTTGTATTCTATACCTTTCGCTATAATGTTGAAAGATTCTGTTGTTACTGGAATAATAATTTTACGTGGTCCAGTTCCAATGATAGGTTGATTATTTGCGTCTTTGTCGGTTTCATAGACGACTTCCTCGAAACCGGTTACCTTGACTTTTGATATTTTATTTTCAGTGACCCACTGGGTATCAATAGAAAAGGTCAATGTTGCACTCACTAACTCTCCTCTCAGATCATAATTACCTGTAATTTCTTTGATATATGGTATTGCCGTAATAGGTCTAAGAGTTATACTCACTGGTAAAGTTTCAATACCATTCAAATCTCCGTTATTACGTGCCTGTATTACAACCGAATATGTACCATTAACGAGTTCTGATGATTGTCCAAGGCGACCAATATCTGTATTAAATGTCGTTGATGTATCTGAAGTAATTACTGGATAATTAATTGTAACAGGATCAGATGATGGTGGTGTAATCGTTATGTAGTAAAGTATAATGGGAGAACCTCCTGTATCTGGTCGGTCCCAAGAGATATTAAAATAATTTTTCGGACCATTTGTAACGCCTGGAAGTAATCCATATTTTGATGTTAATACTACATTTAATGGTACACCCGGTTTCATTAATGTTCTTCCTGTAATAATGGCAGATTCAGGTCCAGTACCAATTATATTAACTGGTTCAATTTTGATATCATACTTGTTCTCGTTTTCTAAGCTGCGTAAAATAAATCGACGCTCTTGTGAATCGACTCGGTCAACGATCACATTAGTCAAATCAATTGTCACCTTCGTCCAAGTTAGCGTTGGTACCTTGCGATAATACAGATTATATTGATAAATAGGCGGTCCGTTGAATGTTCCAGGTGTAGATCCTGTGTTCATAGGATCTGACCATTTCAAATCAATCATAAAGGGTTGTCGTTCATCCTTCGTATTCGTAAATGTGAAATCGTTTATAATGGATGGTACTGATGAAGTTTTCACAATGATTGTAGCAGGAACACTAGATAATCCGCGTTCATTTCCAGAAAACACAGAAATATAATAAATAGTATTTGCACGAATTTCAATTAAATTAGGTATTCGTTCAAATATAACCGTATTTCCATTTATTTCGCCGGACATTCTGTTAAATGTGACAGCTGCTGCTTCGGCAGCGTTTGTTGGTTTATATGGAAATACGCTCTTATACGGAGCCCATGTGTTATTATTTTCAGAATATGTTATAACATAACCAATAATAGGTAATCCACCATTTGAATCTGGCGCATCCCATTCAAGGGTAACCTTATTATTCATAATATCGAAATATCGAATACGTAGATTCGTTGGTTCAGTTAAAATAGATGTTTGTATATTTGAAGGTACTTGAAGACCAGCCTGATATTGGTATGTTCGCTTATAGTTATATAGATTGATAGACGGATCAAAACATAATAAGCGTTCTTTTCCAGGAACACCACACGCGCTCGTAAGACCACATACTATACGATTAGTTGTACTACTCGGACATATTAACGTAGTTATACCTCCGTTTGTCTCACTTATATAATTTCTTTCATTTCCGATTTTTCGCATTAATTCCCCACGTGATGCTTTTGCGTATTTCTGGCTCTTCGTCAGTCCACCAACATTTTTATTGTACTTCAGAATTTCAGCCTTTCGCCTCATATCATAGACTTCGTCCACTTGTGTCGCCGATAGAGGGGTATTTGTTATAACATCGATTAAATTAGAAGAACGACATTCCGGTTTAAAACGTGTCCAAAAATCGCGATTGTAAGGGTTGGTATAGAAAAGATTAAAATTACAATTTATAATAGGCGGCGATATATTGAAGATATTCACATCAAAACTTGCGGATTTTGCATTAAAATTTGTAGTTGCCGGTTGAGTTATCGTTACGGTAACGATGCCAGGACCATAAATGAAAGCTGTATAGGTTGTTCCCGTTTTATCAACTTTCAATAATGTATTATTAGATGAAGTCATAACAAACGTTGCTTCTGGATCACTATTATTAGACACTGGTGGAGTAATTGTAAAAGCGCGTTCGGTGGTCATTTTATTAACATCGGTCAATCGATAAACTGTTGTAGATAATCCCGTGTTTACGGAAGGAAATTGACCGATGAATGTAGGTGTAGACTTAATAATGTTTATTTTAATTGTTATCATAGAACCATCTGAATCACCGATTCTTTGGGATGAGCGGTTATAAATTGCTGTTTCTTCTTGAAGAAATTTAATAGGAATAGGACCATATGTACCATCTGCCAATACTGTAACCTTTTTAAATATGATTTTGTTTTCAGAAATACTTATGTTGTCGTTACTGAACTCAAAATTACGTATATTAGTGAGTTTCAAATAATAAATAATATCACTGTATTCGAATGCACCAGTTTTAACATTTTTACGCGTTGTTGTGGCAAACTCATTAAAAATTAAATTAAAGGATGCGTCCAGATATTCACGCGTAATCACTCCATTTGTGTCTGAATTTTCTATAGTATATCCTCCATTACCTGAGAATGGTTTTATTGCTAATGATGAACTCGCTTTTATTATTGTAATTGGAATGAATATTTTTTTTTCATCATATGAAATATTATCTCCATTTATTCCGGTTGCTGCATGAGCAGCCTGTTTCATTTCCATTCGAAACAATGCTTGAGATTGTCCATAAACAAGTCCTCCAAGTGTATCAAAAATACCATTAATGACAAGTGCATTTCGATATGGAAGACGAATGTCTTCTGATCCAGGACGACGTTCAGTAATTGTGTTATCAGGCAAACCGGATGGCTGTGGAATTACAAAATAATCACGGTCAAACGAAACAACAGAAATTGCAAAATTATTTGTTGGAAATGATAATGTGATAGGTTTTTGTTTGTTATCCGAAACTAGGTTTATAAATGGTATAACTCCAATAAGTGTATTGCGCATGTTGACGAGTTCGATTGGTACATCCGTATCTCTTTCTGCTGCACCAGGCGGAACATTTGGAAATGTAAATGTTCCTTCGACCATTGTATATGTAGTATTATAATTCAACGAAAACACATTGTAACTTGTAGTTCCTACATCTCTTTCATCAAAATATACATCACCATAAATGGGTTGTTGATTGACATCATACGTGATTCTTTGAGATAAAGAAGGAGTCCATGTAGGCGCGTTTGACATTATATTTTTTTACACGTTTACCGTATCTATTGCTGATATGTAAATGTAAAAAAATATTATCGCGTATACCAATTGTTCGAGAGATAATTCAAATTCTTTGCTTCGGATGTTTCCGCACCAGAATTAGTGATCATCTTCATATTTGGCCCTTCATCAACGATGCTCTTGATTTTGTTTGATCCTATTGAATAATTAAAATATTGAATAGTAGAAATAAGTCCACTAAACCGATTGTTGGGTTTATCCTCGCCAATATTTACACTTCCGTAATTTTGAAGTGGTATACCTGCTGTTTTACGACGCTGCGCAAGACGACCGTTGATATACAAATCGATCACGTTATTTGTAACACGAATAACAGCATTCACCCATTTCTTCATAGGAATATCAGTTGTAATGAGTGTCTCATGTAAATTATTTCGCTTATCACTGGAATTACTCTTTTTTCCGCTCACATCAACAACCGCTAACAGCGAAACGTTTACTCCTTTGTCGCTTCTATCTGGATTTGTAACGGTAATATCATTCGAAAATTTGATATACATTCCTGGTGCATTATTCGGGTAATATATTCCATTACCATCATCACCGATTGATTTAGTTCCTTGACCACCTTTGCTAAATATTCTCGAGTACTGATTTTTTTGAACTGGAACCTGATTAATGAAAAACCATGCTGACCATGTATATTCTAACCCACCTTCTTCATTCGTAGAACGAGATATGAAAATTGAATCTTTTTTTGAAGGGTCTTGTGTGACAGTAATTGCCATATCTTCAGTGCTTGCTGTTCCATTCAATACAAATGGCGATGTGGATGGAAGCAACAAATAAGATACACCAATGATAGCAAATTTAATTGCAACAGAAAGAACAATAAAAACCATCAAAATAAAGGCGAATTTTGCTACAAGACTATTCGATTCCATAAATTCTTTTAATCCTCCTACTCCAGAAGATGAAAGACCTGCATCGCCTGGTTTTGAAAAACTAGATGTTATACCACCTAACATACCACCACCGCCTCCACTTCCACTGCTAGCAGCACTACCGCCATCACTCTCGCTCATTTTGAATTATAAATGCGATTATATTACTATATATATCTAATAAAAAAACAATGTATTCGTTGTTCGCAAATACATTGTTTATGAGTGCTTTCATAGTTATTTTTATGTACTAATGCTAGTTTGTTCCTGATTATCTACAATGAAACTCAATTTCACCTTGTATTTATTGAGAAGATCACTCCAAGGGCTTCCGCCGAATCCTTGCGAGTAAATATCCCACGCTTCTTGAGGTGCAATAGGCGATGCCTTCAGTTTAACATTTGTGATAAACCCAATGTCGTCGGTCATTCGTTTATTATCGCCTAAAACAATTGTATCTGTTTCATTTAATCTTGATCCTAAATTAACAACGCATGATTTAACTAACTTACCATCAACATATACATCCATGGCCGACCCGTTAAAACTAACAATAAGGTTTACCCACTTTTGAAGAGGAAAATCGGATATTTCGCAATCTAAATTCTCGTTAGATGCTCCTGATGTTGGGAAGATTCGAATCGTGTTTGTACCACTTTTGAATTCGACATTAAAAAGTATTTCGCTGACCTTTTTGAATACGATCACCTTAGTTCCATCGACCCACTTCTTGATGTAAAACCAAATCGAAATTGCACTATTTGCCTTGAAACTACTCGGTAAATTTGATCCTTGTAATGTGGTTTCATTACCCCATTTTTGCATAGATCCTAAACTGGTATAGTTCGTTGTTAATGCCTTAAAAATGACATACAACAATAGAAGAATTACAACGACTGCGAGAACGAGTTTGGAATTCATTTATATAATAATTATTCGTATAAATATTATAGATATAATAATACCTAGCGTGAATATACGGTTGTTGAACCGGTTGCCTTGATTTCATCTTCCACCGTTGCCATACCAATCATTGGCGGGTTTTGTGATTTCAACATGTTATAAGTCCATCGCATCTGTTCCTTCGTAAGTGGGACTTTATGGAATGCGAAATTACAAATACTTCCGTTTAACCCATTGTTCTTATCCGTATCACCAACCGTTATTGGTTTCAGTTGAATATCTGGCATAATGAAGTTACTCTTGGCTACAAATTTATTATTCAGGAAAAAGTCCATATTTTTTCCATCATAGTTTATGACAAAATAATTCCATCTTTGGAGAGGTATGTCTACGTCTAATTCTTCATCTTCTAATGCCATTTGTACTTTTGTTTTCTTTTCTTCAGAAGATCCTTGTGCTATAACCATCTGGTTATAATTGGTTCTAGAATTATAGATCAGTTGTGGAGCATCAGAGACACCAACTTTACTCGATGTATCGAGTGTTTTACAGTAGATCTTCAGTTCATTTTTGGAGACATTATATGTCATTTTTGGAACATCTCCGAAGTTGAATATTTCTAAATCATTTGAAGATGATAATACGCTATTATTCAACAAAAACCACCCAGAAATTCCATAACTGTATCTCATTTTCTCTTCAGGTGGGCAATTTGCAGCTATGTCTTCTGGTGCACGGTCGACGCCTGTGTTATGGTATATGAAAATTTCCTTACTTTGTGTAGTTAGTTTCGTATCGTACTTTTGTTTGAGTGATATAGGGGCAGCGACCATTTGTGATGCTGAAGCGCCAATATAATTCAGTAGGTAAGGTCCGCCGTATAAGATCGCGATAAGCAGTAATTCGATTGCTACGATGATCCATATTGTACGACTTGTATCCCCGACCGATCCTTGCAAACCTTGAATGAGATCTAAGAAGAGACAAGGAATATAAATGATGCACGCCCATACAAATTTAAGTATTTTAATACCGAGGATCGATTTTGTAAGATGGAAGATGAACATAATCACAATAACCGCAACCATGACTCCATGCTGCTTGTAGTATGCGAGGACACTTAATACAATTAAAAATACGGTGTTAGCAATAAAACGCACGTTTGATAATAAATTTGTCATGGGTGCAAGTTTTGGTTTCTCATCTGGAGGGGCGGTTGGATCTCGCGGTAATTTATTATCCGCGAATTCTAAGACATAATGAAAGAATAATATTAAAATACCCAATACCGTCATTCCTGTTACTGACATTCGATCCTTGTCATCTTTTTCAGTGTCATATATCCAAACAACGATCATCAATACTATATAGATAATATGGGTCATTCCGAAAGTGAGTTGGCGCATTGGATTATTGGAGTCTTCGGGCTTGAGGTCATTGAATACGTAATCTTCTGGAGTCTTTGAGTTCGTTTCCTTGAACTTCTCTCGAAGATATGCAACAAGACCGGCAATACCTACAATCGCCATAATAATATATATTGTATGCGCGGTGGGTGAATTCATTTTTTCAATAATTCCTGGATCTTCTGGGTTGCTAGTATCAGTTACGGTTCCAGGGTTTTTTTCTTGAGCGCCAATTCGGTAGACAGTATAAATAATTATGAGTATCATGATTACGACTAGAATTACAATAAATATAACCTTGATGAGTTTACCCACTGCGTTTACCCTGGTCTGATCAACTGTTTCTCCTGCAGTTTCAGTGGAAGCGCTTGCGGCAGCGGGTGCTGCAGGTGCTGCTGATCCAGGTGCCGATGCTGAGGCCGATGCTGGTGGTACCTTTGCTGCTGATGCTGCATCTTTACCTTCACCAGTTATCACATCTTTCGGTAATAAAATCTTACCTAGGCCAAACAATCGAAGATCCGTTCCACTGTCTGTATCATTAGTACCCGCCTTGGCCGCTTCCCATTTCCAAAACTGCCATTTCGAAAATTCATTCTTAAACGATTCTCCTGGTTGGTCTGTAGAAGGGGTCTTAGTGATTTTTGTTTTTGCTTTTTCAAATAATATTTCAATCCCCCAGATGATTAAAAATAAAATAAGTTTGAATATAGATATTAATAACCAAGGTACCAAATAAACAGATGTACCGAATAAACGTAACCCGCGAAGTAACATCATATCATTCTTAAAATCGTCATGCGGTTTTCCCGTTACAACATGATAAAACGCTGGAATACAGCAAAACGCAAAAATACTCACTGCAGCAATCGCCCATCCCCAGTTGGAGTTTTCAGGTATAGCGTCACCCCATCCTTTTTTTGCAACATGGTTAACCCACCAGGATAGTCCAATAAACCATACTGCGATAGGCCCAATAATTACCGCAAGGTAATTCTTCCAACTAATCTCATTATTATTTTGATATTGCCATACCTGAATGGAATCAATAAATTTCGTGATGACATTTAATCCACCTACATTAAGTTCTCGGACAAAAGGTAACAATAGTATTGCGCATAAGAGAAGACCGACAATAAATACGATGAAAAATGTATCAAGTAACTCTTTTACTTTCGGATACATATCACCACGAAATGACTTTGCGATCCAAGACATTGTATCTTCAGAAGTGGTTACTTTTGTGAATAAAATCGAAACACATGTAACTATCAGAATAATTGTTAAAAACGGGATCCATCGTGATAATTTGGCGAAGTGTACTGAAAGTACACTGAAATTAGATTCATCTGATGCATCTCCATCATATTTATCTAATATTTCGCTCCAATTATCGGCGTTCATTTTTTCAAATTTAGTCTGATCGCCATCTAGAAACTTTTTTAAGTTGGCATTCTCTTTGAAATCTGCAGTATTATCGCATTTACCCGTAAAAATTTTAACTATGCTAGCTGGTATTTGTTTACATTCGATTATCTTCATTTTTGCATGATAAAATAATAATATTAATATTGAAATTACGATTGCAAAAGCTAACAATACATTATTGATAGGTTTGATGACTTGATTACTCGATTTATTCAAACTATCAATACGTTCCTTCATTTTTTGTTTTATGTTAGGTTCTGTAGCATCTTCAAGGTTTCCGGATTTACTTAATTCTTTCTTTACTTCATCTCTTAGCTGTTGATAGTATTCTTTGTTATAATTTTCTTCTTTAGTTGGATCGCTTTCTTCTTTATTTGGATCGCCTAATGTAAAATCGGGTGTACTATTCAAGGTGACAAAGTTCCATATGACAACCCCGATCAATGCTAGGAAAGTTACCAATCCTACAATTCTGAACATCGTAAATGTATTAATTTTACTTCCCGCAAACGCCAAAGATAATCCAGCAATAATCATGTATATTATACCATGAGCGGCATACGTTTTATTTAAATGGTCTTTACTTTCAGTAGAATCGACAACCGTAAACCCTGGCCATTTTTGTTGTCTTGCGATGAAGAGAATTCCGGATATGATCGTAAGAACAAATAGAGAAAATTTTGAAAAAAAGACATTTATTGGATCGGTATTTGCTTCAGGATGAAACCATTTGTAACGGTACATCAAATAGATCGCGCCTAGAAGTGCGATAACTTGTAATATTAAGCCAATGTTTAAGAATGTACCGGCAACAGAATTTGTTGCAAAAGTTTTATCATCAATATTTTCGGCTTCTTTTGTTTTTACTTCGTTGGATTGGACAATGAAACGAATACCAATGATTGAAAAGACCACACCGGCAATGATTTTAAATATATTTGGTCCAAATATTCCACCACTGTTTTCTGAACCTTCTTCACTACTAGCATCACTTGCTGATGGCCAAAATGCTTTCCACAAAATAGACAATATAATAATACCACCAACTCCCATGAATCCATAACCAATGTATTTCACTGTATCCGATTTCTTTGATGTCTCGCCAACTGCTGCACCGATATCATAACTCATAAGGCCCAGTAATAGTCCTAGTGCTAATACTATACCAACGACAGTAACGATAATCCATAACACTTTATCATTTGTTTCAAAAGGAAAAACGTTTGGTGGTGAAGAGATAATCGGATCACCAGGGTCTTTTTCACTTGCATTTTTCCAACCCAAGTACGATATAATATCGCCGCTATACAACCATATTGCAAATAGAATACTTGTTAACAACAATATAAATACGTCGAGATGTTTGGTGAAGATTTCCCATGTAAAAAATCCTATCAAAACAATTACTGAAATAATAATTAATGGTAATAAGTCTATTAACTTTGATACAGATGGAGTTGAAACATCCATTTATAATGATAACAACCACTCAGTTATAATTATAATATATAATAATGCGAATACGACTACGCTCGTCTATAAGAACGACATCGCCGTCTTTTTTCCATGACAATCCCGACATAATGCCACTAAATTATCTACATGGTTGGAACCGCCATGTTCTAAAGCTATGACATGATCAACCTCAAACCATGCGGGTAATTGACGTTGACAGTCTCCGCATTTCCATCCTTGTTGTGCAGCTACATATTTTTTCTTGGTTTCACTAACACTGCGTTTGCTAGACCCTTTGCCTGAGTTAAGCACGCGTCTCTCGGCGGCGCTCATTCCTCCGGGGGGTGCGCCCCCCAACGACGGCGGTGCCATGGGTGTTGCTTTCTTAATTCCCATCGCGCTCATCATCGCACCGCCAAGTGCGCTACTTGTTGCACCGCCCATCGCACCGCCGTCATTGGGGGCTGGAGCCCCCGTCATATCGAAAAACGGTGTTATCATATCTGCCGTACCCTTGCTTATCGGCATATACTTAATAATATCGTTGGCATGATATAACAATTGCCTAGAGTTTTCAGGATTACGGCGCAGAAACATAAAAAGCGACAACCCAATAAATCCGAATGTCGCCATTTTAATCCATTTTTGATTGCTTTGAAATAACTTGATCAATTGGCCATCATAATACGTATTTGCAACTAGAATCGCTGTAATAATGAACACAATGTATTCCGTCTTTATCATGTATTATTTGCGTGTGTATTGGTTATATATAGCAGGGAATAAATTACCTGTTATGGAGATTACCTGTTATGGCGATTACCTGTTATGGTAATAGTATGCTCCATATCCTAGTCCGACCATCAACAATAAATATACGAGCTTCTCTCGATACTTCAGTTCTTCCATGATTTGAATCGGTTTCGGTCGGTAATGAAGGTAATATCTCTCGAGTGCATCATGTAAAGGGAGTTCATCCTTCATCAAAATCACATTATAACGATTATGAATGAAATGAATCCAACGAATAAAAGATTCGCGACTATCCAAATAAGGTCGAACTGGGTACTTGGCGATCATTCGATCAAATTCTGCCGACATTTCCGGATCAGGAATAAGCATCGAAAAGTTCTGGATGAAGTCATAGTATTTTTTACGCACAATGTCGTTGACATGATCTGGATAATTCACTGCTGCCGTCATTAACACGAACCAATAATGCGGACCCCATATTTTTGCATCAAGTTTTAGCATTGCTTACTATGAAATGACATAAAAACAATAACAGAAATACGATAAGCGAAATGGAAAAAGAATTTCAAATGACACAGGATGAAGTAAATCATCCGGGGGTGCATCAATTACAAAGTAACGCAAAAAAGTTAAACAACCCTAAATCAGCATTATCTTATTCAGAAATAATTCAATTACGACAAAATAGACAAAATGGATCTGGTGCGGGTGGCGGTGGCGGTGGTGGAGTACCGGGAGACAACACCAGTGGAAATGAAGGGAATAAATATTTCTGTAATAACTGTAATCGGAATAATCATGTATACAATAATTGCCGCGCACCAATTACGAGTATTGGTGTGATTGCGTTTCGATGTGGTGAATCAGGACCTGAATTTCTTATGATCCGACGACGGGACTCATTTGGATTCGTAGATTTCATTCGTGGCAAGTATTCTTTAAACGATGAAGCGTATATTCAGCGTATCATCGATGAAATGACAATCGCTGAAAAGTCAAACCTAATGCGCCTTACATTTGAACAATTGTGGCGTTTGTTATGGGGTGAGTATACACGCGGTAGTCAATACAAAAACGAAGAACATGTGTCTTTTGAAAAATACCGCCAAGTACTCGGTGGGATTCGTACGAAGGACGGTCGTGTGAAAACCCTTCAGCAATTCATCGACGACTCTACGACGCAGTGGACCGAAACAGAATGGGGGTTTCCAAAAGGGAGGCGTAATTACAACGAGAAGGACCTACCATGTGCACTGAGAGAATGTCTGGAAGAGACCGGTTATGATATCACAGCCGAAAACGTTATCCAAAACATCGCGCCGTTTGAAGAGATCTTCATGGGGTCGGACATGAAATGTTATAAACAGAAGTATTTTCTCGCAATGGTGGATTTAGATAAGAAACCAAAAAAGGCACACGACATTATGGAGGTGGGTCTCATGAAATGGATGACGTTTGATGAGTGTAATCGCGCAATACGACCCTATAATTTAGAAAAGATAGGTATTGTTCGTAAAATCAATAACATATTGTCCTGCTATAGAATATTTTGAAATATATCCTTTTTATTTCGTATAGTTATATAAAGGATAACTGATTCAATAATAAAAATGGAAAATCAGGGTATCGTACTAAATGAAGAACAAGAAAATATTCCTATGGAGATGGAGCTATCAGTGGCGTCAGTTGCAACTGCCACATTAGCCGCTATGCCGGATAATCCGAATTTACTACCGGAAGCGGGCCAAGCAGCAGCAGCGGCGGTAGCGGCAGGAGGAAAAGTAGCACCGCCGCCACGTACAATCAAACCAAGACCCAAAAAAGGCACAGGATCCGGAGCCGGCGCCGTCGACCCCACCTCTAAAGATACGATTGCACGAATGAAAAAAGACTTGGAAGATGGTCGCAAAAGACTCAAACCAGAAGAAATCAATAATCCATTTAGTAAGGAATTCAACAAGTTATTACTGAAAAAAGAATTGCTGGAACGAGAGATGACGTTGTATGATATCGGAATATTGCCGGGCAGTGACGGTGAAGGCGAAGGCGAAGGCGCAGCCGCATCAGAAGGATTGTACCCTTCTCTAAATGACCCTAATTTTAATACTAAAATATCACTTCGTAAGGAGTTTTTCGATACGAAGATGGATGTCGATAATACAAAAAACGTGGAAGAAGAGGCAGAAATATTGTGTAATGCGCAGATAGAGCTCGCACCCAACCAGCAGTTCGTGCGTAACTTTCTTTCTGTTGAAACACCTTATAATAGCTTATTGTTATACCATGGTCTCGGAACTGGAAAGACATGCTCGGCGATTAGTGTGGCTGAAGAAATGCGTGATTATATGAGACAAATGGGAATCAATCAGCAGATCATCGTGATTGCGTCGCCGAATGTTCAGGAGAATTTCCGTCTTCAGTTGTTCGACGAACGAGAACTTCGAGAGATTGAGCCGGGTGTTTGGAATATTCGCGCATGTACTGGAAATAAGTTCATCAAGGAAATAAACCCGATGAATATGAAGGGGCTCACGCGCGATAAAATCATCAAACAGATTCGTCGGTTGATTTCATCACACTACTTGTTTTTTGGGTATAATGAATTCGCGAATTATGCGCGAACACATGCATCTAGTGTCGGTATTTCACAAGATGACGCGGTGATACAGGAAGTGCGACGTAAGGCAGGCGCGGCCGCTGGTCCTAGTTCTGGCGCGTCAATCGCGAAAAAAGGCCGTAAATCAGCGGCGGATCTTGCCAAAGCAGCCGATATGGAAACACTTGCGATTGAAACACTTTCCGTTACAAAATTGCGTAAATTGTTCGCGAATACGTTGATCATTATCGATGAAGTTCATAATATCCGTATCACGGACGATAATCGCGATAAACGTGTGGCAAAAATATTATTCCAGATTGTTCAAAAGGTAAACAATGTGCGCCTTTTGCTGCTCTCTGGAACGCCCATGTACAATAGTTACAAGGAGATTGTATGGTTGATAAACTTGATGAACCTGAACGATCGCCGCGCGACGATTGATATCGCAGATGTCTTTGATGAACGAGGAAACTTTCGTTTAGATGCGGACGGTCGAGAGATTGGCAAGGATTTACTTATCCGAAAAGCCACGGGGTATGTCTCATTTGTACGCGGTGAGAACCCGTATACGTTCCCATACCGAATATTTCCGAGAGAACACTCGCCCGAACATTCACTTCTTATGCGGACAAGTGGAAGGGCTGGTGCTGCTGCTGGTGGTGGCGGTGGCGCTCTAGTCGGATATCCACGAACACAACTAAACGGACGTCATATCGATCAACCCATCGAACATATTGACGTATACATGACTCAGATCGGAGATATACAAGAAGGAGCGTACCGGTTTATTATTAACGATATGAAGGCGATGTATATTTATAAAAAGACGGCAATGGTGCGTCGGAAAAAGGCGGCTGCTGCCGCGACAGATGCTAAAGGCAAAGGCAAAGGTAAAAAAAGCGGTGCTCCGGGTGGAGGTGGTGCAGCCGCCGAAGCCGCTGGTGCAGTCGACGCGATCGACGAGATGACCGTTGTAGAATCAACCGATTTCCCTTCCTTCGAAAATATGGACACCATCGGATATGCTGCAGTCCAACGCCCACTTGAAGCACTGAATATCGTTTACCCACATCCTTCGCTCATCGAGTATATTAATAATCCGAATGATGAGTTTGATATTGCTGCATGTATTGGTAAGGAAGGCCTGCGTCATATTATGTCGTATGAAGAAGCGGGTAATCCGCCGATGCGTTTGAATTTCGAATATCGACCAGAATTTACACGTAACTTTAAGTTACCTCGTGGAGAATCAACGACGAAGGCGTCGTCGCGGATCTTTGCGCCAGAAAATATCGGGCGTTACTCTGCAAAAATTAAAAATATATGCGATACTGTACTTCGGAGCGATGGTATTGTCCTTGCGTACAGTCAGTATATCGATGGAGGCGTTGTTCCGATTGCACTCGCATTAGAAGAGCTCGGATTCACTAGATATAGCGCTGCAGGCGGGAATTCGTCACTGTTTCGAAGTAAACCCACCCCGAGTATCGACGCGATTACCATGCTTCCTCAACGCCAACACCAGCAGCAATTTCCAAGCCAACCTTTTCGCCCTGCTAGGTATTCGGTCATCACGGGTGATCCGACAATATCACCGGATAATCTCTATGAACTGAAGGCACTTACAAACGATGATAATACGCATGGTGAAAATGTGAAAGTCGTTATTATTTCGGTGGCAGGAAGTGAAGGTCTTGACTTCAAGAACATTCGTCAAGTACACATATTGGAGCCATGGTACAATATGAATCTCCTGGAGCAAATTATCGGTCGAGCTATTCGAAATTGCAGCCATAAACGTCTGCCGTATTCACATCGAAACGTGGAATTGTATTTATATGGAACACAGCTTACAAACCCTGAAATCGAGGCGATTGATTTGTATCTGTACCGTCTCTCTGAATTCAAAGCTGTAAAGATCGGAGTCGTATCTCGTGTATTGCGAACATCTGCCGTGGATTGTCTCTTGAATATGCAGCACAATTCACAAACAGCCGCACAACTAAATCAAGTAGTGAAGCAAAATCTCTCGTCCCGGAAACAAATCGACTATCAAGTTGGCGCGCGTCCATATTCTGCATTGTGTGACTATATGGAACGTTGCGAGTATACGTGTCGTCCGTCATTTTCGAATGGACGACCCATACAAGAACAAAACGAATTGTATGGGTTGGGAGATGACAGTGACACGGATGGCGATAGCGACGCAGGCGATGATGAGGGAGGGCGCCGTGGAGGTGACGTTCGCCTGGATACATTTAATGAAAAGTTTATGTCGATGAACTTGGATAAGATTATTCACAAGATCCGAGAGTTATACAAGGATGGATTTTTTTACAAAAAAACGGGACCAAACGGAATTATTTCTCATGTAAACGCAATTCGGCAATATCCAGTCGCACAAATCAATCTTGCATTAACACAAATGGTAAGTGATCCAAATGAATATGTAAATGACAAGTATGGTCGTCTGGGTAGAGTTATTAATGTTGGCGATTACTACATGTTTCAACCGATCGAAATCACCGATAAACGTATTAGTATTCATGAACGAAGTACACCGGTCCCCTATAAACATTCGTCCATAGAATATCCTCTTCCAGGGGAAGTGACAGAAGATTACCTTGGTGTCGGTCTTGGTGCACCAGGTGCTGCGGCACTTGCATCAGCTAGCGCGACAGTAAATTCAAATAAGAAGGTTGTTAGTAAAGTAAAGAAGGCAATTGCGGCGGCGGCAGCGGCGGCACCGGCATCGGAAGATATGGGCGCGGATGATTCATTACCAACCCAATTATCATTATCCGAGAGAAATGCCCCCGAAGCATCATCAGCCGCTGCACCAGATTCCGAATCTGGGTCTGAATCCGGATCAGAAGCCGAACCAGCGAATAAAGTAGATGAACTTATTATTACACTTTCTAATACATTTGAAACATGTAAGACCGTGTACGACAAACCAACGAAAGACCAAGACGAATGGTATTATTATTGTGGGAAAGTAATTGATCAAATCTCTCGAACTGACGAGTTTCAAATTACAAAAGATGAGCTGAACGAGCTCGTTATTGCAAACCTTATCGAGCACTTGTTATTTAACGATAGTATTACACTGGTGAATTATTTGTATCAAAAGAATAATTACTCTATGATGACGACTGCGATGAGCGGCATTGCTGGCGGTGGCGCAGCGGCCGCAATTTCGTCAGTTCAACCACTTACACAATTCGAGAGAATGCTCCTGAATTATTACTCGCAGCAAGTAATCGATCGTCCTTTGGTAGGGAAACGAGCATCGGTTGCTGCTGCTGGCGGAGGTGGCGGTGCAGCTGCATCTGTAGCCAAAGATCAAGGAATGCTTTTGTTTCACGAGAAAAAAGAACCGTCATATGCACTAATAGTATTACGTTATGAAACGAGAGAATGGACGACAGCTGAACCAGAAGATGAACGTGATTTCAAATTACTTTTAGGCGAACTTCAGACAAGGCATATCCAGAATATGAATATGGTAATTGGTTTCGTCTCTTTTTTTAAGAAAGAGTACCTGATATTCAAGGTGAAAGTGATGTCGAAGAAACGCGATAAGGGGGCGCGGTGTGACCAGTCTGGAAAAACAGAAACTATAACAACGATCAATACACTTCTATCACTGAATGCAGCTACATCTGGTGATGAATATAAACTGACGATTGAAAACACGAAATTACGAACACAGCGTGAGTTATGTGTATTTCAAGAGTTTCTTTTGCGTACATTCCATCGTAACCGCGTGAATGGGCGTAAATGGTTCTTTACACCATGTGAAGCAATATTGTGTAATATTGAAAAATTGTATTTGGAGAAATAAAGTATAATGCTATAATAGTTATATGAATATGGCATCCATTTCAAAATACGCAATGCCTGCAAGTACGACAGGAGCGGTCGCCGTGGCTGGAGGAGGAGGAGGAGCAGCCGGCGGCGGTGGCGGAGGAGGAGCTAAACCCAAATTAGGCATTTATACAACAATTCTTCTTACACGAAAGCTACAAGTGCCATTTCGTATCATTGGACAGAATGTAAAGGATACACTGGAACATATTCTCTCGAAAATGGTTGAAGGAAAGTGTATGGCTGAAGGATTCATCCGTCCAGGTAGTGTGAAAATTCTGACGTACTCCAATGGTTATTTATATGGGAAACATGCGATTTTTGATGTCGTCTATGAATGTCTCGCGTGTTCTCTTGTAGAAGGCGTCGTGTTTTCGTGTGTGATTAAGAATATCAGTCTTGCAGGTATTCGCGCCACATTGAATGAACCGAAATCGCCTGTCGTCGTTTTTATTGCGCGAGACCACCATTACGACCGTGCCGATTTTACGCGACTTCAAGAAGAAGAAGAAATCCGTATTCGCGTCATTGGCCAACGGTTCGAGATCGGAGATGAAGCGATTTCAGTGATTGGGGAGTTGGTATAAATAATTATTAAAGTATTGTAGTATAAATATACAAAAGTATACTACAATAAGAATACAATACAATACTATTTCTCGAAATGGATCACGTATTCACATGCCTTCACTGCCAACAACCATTCGTTATTCACGACACCGAATTCAATTGTCGTATATTACGCCATGGCGTATTCAAAGAAACGCTTCAACCTATTCCGCCTCACGCAACAAAGGATGAATGTGATGCATTAGTACGATCTGGAACAATCCATGGATGCGCGGGTCCGCTTCAAATTGTCGAGGCTGCTGCGACGCATGGATACGACGTCGTCATTTGTGACTATATCTAAATAAAATTGATAAAGATATAAACGTAAATGTAGAATTCATATAGCTATCATTCATTCGTTGTAATGGCATCTGCCGCATGTGTGTCATCTTCGTTTGTAAAAAAAACCACGATTCGACCGAAAAGGAAGAAAGAAACCCCCAATCCAGTTCCAGAACCAATATCCGAGAGTGTGGTGGATGTGTCACTGCCACTGGCGGTTGACGTAGCGCCTGCGCAAATCAAAGAACAATATTGCGACGGCAACCTATTTACAGAACAACAGGTGAAGCGAAGATTAACGATTCCATTTTACAGAATTAAGCACGGCGTCGATGTGAAGCAACTTCTGACAAATGAATTAGCAAAACAATTGGAAGGTCGTTGTTCCATCGAAGGCTATATATGTCCAAATTCCATCTCGATTCGATCGCATTCATGCGGAACATTATCAGCGGCGAATATTGTCTTTGATATAGTCGCAGATTGCCTTATATGCTTTCCAAATGAACATAGTGTGATCAAATGTGTTGCACGAACAATCACTCAAGCAGGTATTCGCGCAGGAGCGATGGGATTGATGGCCGGTTGTGTTTCTCCCATTGAAGTTTTCCTGTCACGCGACATGAACATGAAAAACAACGAGCTATTCACTCGGATTGAAGAAAATGATATATTAACTGTTGAAATCATCGGACGCAGGTTTGTACTACACGACACACACGTTACCGTGATTGCGATGTTACTAGACGCTGAATCGCCATAGATGACTGGAAGTGTAGGCGGCGCGCGAAAGGGTATAAAGTTTCATTACGTTTATTTTTTAAATGACGACAATCATGAATCCCGACAATAGTAGCAGTTCATCTACTCAAGTTATCGCAAGTCTTTCTGCAATGAATGAACTACAAAGTATCGCGCAGCAAGTAGAAACAAAGACGAATTATTTGATGTCACTCAAAGACGGTATTGAGAATATGCCAGTGATACATCAGATCGAGATACTGCGTATATTACACAGCAAACAAACCCAGATCAACGAAAATAAAAATGGGGTTTTTGTGAATATTTCCAAAATAAATGATACAACATTACGTGAATTAGAGGATTATATGAAGTATGTGATACAACAAGAGAAACAATTAAACGAAATCGAAGAGCAGAAGCAATATCTATCTAAGGAATATTTTGAGAATAAGACGCATAAAGATAATTAGATATGATATATAACAGATTGTGTTGATTCAATGACGTCATCACACGTGATTCCGTGTCTATATAATTCTTTTTCATTTACACCCGATAATTTGAATGATATGATGGTGTATTATGATCTACATTCGTTTAAAGATCGTAATAAACCGATTCAAAATAATATGGCGGAGGAGGTGCTTATGTCGCCACCGACGAAAATGCAGACGCAGACACGCACGCACACGATTCCGCCAGTAGATGTTTCGGATACAGAATCAACTGATTCAGAACTGTCCGAGTCGGACACTGAGTCTGAATCCGAGTCAGTGTCCGAGTCATCGGAGGCGCCGGAATGTAAACCACCGATTCAAGATTTTCATCCAGATAGAATGGCAGCATTCACAGTATCACCTTCCGGCCCTGCATCAGATTCCCTTCTTTGGATCGCGTATATTTTCACGTATGGATTAGAAAAGTTTGAAACGATAGAAAATCATTATACAGAATCGAATACCTTCAAATTCAATCTAGTTGAAATGATTCGTAAACACAAACCGATATTGAAGGCGAATAAAATCAAACTAACTGGAATCGAAGAAAGTCTCGTCCATAAGCCATTTATTAATTTGGAAACATTACAGGCAATCGTCTTGTGTAAGAATATCTCATTGTGTATTGTTCAAGAAAGAAAATACTACGAAATTCAGAATGGCGGCGCCGGCGGCGGCGACACTAACGGAGGTTATATCATTGAAAAAATAAAAGGAAAATACGTATTATATGCCTGTCCTGAAAAGATGAAATCAGAGTATTTGGAGTATATTCGCTCGAATTATTGGTTAATGGAGAGTATATCCGCTCCGATTCGCCCAATGTCAGCATATAAACTACAAGACCTCGTTGATATTTCGATGAAGTTGGGGTTGCCAGTTGCCAATATTATACCAGGTAAGTTTGGTTCAATGGGTACAGAAAAACGTAAGACGAAACCCGAATTGTACGAAGCAATCTGTAAATGCGTTTAAGTATAAAATTGAAGTATATATATGAATTAATGTATAAATAATATCCGTTTCATATATATACAAATGCCGAGAAACCGTGGTGTGTCATCTTCGGCTGCATCCGCCGCGTCCACCGCGGCCGCGAAACAATCTGAATTTGAAAGAATTGCGTCACATTATTTAGAAGGCATGCTTGATAAAACAGATGGTGTTCCGGAATTGGAAATACGGTTTGGAACTAGAGGAAATGCGCCAACAACAAGAGAAAACTTTGACGGTGTTATTCAAAAATTGTTATCGTCCGGTTTTACGTTTACCAAAAAGAACGGATATTCGTTGAAAATACAGAACGAATTCATTGACCAAAAAACAGGACAGACCAAGCTTTCACTCATTCGCGCAGAGATCCACGGTATTAATGATGTTCAAAATTACTGTAAGACAAATATGCCGGATGAGAAAAATGTACTCTTTACACAGAAAATGTATGCAAGGACGAGTTCGAGAGGATCCGATGAAAGAGAAGGGAGTGCTGGAGGAGGAGGAGGAGGAGGAGGAGGACCTGCCGGAAACGGCGATACAATTCATCCGGTGATATTTGACGACTTCAACTTCAAGGTGAGTTATCAGCGTGAAAAGCGTATCGCCAATACATCCACACTCGCACGTTCGATTTTGAAAACATGGAACGATAATAAGAAGACATTCCGGTACATTAATAGGAGTACATTGAAACATCCCGACTTTCCGTTTCAAATTGATATGAGTGTCGTCAAAGAGTCATTGAAGGATCAAACGGGTTATATTTCAGCATCTACATTTGAAGCTGCGAAGGTTCTTGAAAGCCCGATTCGGTATGAAATGGAAATCGAAGTGATCAATGATCTTGTTGGTCCAGGAACAGCGTTTAATCATCCGAAGCACTTGATGGATAACCTGCGTAAAATGATTAAAATCATGATGTCAGGGATGCAAGGAACAAACTACCCGATTTCAGTATTAGAAATGCGTGGTATACAGCGTAAGTATCACGATTTGATTTATCCGGATGATAGTCGAGAACATGATCGCGATCGCGACAGTGGTGATGAAAGTGATGACAGCCGTGACCGTGACCGTGACCGTGAAGAAAAGAAAGACCGTAAAGACCGCGGTGATGAACAGGAACGAGATCAAGCAAGAGCCAAAGTCATCGAACGTGAACGTGAACGTGACCGAAGAACACCTGCAATCACATTACGTCCAAAGCACTTTATCGGACCGTCTTCATATACATTACAAATGCAGAATGTTCGGCCAATCGATCCTGATTCTAAAGTTCCGAATATTCGTTTGAATTATTCGGTAACAGAGAAGGCCGATGGGCAACGAAAACTATTATTCGTTGCACCCAAAACGGGTCATGTCTACCTGATCGACATGAATATGAATGTTCAATTCACCGGCGCAGTTTCTTTGAATTCGAAGTTGTATAACTCGCTCTTGGATGGAGAACATATCCTTCATAGTAAAAACGGCGAGTTCATTAACTTATTCTTGGCTTTCGATGTTTATTTCGTTCATAAGGCCGATATTCGTTCTCGACTCTTCTTCCCATCCATCGACGAAGATCAAGTTCTCACAAATTTTCGACTACCACTCATGGAAAGTCTTGTCAAGAACCTACAATTGAAGTGTGTGTCGGGGGGCGCAGATTCATTACCTCCGATTCGTATTGAAACGAAGAAATTCGAAATCGCATCACAATCATCCGGGAAAACCATCTTCGATTGCTGTGCAGCTATCTTACGCAAGTGTGATGAACACCAGTTCGAATATCATACCGACGGTCTCATCTTTACTCCAATCGATTTTGGTGTCGGTAGTAATGTACGCAACGATAATACCGTTGCTGGGCCATTATATAAAACAACCTGGGAGTACTCGTTTAAATGGAAACCGGCACATATGAATACAATCGATTTCCTTGTTACCACAAAGAAGGGAGAAGACAATGAAGATCTCGTGAGTAATGTATTCAAGTCTGGGCTGGATATGTCGCGATGTGTGCAAATCCAGCAGTATAAGACACTTGTTTTACGGGTTGGTTATGATGAGAAGAAGCACGGGCATCTGAATCCATGCGTTTCATTGATTGAAGGAGGCGGAGAAAGTGGTGATGGACGCAGAACTGGCAGAGGCAGCGGCAGCGGTAGTGTAGACGAGCCTGCTGCAACAAGCGGTGATACGTACAAACCTGCGCCATTTTACCCGACATATCCTTACGACAATGACGCCCATATTTGTCATATTATGATGCGGCCAGATGAGGCCGGTGTGAATCAAATGATGACGACCGAAAATGATATTATCCAGGATGAGACTATCGTTGAGTTTAGTTATGATGCAGATCAACCGGTGAACTGGCGGTGGTCTCCACTGCGCGTTCGTCATGATAAAACCGCAGAATATCGCGCAGGTGGAAAAAATTACGGAAATGCATATCATGTTGCAAACAATAACTGGCACTCCATCCATAATGCAATCACGCCAGAAATGATATCTACTGGTCAGGGAATACCCGATGAATTAATCAGCGACGATATCTATTACAATCATGCTGAATCTGGTGGCAGTGGCGGCGGCGGCGGTGGCGGTATCGATATTGGTCGCGGGACCAAGGTCCGCACACTTACAAAAGGAATGCGCGATTTCCACAATCTGTATATTAAGCGCAAATTGATTATGAGTGTTGCGCGTCCAGGAAATACGCTTATCGACCTTGCGGTAGGAAAGGGCGGCGATTTACCGAAATGGATTGCAGCGAAGCTCGGATTCGTATTCGGGATTGATTATTCAAAAGACAACCTCGAGCATAAATTCGACGGTGTATGTGCGCGATATTTGGATATCAAGAAAACCAAACGCAATATACCGGAGGCGATCTTCATTCACGGCGACAGCAGTAAGGAGATTCGCGGAGGTCAAGCGGCCATTAGCGAGAGATACCGGCTCATCACACGCGCCATTTTCGGCGAAGGCGCGAAAGATGCGAGTTTGTTAGGTCGTGGCGTATACCCTCATTATGGTCGTGGGGCTGAGGGTTTCGATATCTGCTCTGTTCAGTTTGCAATCCACTACTTCTTTGAAAACATTATGAAACTCCACACATTTCTTCAGAATGTATCGGAATGTACAAAATTAGGCGGTTATTTCATTGGCACATGCTTTGACGGGGCGCGTATATTTCAGGCACTGGCGCGATTAGAAAGCGGCGACGAAATCAGTGTTCTAAGCAGCGGTGGTGTGCGCGGCAGTGACCCACATAAAATCTGGTCTGCTCGTAAGAAATATCATCAGACAGAATTTGAACCAGATAGCAGTAGTATTGGCTATGAGATCGAAGTATATCAAGATACAATCAATAAGGCGACGCGCGAATATCTCGTTAACTTCGACTACTTGACCCAACTGTTGGAAAATTATGGGTTTGATCTCGTATCACCGGAAGAAGCAGCGACGACACTTGTATTTCCAATGCCTGATGGAACTGCAACATTTGACGGGATGTATCACCAAATGGAGTTGGATTGCAAGAAGAAGCGCGAAGAAGGACCCGGACAGGGCACAGCAGGAGCAGCAGACACAGATGAGGGATGGTCTCGACAGTGTCGCCAAGAATACGGGTCCGCATTATACATGACACCAGAGGAAAAACAGATCTCATTCTATAACCGGTATTTTATCTTCCGAAAGAATCGTAACATCAATGCAAAGCAACTAAAGAGTAGTTTCTTGAGTTATGCTGGATTGCAAGAAGAACAGGACCGCGCTGCGGCGGGGGGCGAAGATGAAGGTACTGCATCCGTCGCACTTGAAAGGATTGCAAAAGCATCACGCCCCATCGATGTTGCGTCAAAGCCGGCAATTGCTGCGCATATTCTTGAACAACGAAAGACTGAAAAACAGTTGGCAGAACTGAGTGGTGAGTCTGCGGGTGGAGTGGCGGCGGCATCATCTGCGAAGGCTTCGGCTTCGACTATGAAGATCAAGCCAAAACCGAAAAAGGCAAGCGGCGCAGCAAGCACTGCAAAAGTATCCGCTGCGGCGGCGGCTCAAGAGGTAGATGAAGAAGCTCCCTCTGCACCAATTGAACAGATCGAAAAAAAGATACAAAAACGAACAAAGAAGGCGAAACAAGCGGCGTCAGGAGACGACGCGAGTGGAGAAGCCGGAGCTGCTGCTGCCCCCGCGGCCAAACCAAAGCGTCAAACAAAGAAAAAAAATGACTTATAAACATTTCCATAAGAAATATACCTGATAATACATGTTTAAAAAATCCCCGAAGAATTGCTTTAAACCTGTATTACATCATACAAGCGGTTCTATCACAAGTGCTACAATGCCAGAAAATGAGAAACACATCAACGGGCCGTTTCTGTCTTATTATAACCATTTTTTATTGCCGCAAGTCGCAATTGTACATTCTAGCGATGGCGAATATGTACCACTTCCAGTTCAAATGAACCATGAACCGGCATCGGCATCGGCATCGGCATCGGCATCGGCATCTGAAGACGATGACTCAAATGAGCGAGTCTATGTATCATCGTCCGTATATTCGCATTTATGCGACATCAAAGAGCAAATCGAGAAATACCAAGATGCATGGGATAATATCAAAAAATTCACAAATCCATATGAATACATTCACACGAATATATCCGGAAATAAAACAAATATAAGCAAACTGCGACCATTATCGCGATCTTTTTATAAAATGATCGAAATCATCAAAAATAATAATATTTTGTCTCAGTTCGCTCAAACTGTAGTGTCAAAACCGGATAATAAGATGGCGATTAATACATTTCATCTTGCAGAAGGACCTGGTGGATTTATTGAAGCAATTTCTTACTTGCGAGGACTGGAATACCTTCGTGTAGCCAAAGATGATGCTGGCACTGTACATTCTAGTACCGATTCGAGTATTGCATCTACTGGCACCACACCACCCATTCAAATTCTCAAACGAAATACGGAGTTACACGATGAAGTAATGAAAGATCTTGAACACTTGAAAGTATCACGTCGTATCTTTGAAACTCAAAAGGCACTTCATGAAAGCAGTGGTGGCAGTGGTACGCAAATTGCGTATGGAAATGATCGATATTATGGAATGACGCTTATTAATGATGACCCAATCTGTCCTGGGTGGAAAAAAACACGGGCCTTTCTCGAAAACCATCCAAACATAATTATTGAAACGGGGTCAGATAAAACCGGGAATCTGATATCATTCGATAATTTCATTCACTGTGCAACAAAATACCGGAATAAGATGGAAATTATTACTGCAGATGGCGGGTTTGATTTTTCGGTGGATTTTAATAACCAAGAAACGATGGCAACCCAGCTTATATTATGTGAAGTATTCTATGCACTTGCAATGCAAAAACAAGGCGGGACTTTTATTTTGAAGATATTTGACGTATTTCATAAAGCCACGGTAGATATATTGTATCTCTTATGTTATTACTACAATAACGTATCTATCATGAAACCTCATACGAGCCGAATTGCAAACTCTGAGAAGTACATTGTGTGTCAAGGATTTAAAATTTCTAACTCTGCAAAAATAATAGAACAGGTTTCAGAGTTATTTTCGAGCCTATGTTCCGACGAACGGATTTCGTCAATATTGCCGCAAGATCACGATCTATATTTCTTGAATAAGATTGAAGAGATGAATGCGATGGTTAGTTTTCAACAGATCGAAAATATAACATCCACACTATCCATCATCACAAATCATCGTAACGCAGAGAAATTGGACCAATATAAGAAAGCCAACGTGAATAAATGTATTGCCTGGTGCGAGTATTATGAAATACCGTATCATATTCATCATGCGACAATTCAATCTACGAATATTTTTCTTCATAGAACGACAAACATGCAGTCGGCTTTATCACTTGCACCGGGTGCGACCGGATCACAAGGGGCAACCACTGCTTCGGTGTCGGTGTCGGTGTCGTTGACAGCGCCCTAAAACAGTCTAAATATATATCAGAATGTATGGTAATATACAAACTATGCAGAGTACACTACAATTTATCGCCGGTCAAATGAAGAAACCAAGAGAGCGGTTTGAAACGATATTGGAACCCCTTCAAGCATTGCTTCAAATCGGATTTCTCGCATTTTATCCGATTGGGAGTAAATTAGCAATTCATAATAATATTTTGACGATTCAAGCGCCAGGGTATACACAAAATGTGCGCAGGTGGTACAATAACGACAAGAAGGAGGATGTTTTTTATTTATACAATGTGTTTTCACGATTCAACAAATTCTATAAGACGGTACTTGCGGGTGGTGGTGGCAGCGGCGGCGGCGGTGGAGAAAACGCGGCGTTGTTTACACTATTGAATGAGTTGGCAAAAACAGGTATCAATAACCTCACGCGAACCTATAACCAGACTGATAAAATCCATATCCTGCATACACTTCAGATGTATAAGGGGATGCTCGATAATCCAGAGTTGGTGCGACGGTTGGCTAGAACGGATGATGGTGGTGGTGGTGGCAGCGCAGCGGTTGCCTCGATCGAAGATGAAAATAATGACGCAGATAACAATGATTTACCGCGCCAATTTCCATTAAAAATACGAAATCCATCGCAGTCACCGCCTTTGCGTCCGATGAATCCGGGCACCGCTGGTACCAGCGCGAATGTTCCGATTGACAGTCTTGTTGACACGAATGTTGACCTTATATTTGTAAAAATAACCGATTTGTATTCCCAGGAAGATTATACGATTATTTATCATACACTTCTGAAAATTCAGAACGATACACAGTATTATATGAATTACGTTGAAGGACTGAATAAAATTCTGGAACCGGTGAATATTCGCATCAAAAAATGGATTGATGACAATATTGTATTTTAGTGCTGGTGGATCTAGTCCATCTCCAGCTTCACCCAACATGGAATATAAGGCGCATTCGATAATTCGCCTTTTATTTTACGAGAGAATTCCGGGAACGCGATCTTGATTTTCGCGTCTTCGCCCGTCCTTACAAACTGACTAAGTTGCTTGTATAACTCGCGGATCGCCGGATAAGAAACGTTCATTTGAAGTTCGGTGAGTTTGTCAATGATCGGACGAATCTGATCGCGACGTTGTTCAATCGTGCGTTCTGTTGCGATAGGGACAACGGTCGTCGATGCGGCCGCTGCCTGTTTCTTTTTCATATTCTTTTTCCAGTGCTTTCCTTTGCCGTAACGCGAATTATCATCAGAGGGCGTTTGACCCTCAACGACGCTAGCTACGTTCGATGATGAACCAGTGAGGTCAGCATGGTCTGCGTCGGCGGATGCCTGTATATGTATATCTTGTATATCTTCTGGAATTAGTATTACTTCTTGGCGTAATTTGTCTTCAAACGACATGATGCCTGTTGTGGTCGTGGTGGTGGACGTTGTGCTGGTAGTGGTAGTCGTGGTCTCAGTAGAATTCATAGCAAGCGGATCTTCAATTACAACACCGCTTAGATCCATAGACATCGTTGTTCCCATTTATTACAATAAGATACAATAAACCAGGAGTTTTATACCTATTTTATTGTCATAAATACCGCCTAAAACACTACATCAAAATCGTCATTATACATTTTATCGCCTTTTTTGATTTCGACCACATCACGAAAGGTCTTACTTCTCATCAGTGGTACATTTGTTCGTATTTTCATATTCAAATGGGGGTTTGTGAGCACTTGAACGAGAATTTCACGCCGATTTGCATATTGTCTGCTTTGAATCGCGTAGTATGTATAGAAGTTATTGAATGACATCATGCGAAGATGATCATTTGTGGTCGATCCGATATCGTTGTTTTCGTGATCATGAATACGATTCAATGCATCTTCGCATACCGCAAGACCAGTTACATCCGCCAAATTTTCAGGTAACGAGAGATTTCCATCAATGACAAACCCGTCTTTTTTGGATACTGTCTCATATTGTTTACGAATCGCCGCAATTTTGCGTTCATATGTCGAGATATCATCACGACTCCACCAATTTTTGATAATGCCGCGATGATTGTATACACGCGATGATACATGGAGTGCATGAGATATTTCGTGTCCAAATGTAAACCCGACGGATGCAAGATCGTATTCATAACCACGTCCAAACTGTACATTCAAGCTGTGCATATATGCTGTCGGAATGTAGATACTGTTTGAATTTGGCGTATAATATGCATTCACTACGTATGACTGGTATCCTACAAGTTTCATCGCCCCCCAATTCATAAGATCAAGGTCATTCGGTGTTAATTTACCATTGGACAATGTATGATGTTTCGCAAGATACAATGTACGTTGGTGGCTTCGTTTCTTAAGATTACCCCACGCGTCTTTCGGATCATATTCAATGTTTGTAGGATCCGGTGCCGAGAGATTTGCCTCGCCAATTTTTAGATCTAATGTATTCAGCTTCTTAAGCGCCCCCTTCTTCGTATATGCCGACATCCATGTATTCTTTTGAATACGTTCTTTATAGCAATCCAATATCGTATTTCCAATCTCTCGAACTTTCGTTATCATTTCTTCATTTTTGAACCGACGCGTGAATTCTTCTGTCATTGTCTTCGGAAATGTATACGCGAGTCCGAGAATTGGGAAATATTCTCTCGGAAAGTGGGTATCCTTTCCACGAATAAGCGTATCATTGAAGTCGAGGTAAATATCACGCCACTTGTCATGAAAGCAGATGAGTTGGCGCATGTAGATAAAGTACCAGTAACTTTTCCATTTATCCGACGCCCATTCCTTTTTAAGACAGGTCATCACCGATTTCAGGTATCCAACCTGAAACGCAATAAAATAGGAGGGTGCAGACACAGATCCATTATTTGTAGGATACCCGATCCATTTTGCAAGCTCCGACCAGTCAATATCTGTGAGTTGTATTGCATCTTGTGTAAGAACACGTGTTGCGCCGCGGATGTTATGCCGATAATGTGGTGTTTTAAGTCGTTCATTTATATCGGCGGCAGCGGCCGCACCACCATCACCACAATCACAATGTCGGTGTTTATCCTCTTTATGTTTCTTTGATTCCGAGAGATGCGGAGGTTTATCCGGATGTTTTGCTGTTTGATAAATATGCGCATAATTTTCGTCGAATCGCGCGTCTGTATTCGTCATATGATTCATAAGAAGACATTCGGTATCATAAACATCCTGTGCTTTAATATTATGTGTTTTTTCGTAATCACGGCCTAGACATTTTGTAAAAACATCATCAATAAACTTCATAAATGCAATTGTAATACGATGCTTGTATTTGATATATTCGATTGTATTGGTTTCTGGGCCATCATGATTGGATGTATTCATATCATTCTCTCCCTGTTTTTTCCCACGGCCGCCGATTTGTTCTTCGCGAACCACAGTTGTATTACTTACATTGACCCGAACACCGCGCATTTGTTTCTCGATAATAGAATCATTCAAATAAAAACGGTAATCGTATAAAGAAAGGGACGGGCCGCATATATGGGCCGATAGTTTGTCAGGTATATATTCATCCGGATATATATTCCATACGATCGGAAGTGCCCAACTCACCATTTCATATTGATTCATGATTCCGAGAAACTTATGTAGATTATTTTCTTGGACGAGTTCTTTGTATAATTTACAAAAATCGGAAACATGACCAAGGATCGGGTCCGGATTTAGGTTATGAAATGACGTCATTACATTTTTCATTTGACGTGCTGCTGCTGATTTATTCCGTGTGTATTCACGGACCATTGTGAGTACATTTTTGTACATTTCATCCTGTATAAGTTTGAAATTGTCTAAAGGCCGAATATACTTTAATTCTCTCGGTAGTGTCTTCGGGACTTCATTCAACCATTTCCGATTTGCCCATAAATAGAAATTATCGACACGGAGTGATGTGTCGGCGTGGTGTTTTGGTTTTCGAGACTTTCGATGATGATAATGTCGGCGTTTGCGTGTTTTGATATGATGCACCATGAAATGACTCTTCACGAATGTATAATAGGTTATATATTCGTGAGAAATTAAGGGATGGGATGGGATGGGATGGGATGGGATGGGATGGTGGCTCCGCTAGCACTTCAAATGAGGTCGTTTGACCGCTCTATTATACAAGTTACAATCAGGTTTGAAAATTTTGCTCTTGATGAAGTAAGGAGCGCCCATAGAATCTCCGTGATATTGGCCGGCATTTCCAGCAGCGACACCAAATGCAGTCTTAAATGATGCACCATTCTTGGTTATAGTATCCAGCTTCAATCTCTCGAGACGTGTTCCTGCAGAGACTGCACCTTGAACACCGTATTTCACATTGTTCGGTTTATGAATCACTGTTGTCCGGCATTTGGCGCGATCGGCCGCATCTGGGTAAATTCTCTCGGCGTTTCCACAATTTGTCGAATAATAGACCTGAGAACCTGTTTTAGAATCACTCGGGTTGGCTGGTGTTCCATCTGCAAGAACATACTGGTTGGCGGTTCCGGACATTTTTGAGAATGTCTGTTGCTGTTGATAGGTCCGGCATCTTGCTTGAAGATATGAGGATGTATTAGTATGATATGCCCGACTTACGTTCGTGTTCCCGCTTCGCACGATCCTTTTCTTCGAGTTGAACGAGAGATTTTTCGTTTCATAGATACCCGTATTGATTTGGTAAGACCCTGGTTGACCTGGAACGCCTATTTGTTTATAACCGGGATTCTGTACAATTTCATCTGGTCTACATTCGCGCAAGAAAGGACGTGGTATATCCTCGACGACGTAATTCTGCTTTGATGCTAGACCTGCATCACATCCACACGAAGTTCCTCTAAAGACAATACCACCAGGCCGATCGATGAAACCAATGGTAGGACGTGATTTATTCGACGATGTCGGCATTAAGCTTTTACGCCAATGTTTGATCGGACGTGGTTTGAACCTAGAATTTTTGATAACATTTTTGGTTTCAGGGAAACTACAGCATTTGGTGTCTCTTCCATAATCATTCAATGGATTTCCTTCTGAGGATGGACCATTCTCCGCCGGGCGAGAATTACCAGGGAATACACTTCGTGTAGTAGATTCTTTTGTTGAACGGATTGCAATCCTCATTGTTCTAAAATTAAGAGGCCATGAAACAAATTGTTTACTCATTGATTGTTTTATATGTATCTATACATAACATATACAAATAATTATCGTATAGATAATTTATAAGAGATATATCATGTTCGAATACGTTGAATTTTATACAAAGAATCTCTCGAACTTCACAATTTTATTATTGATTGGCGCAGTGATCGCAATATTGGACATTACATTTCGAAATGTTGTAAAGGGTGTTTATCTAAATGTGAAAGATAATATACAAAAACGACACGGAATAAGTATTGGCGGATATGCGGAGCTTGAGGGGATGCAAAATAAGAGTAGTAGTGATAATGGGTGTCCGCAAAGTTGTAGTTCAGTAGAAGCACTTCAATCAAAGTTATCTGGTTTAATTGAAAATGCAGCCAAACTTCAAAAGGATATTCAAAATAACAATGAAACAATTAAGAAACAACAAAACACAATTGAAAACATGAAAAAAAGCGTTGAAAAGATGACAAAAAAATAAAGAAGAGATCGCGGCGAATAATTGGAATACTATAAAATAGTAGTAAAATGTAAAGACGATGATTTTCCACAGTTTCGTGCACGCTGACGGCGGCGATATTAATGATTCATTATTTAGGTCAACTGTTGTACAATTTGTAAATGATACAGATACACACCCAATCGTAAAATATCAGGCATTTATCGTTGCATTTATATTGATTGTATCGGGTCTTTTGATATTATTATTATTCAATGGCGAGAGAATATTTGGGCATTCTTATTGGAAACATTTGTTCATTCCAGCTTCTCCCAAAAATGATGAAAACATGTCGGATGCAGAAATATTTCGTAAAGCAATTGAAGGAATGACGTCGTCAGAAACAACAAACGACGGTAATGATACCGGTGCAGACAGCCAGGCCGCACAAAAGAGTAAAAAGTCGGCATGTGGAACCGATTGTGGTAAATATATTGATTTAAAACGTAAAATAGATGACTTGGCTAAATACGTTGATGCAGTAAATGATCAAAATGCACAAATCAAACAAACCGACGAGAAAATAAAGGAATTAGGAAAAAAAATAGAAGACGTTAACAAATCGCTATCACCTGGTGGGCAATTGAACATACAAATTTAACATCGATCAACATATAATAACTATTATTTAATCTCACCAATAATTAGTATTGTCGAGATTCTATAAAATATAACAATAGATCAATGTCGTCATTATTAGGTCCGTCATATGACTATTGGAAAAGTATCAAACAACCATCCGAGATGGGAATGTCTCCGGGATTTTCTCTAGGTGCATTGGCTACAAATGTAGACGGCCTTCTTTCATATGTTGAAGTTCTTATTTCAGGAAGTGGTAATGCAAGTGTTACAGGAAAACCTCTTGGAAATAAATTCTTCTTGAAAACATCGGGTCAATGTAGCGAGACAACTGCTGAAAAATGGAAGAAAGAACGGGATGAAGATGCAGCGTGGGAGAAAGAATACGAAGAAGTTGATAATAAGGAAGGCGCGAAACAAATCACCGCAGATCAAGCGACAAAATTAAAAAATGCACTGAATGAACAAAAGAAACAGCGCGACGAAAAACGAGCAGGAGATAAACAAAAAGTACAGCGTTGGATTTATGTCAATAATATTCCCGATGGAACAATTCCATTTATGGCAAGTGGATCGGATGGGCGTACATTTGACGATCTTCGTGGTTTAATTCCTGGTGCGCTTGGAAATTTAGGTGCACTGAACCCCGTTCAATTATTCAAGGGTTTTACCGCTGGAACGTATCCAGATTGCGCGGAAGTTACGTTGACAACTGTTAATAATGATAATGTACGTAGTAGTGAGCGACGTCATATCGCGCTTGTTGAAATGGTAGAAATGAATCCGTGTTGGTTTCCAGGCGGATTAAATCCTGCTTCCGGAAAAAGGTGTCCAAAAGCAAACCGCGATGGATTTAATGATATGGGAAATTTAGCAGGTTCCTCTGGTATTGCATATCAAATGTCACATCGTAGTCCTTTAAGTTACAATATGTCCGCATCGAAATCATCGCCGATGACAGGGTTGGTATACGATAAGTTTGAACGTAATCGTACTACAAATTCAAAAGAAAAAGACGACGACACTATGAACGCGAAAGAAATTATCGAAAGACACAATAATAATGTTAGTTCATTTTATAACGCCCCGATGCAAGCCGAAGACCTAAATGAACCGTCGTCATTGTATGATGAAATGATTGAAAAATTATCGGAATTAATGTCACCCAATACAAATGCAAATGGTGAAGGAACTGCTGAAGATCTATCTGATCTCCGCGGGGATTCATTATCTCAAGTGTATTATTATAGCTTAACGGCAATTCTCTTGTATTTGTTATATCGTTTGCTGTATTCCAGAAAGAAATAAGCATATGAAGCCACGGGTCGTGTTACTCGTGATTTCATATATCAAATGAACGCAAATATCTATTTATTTCTTACGTAGTGTCTGGTGACGGTTTCGTCGTTTATGATGACGATGCGTCTTATTTTTCTTCATCCCTTGGATGTAATGATTCTTTCCACCGCTAAATAACTCTGTTCCTGTTGCAGGCGGTGCTCCGGTTGCTGCCGGTGCCGGTGCTCCTTCATTTGGTACTTCAGATGACGCAGCTTGATCATCAGGAACCACTGGAGTTGATCCTTCAACGGTTCCTGACGGCTCCGCTTGTTCTCCAGCCGAAGCTCCAGATAATTCTGGAGGATTAGTATCATTCACAGGAATACTTGTTAGTTCCGAATCAGACCCAAAACCAGATTCAGAATCAGAACTGGATTCATCTAATTCTGGTATAGCTGGTGCTACAGGTTCTGGTGCCGTTGCAGGTGGTGCTCCCGCTGCTCCTTGTTCTGCGACCGCATTTTCTGATGGAAGAGGAAGTGTCGATTCAGGAGGTGTAATCGAACTAGACGCAGCAGCACCCGTAGCCCCTGCAGCAGCAGCATTCATTTCAGTATCAGATTCTGGTTCTGGAACAGGTGCTTCTTCTGCAGGTACTTCTGCAGGTATGGCGCCGTCATCCAATCCTAGCCCGTCAACCGGAAACCCATTTTGATCTGCGTGCTTTTTCAAAGAAAGTTTTAACTGTGCAACTGATCCTTCTATTGCGAAAAAGGATGCAATTATTTTTGAAAACTCGCTATTGTCTTTCTTTCCACAAGGTTCATCCTTCTTTTCAGCCTTTAATTGTCTATTTTTTTCTTTTAATTTTTCGTATTTATCACGTAAAGCTTGTATTTCTCGTGTAAATTCTGCATCATCGTCATCGTCGTCTTCGCTACTACTCGATTCACTCACATTATCGTCACTGCCACTTTCGTCAGTGACACTCTCGTCACTCGCACTTGCAGTTTCTTCACTATCGCTTGATTCATCCGCCTTTCCTTCTTCGGCTGCAGGCTTATCACCTTCTGAACCAGTTACGCCAAAAAAACCCTTTAATTTACTCATTGCGGAATCACCTTCCGCCTTTGAATCAGCGGGTGCAGAACTTGGCGCAGGGGCAAGAGCGGGAATAGCGGCGGTTGCAGTAGCCGCGGCACTCGCTGCAGCATCAGTAAGTGACGGTGTAGCTTCGGGAGCAGGAGCAGCAGCAGGAGCAGCAGCAGCAGCATCAGACACCGCAGTCGCCGCAGCAGCATCGTCAGCTGGTTCTTCTTCCTTTTCATCGCCAGATGATCCAGAGTCTTCACTCGAAGAACCACTTTCATCATTTGAGGTTTTATCGCCTAAAACCGTATTTTTTAGACTAGCAAAGAATCCTTTATCGTCTTCTTTTGGTGCCACGGTCGCAGCCGTTCCGGTGGCTCCGGTAGATCCTGTAGGAGGCGCAGCAGGTGTTTCGGTATCAGATGGTTCATCCGGGCCAAAAATCCCACCGCCTTTCTGTTTGGATTTCGCATATTGATTTGTAACACGAGAAATACTGGGCATATTACTGCTAAATTGTATTCTATTCTATTATAATATAGCAATTTTATAATATTTGTATAACGATTATAATGGCACTCCAAGGTAGAGTGCTATTATAAATAAGACAGATCTCAGTATCAGTATCTACTTAAAACTTGATGCGCTTGTGGAGCTCAAGAGCAACGAGACCACCTGCAACCTGGGCGAGGATGTAGGGAAGAGCATCGGACATGGGGATCTTTCCAGCAGCCGCCATCATAACAGTAACTGCAGAGTTAAAGTGTCCACCGGAGATGTGGCCTCCGAGCATGATCGCAACAGCTAAAGCTGCACCGATAGCGATGGCGTTACCGGTAGCGATAATTACATAAAGGAAAAAGACAGTTCCGAGGAACTCGACTAAATACTTGTTCAACATTACAAAAAATTGCGCGTTATACAATAATTTAATAAAAAAAGATTTATGCTAAATGGGATAAATCCATCTAGGAAATATGAAGAGTTTTATTACCGCCCAGAAAGAAATGAATGATTTGCGCCTTTTTTTGCAGGCGCGACGCATCCACCCGAACGACAACGACGAAGTGCGTCTTTTTGAACTTGAAGAACCGGACTTTTAAATGTCAGTGTATCGCCTAAAGGTGCGCGTGTAGAACTGAATCCGATCGAATGGATACGGCGGGATTGAATATACGACGACGAATCTGTGGAAGCATAGATTTTCGTCTTTTTATTGAGGATCGCGTTATATTTGGTATCATCCGCACCAACTGCTCCAGCAGTGCGTAGATAAGACGCGCGATTCATCGCGAATAACGTGTCGGCCGCAGAAGGACCGAATTGTTCGGGCATATTGATTGTACGTGGATTCGCCATGGGAGTATGCGTATTAGTATATTCTTATATAATATTACGCATCATGTATGTTCATGTTGTATGTGATCGCGGTATTAAATTACCTGCGAATAGCGCGAATGGCAGACTGAGCAGCATTGTTGGCACCGCCGAATCCGGCGTCATTGTAATTGCGATTTATGGCCATCTGCTTACGGAAACGAGTGTAATCCGATCCATCATAAACGAACTTGGTGTTGCAAGTGGCAGAGGGGATACCGGTACCATCGTCGTTAACGTGAACACCACCTGCTAAACCACGCCAACCAGAAGTGATACTCTGTTTTGCGCTTGTAACCTGGTTCGAACCACCGGAAGTATAATACTCACGGGAAAGGTAATCGCCGGCATTGTTCACAACACGAAAAGGGGTGGCGGCAGGGACACGGCCTCCGTAGTTTCGGGCGGCGGAGGGACCGTTCCATGCCTTACGAAGAGTAAAACGCGCAGTCTCTAATTCAGAACTGCCTTTCAGGGTTCCATTTGTAACAGGGCGAGGTGCAATACCCTTTACACCACCTCCTAAAGTAAAATTCATCACCATTTTTGATTGATATGTATATATTATAAGTAATAATTTAAAAAAGTAATTTTACTTATAATCATTATTTTCTAGAAGGAAACCGGTTATCGAGAACACGATTTACACCCCATGAAGTGGCACCGCCAATTATACCTCCAACCGCAGCCCGTCCTACAAAAGCTGCGCCAGCAACAACAATGGGCGCAATCTTTGCGTCCGGTGCAACCATGACAGCTTGCGAAGAAAAATCCATTTTATTCTATATATGATATACAATTATTATTTAATATTTATTATGGTTATTAGGTCATAATCCTCGGCGCCACATTCATCGTCGCGAGTTCCTGAAAGAGCAACTTGCAAGCATACGGGATCTGTACGAGCGCAAAGTCCGCCCGATTCTCACACGTCTTACAGAAGTGAATACTTCGCTCATCATTATACGACGCAATTATCCCGCACTTGCGACATACGTGAACTTCGTATTTATCCGAACAGTCATACATACGCCCCCTGGTGAACCGCGAAGCCCCATGACCCACCATTGCATCACGCTCCATCTCTCCAAATCGTAAGCCACCATCACGACTACGACCTTCCGCGGGCTGGTGCGTGAAGTTCACCATCGGTCCAATCGAACGACTATGCTGTTTGTCGTTGACCATATGTTTCAGGCGCTGGTAAAACACTGGACCAATGAAGATATCCGACTTGATTTGTTCGCCCGTTAGTCCATTATACAGAAGTTCGTTTCCATTCATTTCAAAACCGACCTTAAGTAATTCCTTGCTAATATCCTTAATATCGTACTCACCGAATGATGTTCCATCGCCAAATAATCCTAAATTCACAAGAACCTTCCCAAGCAACGTTTCCTTGAGCTGCCCGATCGTCATACGAGACGGAATGGCATGAGGATTGATGATGATATCCGGGCGAATGCCGTCCTTCGTGAAAGGCATATCGCGCTCTGGAATGATGTTGCCGATCGTACCTTTCTGTCCCATCCTACTACTTACCTTGTCACCAATCACCGGCTTCCTGAATGCGCGAACGCGGACCTTGCAAAAGCAGTATCCTTCACCGTTGCTGTCGATGTAGCTCTTGTCCACATAACACTCTTCCGATGTGTGATAGACACGACTGATGTCCTCGTATTTCACGATTTTTGTCGGGTCATTTCGGTTGTCTTTGATCGGAATCACCTTCCCCATAATGATATCGCGGTTCTCGATGAATGTATTCGCTGGCATCACTCCGCGCTGGTTCAACTTGTCGTAATTCCCGAACTTCATCCCCTTCGTCTTCGATACGTCGGGATGGCAGCGGATTTCTTCGTCACCATTGATCTTCTTGTCCTCGTCCTTCTCTGTATGGTAAATCGTGGCGGAGAACATTCCGCGGTCAATCGCGCCTTGATTCACGAGAACGGAGTCTTCCTGATTGTAGCCAGTATACGACATAATAGCGACAATGAGTGGCGCGCCAGAGGGGATTTCCGCGAGTTGAATCATCTGCATCAGACGCGTATCCACGAGAGGTCGATGCGGGTAGGTGAGAACGTACGCAGTCTTGTCCATACGGCGATGGTAATTCGTGACGTAAATACCGATGGCTTGTTTTCCCATCGCGCATTGATAAGTGTTTCTAGGCGCCTGATTATGCTCTGGGAATGGGATACATGAAGCCAACACCCCGAATATCGTACTCGGATGAATCTCACAGTGTGAATACTTGTAGATATAGGGGGATACCGTGACGGCATTTGATGCGTCTGTTTCATTTCGTAAGAGGTGCTTCGGGCGCATCGCAATCATACTGAATGCCTGTTCATCTGGGTCAATATACTCGATGACTCCATGAGCGTCGTCGCCTGCGTCACTTCCGGTGCTTGCGGTGCTTGCGCACATATGCGTCAATAAGTCATCCCACCCAATCTCATTATCCGCTACCCGTTGAATCATCTCACGCGTAATGTACAAGTCATTCGTTTCCTGGTTCACCAAGAGCAGCGGCCGCATCATTCGCCCAGCATCATTGCAGATCCGGATCTCGGCATTCGGGTAGTCAAACACAACCGATGTGTAAATGTTGATGATTCCGCGCCATTTCTTCAACTTGAACTCCCGATACAACCGCAATGGATCGCGTGTAATTCCGACCCATATTCCGTTGACAAAGACTTTCACCTGACGATACGTGTCCTTGGGTGTGAGCGTTTCAACACGCTCTATGTAGTCATCAATATACGCATGAAGCGATGCTGGGTTACTGTGAATGGTCACGTGACTCAGATAACTAATATTCTTGACAACACCAATACTTCCACCTTCTGGAGTTTCCGCGGGGCAAATGAACCCCCAAGACGTATTGTGTAGTTTACGAGGGGGAACAAGTTTACCACTCTTGTCGATCGGTGTATTGATACGACGGAGATGACTGAGACTTGACGAATACGTCAATCGGTTCAATACTTGCGCAACACCGACCTTATTGCTCGTCATGCTCTTAATACCGAAATCGCCTGTTGAAAGCGCGCGCTTCAGTCCATTTTCGATTGTGGTGGATTTGATGATCTTGTACATATTTGTATCATTGATGATATTCAGGTAGTCTTCCGTAGAACGCCACGACCCCGTATTGATTTCGCGGACAACTTGCTTCGACATGTCTTTCACGAGCTTATTGAAGTAATTCCGGAAGAGGTTGTTCAGAAGTGCGCCAGTAAGGTCGACGCGTTTGTTCAGGTAGGAATCACGGTCATCTTGCTTGTTGATTTCAAAGAATGCGCACAGCAATTTATGCGCCATATATCCAAGGAAGAAGATTCGCTGTTTGTCAGTATTGCAGTGTGGGAATAGATCATTGTGAAGCACTTCATGTGCAAACTCGCGCTTCTTCGCGGCGCCGGTTTCCTTGTCCATATTGATTGGGGTGAAAATCACTTGGGATGTGAAATAACGCACGGCTTCTTCCTGCGTCATAATACCATTTGCATCGATGATCGACGCTTGAAGTGCTTTCAATAGTTTATCGGATATTTCGGCACGTCCGTCCTTGCTTTCTTCTTCAGTCCCAGTGGCGCCAGTGATATTGTATACGATATACTCACATATTTCACGGTCAGATAGAACACCGAGCGCACGAAACACGATGAAGAGAGGAATCGGTTGCTTCATTCTTGGTATTTGAATCACGAGTGGGTGACCGAAACCGTTTTGTTTTGTCGCAACCATCATGTTAATCTGTTTCGGCGAGATACATTTAGAATCAGGAATGGATTTGATTTCTGCCACGTAGAGAAACTTGGTATTGTTTTTGGCAACATTGTAGCAAAGAACCTTGTTTTCAGCGGCGCGTTCTTGTCCTAGCACGGTTTTCTCGCTTCCGTTGATGATGAAATAACCACCAGCGTCATAAGGGCATTCGCCGGTAACATTGTGGTCGAGGTGCTTATGCTGTGACAGTACACAAATACACGACTTCAACATGATTGGCAGTTTTCCGATCTGGATTTTGGGAAATACCTTGTGATGAATCGTGATGTCACCTCCTGCGCTCATGCCTCCACTACTAGCGCCACTGCTGCTGCCACTGCTGCTGCCACCGCTGCCGCGAACAATATATTTCACAGCCATATCAACCGTCATCATTGACGCATATGTAAAGTTGCGAAGTCTGGCTTCTTGAGGGAAGAGGATTTTGGTTGCACCCGTATTTTCGTGGATTTGTGGGCGGGAAAGATACATGTTTGCAAATGAGACCTCGATTTCCAATCGATGGGTATGTGACGCTTTGTCGTAATCTTGATCTGATACGATTCTCACCGGATTAAACATGTCAATTGTTCGTTTCAATTGAACATTCACCATGTCATTATATGATTCGATCTGATGGCGGACAAGTTGGTCAAGATGTTTTCCTTGAAAGTATGAACCGATGATGGTCCATGGTTCTTCAATATAACTCCCGATGCTGTTTTTGGTATTGGGTTTTTGTGTGATATCATCATCACCAATTTTATTTGCATAACGTGGGTTGAGCATTTCGTACGTAGGCGCCGCTACTTCATTGTTGTTATTTGTTTTGATGGAGTCGTCTTTTGGATGATCGGCGTGATGCGTTAGAGGAGGAGGATGGGTCGGTCCCGCAGCAGCGCCAGTATTTGTCTGTTCTTTTGGTTTGCGTACAAGTTTGGGCATCGTTTGGAATAACAAGAATGAAATGAATTGATTTGAATTGAATTGACCCTGATTGTTATATATCGGGGTAAACTATATTGTATTTTCAATTTATTTTTATGTTGTTTTCAATTGATATTCCGTGTCATGAAATGGAATAGAATATAAACCGTATTATTGATATCTTATTAGCCGATACTGACTGATAGTAATATTCATGAGTAATACCAACAAACGTAATCCTTCATCTCCTCCTCCACGAAAAAAACGTCGTTGGTATTACCATCATCCGTCGGAAAATGTAAATCAAAACACCCATAATGCGCCACCGATGCAGCCACCGGTGCAGCCACCGACCCAGCCACCTACTCAGCAATCTCGACAAGAAGCACTCAAAAATTATGAAAAAGAGCGCATTGAAAATCAGAAACAAGTCGCGAAAATGGAACAACAACTTCATAATTATTTTCATACATCAAAAACACCTTACTCGTTTGTTGATGATAACGGGATTTACAAGTTTACACCTACCACCAAACAAGAGAACAGTCATAATACTTCGTCGGCATCGTCAACTACGAGTCAACCAACTTCAGCCGCAAACCCTTTTATGAACATGACATTCACACCATTTGTTCCTGCACAATCATCCTTATTTTCGACACAGCCGTTTATTCCGAATTTATGGACATCAATATTCCCTTTTCAAATTAAACCGGCGGCTCAACCAGAACAACCTGCCGCTAGTGTGCCGGGCTCAACGGCGGTCAAGCCACCTGAGCCAGAATTCATCGAAATTCGTGAAAATATTCAGCATATCGACGATCTCATTGCTCTTTGTGATAAATATCCATTGTCAGATACGAAAAAGTACAATATCAATATGTCCGCGATTCATGCAATTCGCAAACCATTAACTGATTTATCGAACATGATAGGAATGGACACAATCAAAAAGACGATTGTTGATCAGATATTGTATTACTTACAAGAACTTCATCTTCCAGAAACAAAGTCGAATACGGACAAAGGTAGTGATGATCCGACGAAAATCAACAATGCAGAGAAGGAAAATGAAAATAATGACGTCGATGATGATAATGTTCCTTTGAAAGACATACGAGACGGTTTGAAAAGCAAGACGAAACAAGAGAATAAACCAATGATCAATCCTTTTGCAACATCAATCCCTTCCCCTTTTCCAATATTTCAGACATCGGCTGCAGAATTTAAACCGTTGAGCGCGAAATTCCCACCATGGACACCTCCAGGGAGCGGAGTCGATGATTTCGCACTTCCAACCAAAGGTGATTTTATGCATACCGTTATTTATGGACCACCCGGTTCAGGGAAAACCGAAGTGGCGAAAATCATCGGCCGAATTTTCAGTAACCTTGGTATTTTGAACAAGAAAATCTTCAAAAAGGTAAGTCGAAATGATCTAGTTGCAGGGTATTTAGGGCAAACCGCGATTAAAACGAAAGACATGATCAAAGCATCGCTAGGAGGGGTACTCTTTATCGACGAAGCGTATTCGCTTGGAAACTCTGAGAAACGCGACAGTTTTGCGAAAGAGTGTGTAGATACCTTGTGCGAGGCGTTGAGTGAACACAAGCATAATTGGATGGTGATTATTGCTGGATATGAAAAAGAATTGAACGACTGTTTTTTCAGTTTGAATGAAGGATTGAATTCACGATTTACGTGGCGATTCAAATTAGATCCATATAAAGCAAATGAACTGAAATCCATCTACGAAAAGCAGGTGCGCGATTATGGATGGACAATTGCAACAGGATCAAATAAGGGTCAAGAGCTACCTGAATCATGGTTTGCATCGAAAATGGATTATTTTACAACATATGGTCGTGATATGGAAACATTATTTACAAAAACGAAAATAGCACATGGTCGGCGTGTATTCTGCCTTCCTGTTTCTGAAAAAAAGATCATCACGATCGACGATTTAGAAAATGGGTTCAAACTCTTCATTGAGAATCCGGAAGTGAAAGATCGAAAAGAACGAGGTAGCGGACCATATATGAAGACGTTATATTTATGAATATTATATATTCGTAGTATCTTATAAGTTATATATAAGATATTACACTAGTGAATATAATAAATGAGTAGCGATAGAAAAAGTATAACAATTGACTCATCTTCGTTGATTGGTGGCGGAAGTGGAGGAAATTCGAAACGACGTTCAAAACGTACTAGTGGATCTGGTGAGCGTAAAATAAGACCGAGTTCGATTGTCCAGCCAAGCACACTTAAAAAAACATTGCTCGAGAGAATCAAGCAACATCAACGTACGCGCGAGCGATCAAGGATACAGGATGACCGCGAGAGCCAAAAAGGAGGTAATGATAATGCCAGTGATGCAAAAAAGGAAGACGCAGTTCACGCGATGAATAAGGGGGAAGATAATTTCTCTCAGTCAATGGATTTTTTACGGAAACTTGCATTGAAGCGACGCGAACAGCAGCAACATACACAGAAACGGCGCCATACTGATACCGGAATTGGTCTGCCGGAAGCGAAAACCCCAGAGGCTAAAATGTTGAATCAAGTCTCCGAGACATTAAAGCATGGAGAGATACTTACAAATACTGGTTTGTTAGGTTTACCAGTGGTGCCAATGCTTTCTACAACACCGAATGTAATTACTGCATCTCTACCTCAGCCAGAAATACAACTTGGGTCAATGACGATGACAATGCCGTCCATGCCGTCCATGCCGTCGATGCCGTCGATGCATGCGAACTCAGCATCAGAATCCCAACCGGTTATAACAGATCTTGCCGATATGTATAATAATACGATTGCCGCGGTAGATCAAGCACCCCAAGAGACGACAAAAGAAGCCCCCGCAGAACCACCCTTGCATATCCCTCAAAATCCAGAAGACTATTTGCCTTCTATTTTCATAAAAGAAGACCCACCTCATGGATGTCTCAAAAACGGGACAAAACCTACCTTTCGCGAATGGGCGACGAAAATGTTACATAAACCAGTTGACACTATTAAGAATATGTTTGGCGGGGACGGTGGAGGCGATCCGTCGTCGACTACCGGCAATTCATCTTCTTATGACGGCGGAAGTAACCAAACTGGCGGTGATGGTGCCACGCATAGTAACAACGGGTTAAATGGAGGGTCAAGTGGCGTTGATCCATCACAAATTGCCGGTATGCGTGTGAAAATCCGGAAAACAAAGAAGAAACGATTCCGTATTGGAAAACATGACGACGTTGTCGGTGTGTTGTTGAAAAATAAACAGACACAACGGCATATTCAAAGCCAGCACTTGACTTTGAAACAGAAAACAATCGGCGAAATCAGGAAATATTTATATGATCATCATCTACTGAAAATAGGATCAAATGCGCCGCCAGATGTATTGCGCAGAATGTACGAAGACGCTATTTTGACAGGTGAAGTCAAAAATACGAATAAGGATGTACTGTTGCATAACTTTATGTCGGGTGGTGGCGACGAGTAATCCACATCGTTCGATTAGCAATGCGTGCATATATACACAATATTCTCCGGCATCATGTGATCATTCGCACTATTCCCCGGAAACAGCAAGTCTTCCAATGTTCGACCGTGAATATGAAACTTTCGCGCCTTTTTCAAGAGGATTGGAATATCCTTTTGTTGACGTTTTCGTATAAGGTCATCGTAGATATGTTGAATCGCGTATTCGACAAGATGCTCTTCTAAGCGAAGAAACGCCGGATCGCTTCGTCCTACATTACCGATCTCGCATGTATTACTTCTATGATCACCGTTATTAATATTTATTGTATTTCTTTGACTTGGGTTATAGTAATCATTAATCCGAATCGGAATATTGAACTGATAATCCCAGAATGTATCGCATGAAATACGCACATCAAGTGTGATCATGTGTATATTGTTTTTTCGTAACTCGTTCATGTTATGCTGGGATAGTGAATGGAAATATCTGTATAACAATAGATATTAACTACAATATCGTTTTAATATCTATTTCTCTATGTGAACAGTAAAACTACATAAACCTAACCGCAGCATTTATACAGCTAGAACTGTACATTATTCGATGGACATTTGTATTCGTATACCAGGCACGGGCAACTGGTCTTCTTCCGTAATTCATGTAACACCTGCAATTCGAGGTGCATATGCTGAATATAAAGAACGTCCCCATTATTACCGTGAGACGCCATATCTTACTACGGAATATATTGTATACCGCCCAGAGAACGATCCATATTTACCAACATATACTGCCCGTATTGAAGATATTCCCGCACTTAATGACGGTACCGGTATCGGTGATGGAATCAGTGTAGGCCAGCGAAATAATTTGGCAAATAATATTACGATAACACAAGCGGTTCATGAATCCATGGAAAACGCTGGAAAGGCAATCCCCGTTATGGATATGTACGATGTTTCCGTTTTCATTGTTGATAATCCAGGGATGGGCCGCGCAAATTGGTTGCCGGCCCGATCGTATCAAGCATGGGCATACCGCGATTTCGTTTATGATCGTAACCGGTCGATAAAAAAGTCGTATATGTCGCGCGGGACTTTTCATATATCAAATGATGACCATATCCTTACAAATCAGATTGTTACGATACATGTTGACAATATTGCGCCGAATATTGTGTTTAATATTTCGCGTAATGAAAATAATAGTGTATATTTCGAGAGAAATGATGAGTTTCGGACGCGGGTTCGAATCTGTGACAATGAATATGCACGGTCCGGATATCTCGGGTTTTATACACGTCTTACGATGGACCCTGGGATCATTGTTACTCCGCCACCACTGGCGCAACAAAACGGCGGGGGCGCAGGCGCGGGTGCATGGTCACTTCTTTCAATTGCACATCTTCCCAACCCCGAAGAAACGGATGATGAAGAACATCAGTGTATTTTATGTTTTAAATATCGCATCAATGCAAAATTCTCGCCATGCGAGCATCAAGTATGTTGTTCGTCATGTTATTCCAAGATGGAGAAAAATGAGTGCCCGGTGTGTCGTGCAGATATTACGCGGGTGATGAATGTGTAATAAAGCCATCTCTCGAGAGATATATAACCTAGTTCATTAATAAGTCATAGATATTGTCATGGCGCTTATTAAAGAGTATTTTGCACTGACTGAAAAATATACCGCGGAATATGGCGCGAATACAGTCGTGCTCCTTCAAGTCGGCGCTTTTTTCGAAGTATATGGACAAATAGTTACTCCGGCGGATGGCGGCGGAGCTACCGTGACATGCACCGGAAGTCGTATTGATGATTTTTGCTCGATCTGTGAGCTTGCGAAGGCGAATAAAACACCTGGTTTTCTCATGGCTGGATTTCGCGATTACGGACTCGATAAATACTTGAAGAAATTACAGGATGCCGGATATACAGCGGTTGTATACGTCCAGGATGGACTGAAAACTCCGCCCGTACGTGTGCTTCAAGGCATTTATTCACCAGGTACCTACTTTTCCTGTGATATTGCGCCTAGTGGCGGTGGCGGTGGCGGTGGTGGCGCAGCACTGTCGAACAACATCGCCTGTATCTGGATCGAGAAAATCTCTCGAACACTCATTATGGGAATGACAAACATTGATGTTTACACTGGACGCGCAACTATCTTTGAAACAGAGAATAAGGACTCGCATAATCCAACTACATACGATGAAGTCGAGAGATTCATTTCGTCGTATATGCCGTCTGAGGTCATTTTGATATCCAATCTCTCGACGAGAGAAGTCGAGGACATTATTCATTATACGAATATCCAGGCGAAGATGATCCATCGTGTCTCCACGACGACGGGAGCGGGTGTGTCCGTGAAAGCCGAGAGATGCACCAAACAAATCTACCAAATGGAAGTATTGAATACATTTTACCCGGAAGGCCGCGCCAAATCTCTCGAACAATCATTTATGAATTATACAATTGCGACACAATCACTCGTTTATTTGCTGAACTTCATCTACGAACATAATCCGAGTCTGGTTTCTAAGATTCAAGAGCCATTATTTGAAAACATGTCCGAGAGATTGATCCTCGCGAATCATTCACTTCGTCAACTGAATATCATTGATGACGGGAATACCGGTGGCGGTGGCGGTGGCGGTGGTGCAGGAACCGGGCGGCTTAGTTCGGTACTCTCACTTCTTAATCATACCGTTACTCCGATGGGATCGAGAGCATACAAGTACGCGCTATTACATCCGACATTCAATGAAACGCAGCTGGAACAGGACTACGCGATTACCGAGTATATATTGTCCGTGTCCTTGTCTCTCGACACCGGACTTTCATATCAGGCATTTCGAGAGAAACTAGCGTTCATGAAAGATATCGAAAAACTTCACAGACACATTATTTTACGCAAGATTACACCATATCACACCCATTGTATGTTTCATAATCTGCGCCATATTCGCGAATTATATTCTGCGTGTCTGAGAGATTCGACGATCGCGCGGCATCTTTCCGAGAGATGGAACATTCGCGATGACGTTGTAGGAAAAAGCACGCTCCTTCTAGACATGTTTGAGAAGACGCTGAATATGGATCTGTGCCGCGATATTACGGATACTCTCTTTGAAACCAATATCATTCAACGTGGTATATCCGCGGAATTGGATAAACTCACCGATGAATATCAGTATACACAGAAATCTCTCGGCGAGGTACAGCAGCTATTGAATGAGTTGATCTGCGATGGCGTACATCAACTATTAGATGATAATCCACCTATTCATGAAAATAGTAAAGAGAATTATATTAATAGTATGGAGTTTTTTAATAAAAAACATGAAGCAGTCAAATTCCACGAAACCGATAAGATGGGAATTTCGCTTCAGATTACAAAACGCCGTACAAAACTCTTAGAAGACCGGATTAAGAAACTACCAGGCGGTCCTGGAGGAAAAATTATACCCAGAAATATACCGGACAGTGGGGGACGAGTTCTTATGTTCGACACATCCGCGTTGACATTCCCCACCGCATCAGGTAGTAACAATACCATTCATAGTCAGCAGATATACGAATTATGTGCAGCAGTTGTTTCACTGCGTGTGAAAATATCCGATATGGTTTCTATACTGTATTATCAGTTTATCAGCTCGTTACATGAATACTACCATGATTTCGAAAATATGGTGGCGTTTGTGAGCGCAGTGGATATGATACAGAATAGGTGCTATGTCGCGCGGAAATACCGGTATTGTCGGCCAGAGATTGCATCGGCGGAGACGGAGACAGCGTCATTTGTCCGCGCAACCGGGCTTCGTCATTGCCTCATCGAGAGAATCAATGAAGACGAATGTTATGTCACCAATGACGTTGCACTCGACGGAGATGGTATGCTTTTATACGGCACAAATGCAGTCGGGAAAACCAGTCTCATCCGCGCAATCGGTGTCGCCGTGATTATGGCACAGGCCGGGTTTTATGTCCCGGCGTCCGGGTTCGTATACCGCCCTTACCGCGCTATCATGACACGCATTCTCGGCAATGATAATCTATTTAAGGGGCTTTCGACCTTCGTCGTGGAAATGTCGGAACTTCGCGTGATTCTCCGCATGGCGGACCAATGCACGCTCGTTCTCGGCGATGAATTATGCTCTGGAACAGAGATGGACTCCGCAATTAGTATTTTCGTCGCTGGATTACAGCACCTTTACCGCGCCGGCGCGTCATTTATCTTCGCAACCCATCTCCACGAGATCGCCGGTTACAGTGAAATTCGAGAGATGGCCCCACGCCTCCGACTCGCACATATGCGCGTTTTCTACGACAAGTCACGTGACACCTTGGTATACGATAGGAAACTCCAAGAGGGAGCCGGCGAAAGTATGTATGGACTTGAAGTGTGTAAATCACTGCACCTTCCCGATGATTTCTTGGAAAATGCGAACCAGATCCGCGTGAAATATCGCGGGATCAGTACGAAGACACCTACGGCGAGTATTTTAGACGACGCGGTGCAGTCACGGTACAATGCGGCGAAACTGCGGCGGTTATGCGAGATGTGTGAAAAGGCGCGAGGGACCGAAGTGCATCATCTCCAGCATCAAGAGAGCGCGGATGCGGATCATTTCATCGGACATATTCATAAGAACCATCCAGCGAACCTGGCGTCGATCTGCGAAGACTGTCATCGAGAAATTCATACAACGGGGACGGAACATGTCAAGGTGAAAACGGGGAAAGGAGTGCGAATTGTAGCAAAGCGGACTGCATCGAGTGCTGGATTGTAATCCACCTTATTATCTATAGGTAATGTAACTGGATACAATAGACGCTGACAAATAAACAAAAATGGAAAGAGTAACAACTGCATTATCCGCAATTAAAGAAACCGGTGAATCGGGTGCAAATAGTATTGGCGGGTTCTTGTCATCCTCCGCAGAAACCGGCATAACCGCATTTAAAGGGACAAGTTTAGGCGAGTCGTTTTTCAAGAATATTGGCGCGATTATGGTGGTTGTACTGATACTTTTGGGAGGAATCATGTATGTTGATTTAGCTGAAACCGCAAAAAAAGCGGCTTCTGCCGATGCTGAATCATCAAAGGGAAAAGTGCCTGCGAATACGGGTGCAGCAAAGCCACCGAATATTATTCAGAAAAAAGTACACATTGAACCAAATACGGACATGGACCGCGCTCTATCGAATGATGTTCCATGGACTGTACCTGCAATCAGTATGCGAAATGAATTGAAAGAGGCATTCGGAACAGCATATACTGAAGCTGAAATGGAGAAGATACACACCACGTGTAGTGATTCTTTTTGCGTGATGCATCAAAAATCGCCGGAAGAGCTGGAACGTGCGTGTAATTCCATAAGCACAAAACAAATGTGCGGGACGAAATGTTGTTGTGGATGGACGAAATATGGCGGGTTTGAAGGAGATAATGATCCTACGGTACTTATGAATACGGCGGAGGCGAATGCGAAAGCGCCGAATGGAATTTCTGAGAATTCAAAAACACCGGGGAAATGCGTGGCGGGAAATTCGAAGCGTCCCCATGATATTAAGGATGAACATAACCGAGAAAAGGATATCGCGTATTATTACTATTTAGGCGAATGTGTTGGAGGGCGCGGTTGTATGAAAAAAGGGGCGGTTAAGGCATGAAATGAATACAATGAATGGAATAATTATTATATCTGTATTGTATAAAAATGAATCCAAATCAAGGAATACAACAGCAACAGCACAAACAGAGTGGGGGGCATAATCCATTTAAACCATCACCATCCAAATCCCGTTCACCTTCACGTTCACAATCCCATACAAAGCGTCGTTCAGCAGATAAACCCGGATCTAATCACCCATTACAAAACCCGGCGGAACTTCAACGGATAATGTCGCTATTTCAGTAAGTTATTTTAGGAATAAAATACGAGGGAATTTAACCGCGTATTTTATTATATGTGTTTATAGTATAAAATGCCTACTTATAAAAATTCGAAGTCGCAGAAGAGATCGCAGTCGCAGTCGAAGAACGGTGGACGCCGCAAGAAGCGTACATTGAAGAATGTGCGTCGTAAGAAGAGTCGGAAGGTGATGAGGGGGGGAACTCTACTTAGTGAAGCAATCATAGCTGCTGACGCTAAAGATATATTAGACCAATATGGTTTCACCGCATTATCTCCTGTGAGTGTTATTAAAACTAGTGCTAATTATGAGCTTATAAAAAACAGATTATTAAAGAAAAATATTAATATAGAAGACCCGATATACAATTCATAATTTTTCCGATAATAATAATGAACAAACATAAAAATTGATATATAAAAACAATATGTATTCATATATCAATAACCCCACCACCACCGCTACTCCGTTACACTCCGTATGATCATCCCCGTCAAATGCTTCACTTGCGGCAAGGTTCTCGCCGACAAATACCGATTCTATTTAGCCGAAGTGCGTAAAATCAAGCTTTCCCGGGATCTCGACGTCGACAAGGTTATCTACCTCACCGCGGAATATATCGACAAAACGCCGGAAGGCGAGGTCATGGATGCGCTCAAACTGACGAAGATGTGTTGCCGCCGTCATATGTTGACGCATGTAGATATTGTTTAAACGAGATAGATATTGTTTAATCAGGGTAGCTCGATGCCCCCGATCCCGACCTATTATTTTTCTATCGTTAGTATAATAATAAGTAATGGCATCGAAAAAGCATTATAAACGTAGATCGTCCTCGTCGAAGAACTGCAAGGGCGGACGCAAGTCTAGTAAACGCGCACGTACCGAAAAGAAACGCAAAACGCACAAGTGGCACCAGAAAGGATGCCAGTCGGGCGGCAGTAGTGTTGTCGGTGGAGGTTCCGCATGGCAAGCTAGCAATGTTCAGCATCAAACCGGCGGCAGCGGCGGCGACGGCAGCGGCATCCCCAACGGCAACCATTATGCATTAAATACTGCTATTTCCGCACGAGCTCAAAGCAGTAATCATCTTGTAGAAAAAGGTATGTTTGGCGGACGCCGCAGTCGTCGTCGTCAAGGTCGTAAAGGCGATAAACGCGCACGCAAACACCGACATTTTATCGGCGAACAGCGTGGCGGAATGGCTGATTATTTACCAGAACTTGCGAATGCGGAAGTTCGCGGTATCACTGAGATTCCGTCAAGTATGATGAACGCATTACAAGGATCATCTACTGCGTTCAAAACATCAGACCCGACAGTTCAGCCCATCGGTCAGCCGATTCAGTTATCATAATATTATTTTATAAAATATCAGTATCAGTATATACAAGAGTCATTCTATGCCAAACATTATTTCAAATGTGCGAGACCTTTGTTCTCCTGCACTTATTTATCTAGTCGTAGCTATTATTTTGTTGATTGAGTCTCTTATTTATAACGAAGATCGTTCGACAATCAATGATCAGAATAAAAAGAACAATATGCACATTATGAATATCATCCTTGGAATTGTTATTATTACATTCATGACATTCTTAATGAACAAATTATGCGCAAGCGGGTACAATAAACTCGCATGGACGATTTTAGTATTGTATATTTTTATTTACGGATTTAACGGTAGTATCGGATTTTCACTTGCGGTATAATTTTACTATTTTAGACACGTGCTGTCGAATTATTGTATTGTATAATTATATACATCCACCCCCAACCCGAACCCCTTTTTATGGACGGCATCGTGAACAAAGTGCAGTCATTATGCACACCTGCACTTGTATTTTTCGTGATCTCAATATTGTCCTTATTTATCATGATTTTTGACAATCTCGAGAATACGCATAGTTTTTGTTTCGGAAATGTCAGTTGTAATGTCGCAAATACATCTATGATTTTCATGATCGAGATCGTATTCCTTGTTTTCTGGACATGGTTATTGAATTTCATATGCTCACGCGGGTACCCGAATGTTGCATGGTTTATCTTATTATTCCCGTATATTTTGCTGTTCGTCGTTATTCTTATGGTCGCAAGCGAAATCCGTAACACTGAAAAAATAAACAGAGACAGTGTACCGGTTACAGTAATTGCCCCTAATAATGATGCGTATAGTGGGATGACAATGCGGTTTTAGGACATAAACATTAATTATTATCAATTTGTAGGTATATAATAGTAACAGTATATACGTACAATGGATTCTGACCCAGAGTTGCCATGGAAGGTCATCCAACGTTTATTTGAAGATGACCCGCAGATGTTGGTTCGTCATCATATCGATTCGTATAATGACTTTTTCGGAAAGGGGATATTCAAGATATTCCGCGAGAGAAATCCTATTATTCTTCAAAAAGAACAGGACCCGGATACACAGGAGTTCAATCTCCGCTGTGAATTGTATTTAGGTGGAAAGAATGGCGACAAAGTCTATTTCGGAAAACCGATCATTTACGACGATGATCGTGAGCATTATATGTTTCCAAATGAGGCGAGGTTGCGCAATATGACGTACGGAACAACAATTCATTACGACGTAGATGTCGTATTTAAAATCGCGGTTCCGGATGGAGGGGAAGGCGGGGGCGGCAGACGCATTGAAGTTACAACTGCCACACTCGAGAGAATTCTTCTAGGCCGGTTTCCCATCATGATTCAATCGAATCACTGCATTCTTCACGGTCTCGAACCGAAAGCCCGCTTTTATATGGGAGAGTGCAAGAACGACTATGGCGGGTATTTTATTATTGACGGTAAAGAGAAAACGATCATTTCTCAAGAGAAATTCGCGGACAATATGCTTTATATTCGCGCAAATAACGAGGACAATATGTACACACACGCTGCCGATATTCGCACGGTGAGCGAGGATGCATCCAAGCCAGAGCGTACTCTATCAGTGCGAATCGTCGCACCCACAACGCTTCTAAGTAACAAGCAATTCGTCGTGAATATTCCGAACGTTCGTTCACCCGTACCTCTATTTATTGTGATGCGCGCACTTGGGGTTCTCTCAGATCGCGATATTCTCGAATTCTGTCTCCTCGATCTAGATGAGCATGCTGAACTCCTCGATCATTTCATCCCCTCCATTCACGATGCGAACAAAATCTTCACACAAGAAGGCGCGATTAAATTCATCGCCACCCTCACGAAATCCAAGACGATTCCGCAAGTCCACGATATTCTCATGAATTACTTCCTCCCCCAGGTGGGCGAGACGAATTATATCCAGAAGGCGTATTTCCTCGGGAATATGGTCTATAAATTATTGCGCGTATCTCTCAAAATCGACCAACCGACCGACCGTGACAGTTTCAAATTCAAGCGCATCGAGTTAAGTGGGTCGCTCATCTATGATCTTTTTAAAGAGTATTATGCTCTTCAGCAAAACCATATCCGTCTCGCGATGGACCGCGAGTATTTCAAGGACCCGAAGAAATATGAGAAGAATTTCGTTGGTCTTATTCAGATGAACTACCAGGAATTCTTCCGCGAGCGTATCGTGGAGGACGGATTTAAGAAAGCATTCAAGGGAAATTGGGGTGCGACGGATCATACAAAGCGTATAGGGGTAATCCAGGATTTGAATCGCCTGTCTTACAATTCATTTCTCTCGCATCTTCGTAAAATCAACCTACCGATGGATAGTAGCGCGAAAGTCGTTGCACCACGTATGCTTCACGGTTCACAATGGGGAATGATCGATCCAGTTGATTCGCCAGATGGTGCGAATATCGGGTTTCATAAACATCTCGCGTTTGGGACGCGTGTAACGAATCAATGTTCGGCTTATCCTATGACGCTATGGTTGCGCGAAGTCGTAAAAATGCACCTTCTCGAAGAATGTACACGAATGTTTCTTCATTACACGACGAAAGTGTTCGTAAATGGTACGTGGGTGGGTGCAGTAACCCGTCCCGAAGAAACCACACGACTCATCCGTCTTCATCGCCGTAATGCGCTTATCCCGATTTATGTGAGTTGTCGTTGGGATATCAAAACGAACGAGATCCATGTATTTACGGATGCTGGGCGTCTATGCCGCCCGATTTTCTACATTGATGATGATACGGGTCGTCCAAGCTATGACAAGGACGAAATCCTGGAAATGATACGCAGGGGGAATGCGTCATGGGAGCAAATGACAACCGGATTTACGGTGAAATCAGATCCGACATTCAATCCGTCGCACTGCAATTATTATACGATTGAAGAGCTATACGCCCGTGCGAATGATACATCCGCGTTATCGGCGAAGCAGAAGGTGGCTGAAGATGTTGCGCGAGTGAATACAATTGAGGATTTCCGGCGATTGAAGGCGACCCAAGCGATCATCGAATACATTGATACTTCAGAGACGGAATCAACATTGATATCCATGAGTCATAAGTTCGAGAGACCGATGGAAGGGGAAGAGGGTGCAAAACATGAACGTCGCGAAAGAGAGACTGAAAGCAGTAGTGAAGGCAGTAGTGAGAGCAGCAGCGACGGCGACAGCGAAGGAGAATCTGGTGCAGGTGAACCAGGTGAATCAGGTGCAGCAAGCGAACAAGGTGGCGGCGGTAAAAAGAGTCCGCGGCATCGGCGAGAACATAAGGAACACCATCGTCGTCACAAACGCCGTCGTAGCCGCAGCAGCAAACGCCGGCATCGCGCACGTGTCCTTTCCAGCGATGGAAAACAATACACCCATGTTGAAATTCATCCATCGCTCCTTATGGGCGTGATGGGCAACCAAATTTGCTTCCCGGAAAATAATCCAGTTGCTCGTAATGTATTTGGATGCGGTCAAGCCAAACAAGCCGCGTCGCTCTACCATAGCAACTACCAGGTCCGTATTGATAAAATGGGGGTCATCATTAATAATGGTGAAGTTCCCATCGTGAAGAGTCGCTACCTTGACCTGATCAACCATGAAGAACATCCTTGCGGATTCAATGCAATCGTCGCAATTATGTCGTTCAATGGATACAATGTCGAAGACTCGATTCTGTTCAATGAGGCGTCGATCAAACGCGGTATGTTTCGAATCACGTATTACAATATGTACGAAGCACGCGAAGAAAGTAGTAGTGTCCGCGGCGCGCAACGCGACACCAGGTTCGCGAATATTCAGAAAGAAGGCGCAATCGGAATTAAACCTGGATATGATTACAGTTATCTCGATGATAACGGTCTCATCCGAGAGAATACCGAGATGGATGATAAGAAGGTCGTGATCGGAATGGGATCGGTGAGTATTCATAATGACGGCGGCCAAATGCGCGATATGTCGACCATGCCTAAGAAGGGACAACTCGGATTCGTTGATAAGGCGTTCATGACAGAAGGCGAGAAAGGATTTCGAATTGGTAAAGTCAGAATCCGTGAGGAACGTTTTCCGTCGATCGGAGATAAGTTCTGCTCTCGTTGTGGTCAGAAGGGTACGGTCGGTTTAATTATTCCTGAAAAGGATATGCCCTTCACGAAGGACGGAATTCGACCTGATATCATTATTAACCCACATGCGATTCCGACACGTATGACAATCGGACAACTCATCGAATCGCTTATGGGGAAGGCGTGCGTTCTTCATGGTGGGTTCGGAAATTGCACTGCATATACGAACAACGGGACGAAACATGAATCATTCGGGTCGGTTTTAACGGAATACGGATATCATTCATCGGGTACACAGGTGCTGTATAATGGAATGACCGGTGAAGAAATTAAGAGCGACATTTACATTGGACCCACGTATTATATGCGTTTGAAACAAATGGTGAAAGACAAGATCAATTATCGATCACAGGGCCCGCGCACACAACTTACACGTCAAACGGTGCAAGGCCGCGCAAATGACGGAGGTCTTCGTGTAGGTGAAATGGAACGTGACGGTATTTTGGGACACGGTGCAGCTCATTTCCTGAATGAGTCACTTATGGTACGTGGTGATGAATATTATATGGCGGTTTGTAACAAATCCGGCATGATTGCGGTTTACAATCCGAACCAGAATCTCTTTATGAGTCCGATGGTGGATGGCCCAATTCAGTATTCCGGCAGTTTAACGGACGCGGGATCTAGTGAAGGTGGTGCAGGTGCAACCGGCGCAAGCGTGATTCATATGACGAAGTTTGGCCGGTCGTTCAGTATTGTTCGTATTCCGTATTGCTTGAAACTCCTGATGCAAGAATTGATCGTCATGAATGTCCAGATGCGTATTATTACAGAAGACAATATCGACCAACTTCCGAGTATGTCGTATTCCAAGAACGTATACAAGGTTCTTAAAGACAGCAAGGGTGCAATGGGCGTGGATGATATCATCGAGAGAAATAGGTTGGCGGCAGGTCTTAAACCGCGTGATATGGCAGCGCGTAAGAATGATGTGGCGAGCGCAGCTAGTGGTGGAAATGAGGAGGAAGAAGATGCGATTGGTAGTCGTGTTTACCTGCCTTCCCGTAGCGAAGAAGAGGAAGCTGCGCAAAGTAGTTCCGGTCCTTCTGCTAGTGGAAGCGCTAAATTTGATCCAGATGACCGTCCTGAAGAAATTATTATGGATCTTGATGTTGACACACGGCAAAGTATTCGTAACTTGGGTTGGCGTTTTGCATTGAAGCCAGAAATCGCGAAACAGATGCGCGGTAGTGGTGCAGGATCAATGACACCAAGTGATATTACCAGCGACGATCTCATACTTGAATCCGTCATTATGGATAAGAATGGCGAACCTTCGGATACATGGATGATCAGTGGTCGTCAATGGGTGGGTGACTATCCTACACGATACCCGGATGGTTGGTTATCTGAAATGCTTGTTTATCCGGATGATACTCCGATTTCACCGAGTGAGATGGTGGATGAGCTGCGAAAGACGCGTAAACCTCTGAACTGGGTGCTTGCAATTATTGCTCTTATGGAAAGATATGCACGACGAAAACTGCATTTGCAGACGGAAGCTGAAACTACGGCGATGTCCGAAAATATGCGCAATATCGAGACCAATACCAAGGAAACAGAACGTGTAACTGGTGAAATTGAACGTGCGAAACGTGAAGGAAATGTGACAGAAGAAGAGAAATTGAAAGTTCAATTAACGCGTTTGATGGACGAGCGTGTGAAATTCGATGCAATTCGCAGACAAACGGAAGGAGATCCCAATTATGTCCCAATGAGTCCAGAATATACGGCTTCAACTCCAGTAGGCGGAGAAGAAGATGCTGCCAATGAGGTACGCCGTGCTGTAGGGTCATTTAATGCGAAGATGCTTGATAAATATGGGGAGAATGACGAGGAAATACCTGAAAGTGACGGTTATTCGCCGCGCGCTCCCAGTTCACCAGCGTATTCGTCGATATGGGATGATGAGGGACAAAGCGGCGGTGGCGGAAGACGACCACGCGGCGCTAGTAAATACATCCCGCAAATCCCAATGAGCGTTCTTGAGAATTATTTGAGCTCGAAGTATGGTAAATCTGGTGTATCATTGGCAGGACCAGGAATGATGACTGGCGGTGGCGGTAGTCAACTAGGCGCGAACATTATGGCGAATAATGCGACGATGGGTCTTCCTACCATGAATATACCGGTTGTTGCTACAATGCCAATGGCAGGAATGATGCCGATCCAACAAGGCGGCGGTGGGGGCGGCGCAGGTGCTGGAGGAGCAGTACAACAAGGGCAATCGCAGCAGCATCAGCAAGGCGGACAGGGTGCATCAGTACAAACTGGAGGTGCTAACGTAATGAATCAAAGTGGCGGAGTAGGACCCGAACCAAACGCCCAAGGTGTGAAAACCTTTTCAATAAAGCTGTAAAATTGAATAATAAAGATTTGTTATGAATATATAATACATTCGGATTCGTATCCAGTTCATTCATTTCCAGTTCATTTTACTTGATTCAACAATGGCACACGTCAGTAGTGGAACCATTTCTACGTTATTCAAATCCCGCAATATTCTTCTTCAGTTACTCGCCAGGCAAGGAATGGATGTATCGAATTACACCGACTACGGTGTAGCAGAGGTCCAAACCATGTATGCGAATAACCAACTGGATATGCTTCTTACCACCGAAAAAGATGTCCACCCCACGAAAAAGGTATACGTGAAGTATTATTTAGCCAAAACCCTTCGTCGCGAGAATATTAACCACATGATCGACGACCTCTTCTACCTAGAACAGGTGCTACAGCCTACCGATACGCTGGTTATTGTCATGAAACAGGAAGTCAATGACACACTTGTCGGTATTCTCAACGAAATTTGGGAGAAGGATCAAATATTCATTGTCATCCATTCTCTCGACCGACTCCAATTCAACCTACTTGAGCATCAATACGTTCCTGAGCACATCGTTCTTAACGAAGCAGAACATGAACAAGTACTCAAAAAATACAATATTACGGACACAAAACAGATGCCGAGTATTTCGAGATACGATCCAGTGGCACTTGCGATCGGATTGCGACCGGGACAGATATGCAAAATCACACGGTCAAGCAAGACATCTGTTACGAGTCAGTTTTACAGGTATTGCGTGGCGAACTAATAAAGGATTGAAATTAGATTGTAAAGTGTAGAATGCTATAATGTAATTTTTTATATTGGATATATAACTGTGTGTGTATTATTATAAATGACGACGATGTGTACAAGTACAGACAAATTTCGACTAAAAACCGGCCCAGGAACAGAAGGAGCTGGTGAAATTACTGCAGATAATGATATTAAAAAGGACATATGTACTGTAACAAAAATTCTTGAACGTTTGCATAAAGAGTTTACTGAACAATACGTAGAACCGCCTGCAGCTGGTGCATCAGTACCAACCGGAAAAACAGTTATTACTAATGACGTTTCGATGAACCCAACCTTTTATCTAAGAAACCAGCCGAAGCTTTCCAGATTTGTCATTGGCACTGATACAGAAGGAGCGGCTGACGGAACAACCGTGAACCGGTTTCATAAGATTTTTACAACTACTGCTGAAACTGACGAAATATATCGCCGAGCAGTTAGTGCAATTCTGAAGGGGGATGCTAGTGATATTGGCCAAAATACCTATATGAATAATCTCCCAGCAATAAGTGGTGCTCCTGATTTTACAAACCCAGCTGTATTCAAAGGATTATATGGGTTGCATCGTGTAAATGAACTATTAGAAGGAAAAATTGCTAAAACGGTGAATGAACTAAAAGGGCAAGTTTCTTCCAATGTATTAAGCGATGCATTACATTACGAAAAACGAAAAAACATAAAGACTACATTAGAAGAGATTGCACATCGAGAGAATGAGATATATCGAGAGAAATTCTTGAACATTGTATTAGTTATAGTTGGCATATTTATAGTAAGCTCACAACTCATGAAAGATTACTTTTCATTTAGTGGCGGTGGCGGTGGCGGTATTGGATCATCCGGATCTGGTTTTGGCGGTATAGGCGGATGGTTATCTACACGGTTTGGAAGTGGAAGCGGAGGAATATTTAGTAGATTTGGTGGATTAGGGCTAGGAAGCAGTGGACGATCACGTATTGGTAACCTCTTTACGAGTAGCCCATATTCAACCTCGCAGCGTGAATAATAAATGACGTAACGACCGATATGTTATAATATTCATAATATATAACATATATAATGTCATCATATACACATAAAGACCAAGTATTATTTCCAAATGCAATACCAGAGTCTCTCGATAATTTTGATCATAAAAAAAAATCGACAACGGAAGGACTCACCGTAGATAGTGATGCTGGATTAGATAACGCAATGGCATCTTTAATGACAGAGTATGTCAAGGACACGAAAAATGCAGAAGTGAAGAATAAGCAAGAGGGAATGCTTACTGGAACATCATTGAATATGAATTTACTACAGGGCGATCTTTTCAATTATTCTCGTAACGATATCAATAAAAATCCAATTCAACCATTTACAGAACAACTACAAGACATAGCTCAGAAAACAGGTGTGGTTTCATATAAAGAAGGCTTGACAAATGATGACGAGTATAAATTATCGACCACAAAGGGAATAACTAGTGCTAGTAAAAGTCAAAAACTCATCGATCTTGAAAATAAATTAAGTACACTTACAACGGAATATACAACGCAATATCGTTTATATACAGACGATTTACTTACCCGATCTCAGTTTCTACAGACAAATAGTGCATATTTAAACAAGGTGGTTCGCGATATTTCAGGTGTAGATGCAAGTGCATCATATTATTATGTGAATCCGTTTGGTTACACACATCAGTATAAGGATTTATCAGCTGTTTTATTATATGATGATAAGACCTGTCCAAAAATCGAACGTGTTGAATCGAGTGATATAAAAAATCCATATAAGTTATCATCATCATCGTATATCGACATAAGTGACGGCACCACTGGTGGTGGAATTAGTCGCTTTTCCAATCTAAAAAGCTATGATATGATTAGTTATACACCATGTATCTCGGCGAAAAATGTAAAATTACCTGGAACAACTCCATCAGAAGACAAATTTGCGTGGGTTGATGTTGAAGGCAAAAAACACATCTACGAAGCGGGTGTATGGCCGGACAAACGTCACTCATCATGTCTTACTACCATTGTAGGAGAACCGATAACACTCAATGAAAAGCAATACAACGCAATACCTACTGCTGATAACGAGCCGATGAAAGAGAATAGTGAATGTTTTCGCATAAACGTCGCACCTTCAATCAATTCTAAATTGGCAGAGATTAAGAAAAATATAGATGTAACTGTACAAGAAATCAAAACAGAAAATCAGAACATTTTAAACAGCGCAGCAAATACAACAATTATTGGCCGAAAAAAGACAGCGGCAGAGAAGTTAGCATCTATAGATGATAGTATTTTAGCCAAAACGAAATTAATGTTAGGGGATTATTATTATCCTATAATTTATGTGTTTTGGTGCTTTATTATTTTCATTGCAATACTCGTGATATTTAAATTTGCATTTATGTTTATAACACCGGGTGAAGGATCCGACGCTGGTGATGGAAATGGTGGTACAAATATGTCCCTTTTGGGTGTTGTGATTATGTCACTTATCGTTATTTTTGCAATATACTACTATTTTTCATATACGTATAACGCGAATACATCATACACGATTACAACATGAAAATAAAATAAAAATGAACAATGTATCTTAATTGGTGCACCCGCAGGATTGTATTCTATGTTATATGTATCAGTATAATACAGAGTATTTAACACAGAATGAGTAATTCAGATTATTCACGTTTATTGTCAAAAATGGCCGAACTCAAAACGCATCTTGCCGAATATAAAACATTAACAGAAAAACATGTTCCCGCAACCGCAACATCGGCTACAGCAAGTACTTCTTATACCATAACGCCTGATAAAAACGCAATATCGAAAACAGCAACTCCACTTGTTATTCGACCAGGCAACGATTTTGGACAACACTGGAAATATGTTGGAAAAATTGTGCCGAGCACTTTAACCGATCTCAATCAGTTTCGGGATGCTAATTCGTTACAGTGTTGGAATTTAGCAGCAAACGATAAACGATTATTTAAGCGAGTTGCATATACTGGAGATACAAAATTAGGATCAAATCCCGGACAAACGGACTGGAATAATCGTTGTTATGGGTTGATATATGACGCTCCGGATGGCACTGCATTCGATACTACTGACTCTTCGGGGTACACATTCATGATAGGAAATAGAAACGTCTCAGGAAACATCAATATTTATACAAAATTAGGAATTACCAATTCACGGGATACGCTTGGTATTGCCAGCGCGGCAAAACTGCAAGATATCGAACAGCGCGTAAAATCACTTGTCAATGAGATTGTTGAAGTCGGAGAAGCAGGCATCAACAACGAATTATCTACTTTAGTGTCTACCGCTACCGAATCAAACTTACTCATTAGTAAAATAAATAATTACATGAACACTGGTGCATCCGCTATTGATAAAAATTATGGAGAAATCGACAAACGTAAAAATATGAATAATGTCTACGCGGAAATAAATGAGCAAAAGACATTACTTGCAAGAAAATACCGGTTCATATTTTATATTATTATTGCAATATGCATCATTATTGGATTTGCGTCATACACGTCTAAGTTGCCCATAATAGAGCAAATCTCTACATTGAAGAATTTTGTTGGGTTTGGATGGTGGACGAACTGGTGGGTCATTACGATTGTTGTCGTGATATTTATCTTGTCATCTTTCGGTTGGGATATGAAAGGAAATATTATGATGATAATCCGATATATCACTGATCCCTCTTTTTGGACAGGGCAGATGTGGTGGGTGGGAGTAACATTTGTGTTATTGCTTATCATATTCTTTCATGCGACATTCAAGTCATTTTTTGTCGAATTTGATGCAGGGATGAAGAATGTTCAAGAAGATTTGGATAATGAATCATAAGTCATTGATGCCAAATGACAATAATATCTTTATATAGATGTAATAATATTCCTTGGTATATATAGTAGTCTCCGTGATCATCAATTACTATATATTATGTTTTATCAAAATTCAAATGATTTAGTAAAAAATGCTAGTAATGCATCGGGGCATATACAGAATTCAAATGAAACACGTGGTATATTAATGAATCAAATCACAACAATAAATGACGAAGTCCTGAATACTGATGTTAGTAATAAACGTGATGGGGATTCATTGAGTATTGGAACCATATTTCAAAATATGATACAAACAATGATTCATAATGTATCCTCACAAGAAGGAATGCAGGCAGCAGATAATAATGGGTTGAATAATAATGAAAATGGTAAGGGCGGTGGAACTTTCAACCAGTCTCAAGGATTAAAGGCAATCGCTGACCAACAACAAAAATATACGAATCAAGAGGTCGACCATATCGATCGAATAAAATCAATTATGAAACACATTGAAAGAAATGATCCGAATCAACGTCAAAATTGGGCAGAAGTCACCGATGCGAACGGAATCACAAAATACGGATATATAACCAAAGACGGTATCTTTCAAATATGGCTTCACCCATCATCCGTTTCTTCTAATCCGACAAACTGGCTTGAAACCGATAAAATGGTAAACAATGCTAGTATTGTTATTGGCTGTCCCGCTAAATCAAATACAATCCGGAAAATTAAAATTGCCGGAACATGGGAGAACCTCAAACCCTTTGAGTTCGCATATGAAGCAGGAGATACTGGGCGAACAAAACCACTGTTCATGGTTATAAATACTGGTGTTAAAGACCCTAATAATACTCCTAATCGATCAGGAATATTTTCATGTAATAATGAAAATAAAAATATATTTGTAACTGAAAAACCTTCGGCCGATTTTCAGTTTAAAAATCAAGGAGTCGATACGCTTGAAATAGGATGTTACACGATTCCAAATAATTTATGGAATCCTGAAAAGGATTTTGAAAATCGAGGTTTTACATTTCAAGAAGATCTATTTGAAGCATCTATATCACAATGCAAACGGAGAGCAGAAGACTTAGGTAGTTCATATTTTATGATATCTGCACCCGAAAAAGGTGCACCTGCTAACCGTGGAGGCTGTTGGGTATATACTCGTTCAGGTAAACCAAATATTAATGGACTACTTAACTATAATGCGGATGCATCAAAATGTCACAGAGTAAATCATCCAGAAGATGGCGAAGATATGTACATGAAAATATATAATACGTCTGATGTAAAACGCTTGTATGGGAAAGAAACGTCAGAGAATGATCGAAGTGTCGCGCTTTACTCTCTTAAGACGGGTGGGCCTACTGGAGTGGATAATCTGGACCAAAATGGCCGTGGTAAAATAGGCCAAATCGCAAATGTTGATTTTGAAGGTAATCGTCGCGATTACCCGTCAAGAGCGCTTACATTTGTAAAGCCAAAAAAAGGCAAACCAGGTTCATATATCGATTTAGGTGGATATGATACACGATCGCTTGAAGATTCGTATAGTCTTCAACAAATTACGCCAGGAAAAGCGAATTCTGCCGGGAATCTTCTTTATCGTGCTAGTGATAATGGATGGAATCCTGAGCGGTGGTGGAGATTATGCGCAAATAAAGGAGCGACATATACCCGTGCAACATTATCGGACGGTCGTGTATTAGGTTCTTATAATTCGAAAAGTTGGGTTTATAATGGTACGTGGTATTGGATCCACGATTCGGAGTCGTTTGTTTATGATGGAAAAAATAAATATTCAGGTTCGAACAGTATTTGGGGGAATGGATTGTATACCCATTTAGCAACGGATAATCGATATTTTCCATATTTTGCTGGATATGATATGATTATTTGGGGGTCGACATTATATACTATTGGTGCTGCGATGCATAATATGGGTGGTAATGATAATAGAGGCCCATTAGGGACGATAAGATACCAGTGGCGATGGGATGCATATTCGCTTCGAGATCTTGAAACATACGCGGTCGATGCGAATAAATTTCCTAGAACAAATCCGCCAGAATATGTACGCAGGATAAGCACTATGGCAGTTGGTCAGGTTATTTCAGCATCGTTTGACAAATGTCGCGAATTATGCGACGGTGATAATAATTGTGGAGGATATGTGTATACGAATGGGAATACCGGTGCTGAAGGAAAATGTGAATTGAAAGATCGATCAAAAATGTATCCAAATGGAGTTCGCACATTGGACCCAACAAAAAAACTCATGTTAAAAGTTCCAAATATCAATTCAAATATTAGTGATAAAGGTTGTAAAGGAACAAACGGTGTTTATGAGAAAGTAAATACGACACAGTATTCACATTATCCGTATATAGGAAATATGTCAGGAAATTCAATGTGTTCCATTAAAAAAATCGTTCCGAAAAAAGGTTCATTAAATTCACAAGATCCTAAAACTATGTATACATCAGTAGATACTGTTTTCTCTCAAACAATGGATACTATAAATTTATTTGCAAATCAATTCAAACCCGCAGGAACATATAAACCCCTACCTCCTCCACCCATATTAAAAGAAGGTTTCGACACTAGTTTCAACTACATCAATACTATGATTCAAGTTAAAAATGACCTAACAAAAATATCAAACGCTGAATATCAACGTGAACGATTAATCGCCATGACAGAAGACTCGAATAAACAATTGATTTCTCAGTCATATAAATTCATTCTTTGGAGTATTTTAGCAATATTGGTAGTATTAGCACTTATCAAACTAAAAGAAATGTTTGGACAAGATGATGTTGATGAAGACAGTGGCGGCGGTGGCATTTTAGCATCATTACTTGGATTATTTAGTATTGGAAAAATAGATTCAAGTGATATCGCAGATAAGACAGGTGAGGTTAAGGCAGGGCTAGCTTCTGCTGGCGAGGAATTCATGAAAGCAAGTGATGAATTTTCCACAAATATTACTGAAGGGGCTGATAATTTAGTTACTTCAGCAAGTGATGCTGCGACTGGTGCAGTTGAAAGTGCAAAAGGGTTGGCCGATAAAGTCAATGAAACAGCCACAGATGCTGTAAATATGGCAGGTGACGCCGTGAGTAATTCGGGTGACAATAGCGCGACGACTCCCGCGACAGGTGGTAAAAAGCGCAAACACAAAAATAAATAATTATATAATCAGTATTTATGGATTGTAACTACAAATTATATCAATGGTATATCAGATCTCAGAGAGAAATCAAATATTAATTGCTTTATTTGGAATTGTAGTATTATGTGCCGGAAAATTGTTCAAAGATTATCTGAACCGTGGAGGTTATATTGAAGGAATGACTGTTAATGTTGAATCAAATCCACGTAGTCTTAAACGCCCAGCTTCCGGGACATCCACCTCAAACACCATATATTTAAACGTGACATTATCTGCAACATTACCTGCAGGTTCCAAACTTATTGTATCATGGCCAGCAGCAGCAGCTGGCGCCAATATTATTTTACCACCTACTTCAGCAGGTTATACCGCAACAAATATAGTTTCATCCGGTAACGATATAACTCTCGCTATTGATTCTGTGACCGTGACTAATAATATAGCAACTTCCGTTTCATTTAAACACACAGCAGCACCTATCAATTCGGGGGAGTGGATAAGAATATCTATCAAAGATATTAGTATTTCCGCAACCACAGCAACAGCGTATGATTTAGTATTTACAATCACGCCTGGGTCTGGTGCTGATATAACTACAACAGTTAATATTGGAGCTGCTGGCGCTGTACAATCTGGCGGTGCAAATGATGGACAAGAGATGGCAAGAACAGCGAATAACATTCGGAATACAATCGCGTTGATCGATGCAAACCTTGGGCTGCGCAGGAGCAGTATGAACCCTGATGACCTCCGTGCATTAGAGCAATCAAAATCGGCACTTCTGAATATGTTAGCATCTACATACGGAACGGTAAAAGAAGCAAGCCAGGTATTCGATGCAAAAGCATTGTATGAAGCCCAGAAAACGGCGATGGATTTCATCGAAAACGAAAAAGAAAGATCGGCAAAAAATGCAAAAAAGCTCACAGAAGACAATGGCAACAAACGTCGTATGGCGCAAGTGAATACATATTATACGCGTCATTATGAAGAAAATACAGAGGTAATGAAAAATATTATTTACGTATCGGTTGCATTAATTATATTAGCTGTATTACGAAATAAAGAACTTATTCCAGCATCCATATCTACTTTAGGAATTATTTTAGTTTTAGCATTCGGAGGTATTGTGATTGGAACTCAGGTATACGATATTATACGTCGTAATGATCATGACTTCGACAAGTATGATTGGAACTTCAACGAAGATAAACTCAACAATGCAGAAATGGTTCAACAGAACAGCGATCCGGTCAATCTCTCGGAAATGGGAATGGGAATGGCGCCATGTTATGGCCCTGGATGCTGTGATGTTGGAACATCATGGAATGCGAGTTCGAAGAGTTGTATTTCAACAACGACAAACCGTGTAAGTGGAACTGCGGTTTGGACATCGACTTCACAGGTTACTTCCCAGGGTACATTAACTGTTACAATCAAACCGTCGAATCAGTTGGCCAGCAGTGGTACAGTAACAATTACATTACCAAGCGGTCTATTTGAAGGTACACCTAATGTGTCAGGTCTCACTACTACAATAGCTACAGCTACTTCAATTGTATTCTCCGGACTAGCTGCATCCGCTGGTGTGGCCAGTAGTCCTATTGTAATAACTGGACTTTCAAAATCGTCTGCTGACGGCGTTGCTACTATACCTAGAACGATTAAAGTAACGACAACAACAGATCCAACTGAATCGGCAATAAAATTGGATGGGATATAAAATATCACGTATTATAATCTAACAAATATAGTAGTTATATTATAAATTAAAAGGTTATTCAAGATGGGATTAGATTATGAATCTGCAAAAGACGCAAAACCAGGAATTATAGCTGATGCCAAAGCGGGAGAGGCTGCTGCTGCTTCTGCTGCTGCTGCTGATAAAGCAGCCGTAGAATTGACCGGGGGAAATCGTCCGATTGATGATGTAATCCAAAAATCTCAAGGTGATCTCATAAAAGTTCGACAAATTATTAATCAAGGTGGGTTTTCTGGTCCTGAAAGAGACAAATATGTAATAAGTCTGCATCACGCAGAATGGGTTCAATCCCGAAACGCATATATTGATTGCGATGATAATATTGAGAAAAAAAGCGTAGAATATACAGCTTTAGTGAAAGGAAAAGCACAGAGTCACGAAATCATTAAGGCTCATAAAGAATGGGAGAATGTGCGAAATAAATGTAAAAAAAGCGGAGACGATGTAACGGAGAAGGCGAAACAGTACATAGAAACTGATCGGCGTGTTCGTGAAAATAAAAAGGCCGAGAGTGAGATTTTTCCAGTTATAGAAGGGTTTCAGATTAGCAAGGAAGGGGTAAAAGAAGGGTTTAATTTTTATGATAGACAAGAGCCAATAATAGATAATACAAATTTTCCAGGTACAACAATTTCGATTTATAATTCACGTCTTCCACTTTTGAAAGATACGACTAAAGCCGAAAAGTCAACACTTCAAACAAACCTTCGATGGTCGGAATATTATGTTAATTGTGATGCGGCGGATACAAAATGTAAAAGTGCTTTAGATAAAAAAAACGATTACGCGGTTGCAATTAACAGGGAGTTTCAACGAGCGAATAATTTATTGAATACATATTACAATGTATCAACTAATAGGGACACAAGTCAATTAGTAACTTTATTAGAGGAGCCAGACATTAGATCGATTCTTGAAAATCAGAAGAAAAATATTGCGCTTCTCAAACAAAATACATTGTATGACTATGACGAATATAATAGTCTTGCTTTTTACGAGGATCTTGTATTCTTTTTGTATTATGCATTATTTATTATGTTTGTATTTATTTCATTGAGAGAGTATTTCTCAACTAGTTCGTATGACTATAAAAATATTGCAATAGTGATAATACTTGGAATCTATCCAAAGTATATTCTACCGGTCGTATTATGGCTATTAGATGTTCTCACAAAATCAACCGAAATGCTGGGCTTGAAAAATGTTCGATTTTGGGAATGAAGCACCACATCGCGCAGCTTGTAGTTACGAATGATCGCTTCCATTTTCTCTATCACTCTCGCTGTCTTCACCGCAAATTTCTTCATCATCTTCATAGAGGATACGACACTTCCTCCATCCTTTGGCTGTGAGTTTTCCAAACTTCTTTGTCATATACTCATATAATTCGTTCGCCTTCGGAATATTCTTGCCATGCTGCACAATATACCATTTCTTGAACTCTTCATATACCTCTGTCTTCTTGATATACGTATCTTCATCCGCTGGACGAATTTTGTCGCGCAAGAACTCCGACAAGTAATCTTGAGTATTCCTGTACTTGTTGCTGCTTGCAGTCACGGCCGCACACGTCTTCACTTTTCCATCCGTTTCAAATGCCTTCTTGACGAGCATCGACATAAAGACATTTACCCACGTCTTGATTTTCACATCCAGGTTCTTATCAATGAGGAACTGGTATGGTTCTTCGGGATCATCTGATTTCGGGTCCTCACAGAACTTGGATTTATAAGGGCACAGTCGAATACGGCGCCATGTACCGTCATCATTGCTCTTGATATCGAAGAGGACATTCGTGCAAACAACCAGCTTGAACTGCGGTACGAATGTAATCGTGTTCTTGAAAAGCGCGCGACCACACATCTCGTCACCACCCGTGATCTCTTTCAAAATACCTTCATTGATTCGGTCGCCCTTCGTCGGTTCTTGCATTACTGCATATCGCACACCTTTCAACACTGCCAATTCCGGTGATGCACCTCCAATCATCGCGCGTTTCTGTGTCACGGCAGTAATCGGAAGGACCGCTTTGTATTCACCTAGACAAGAGGACATGAGTTCAATCAACTTCGATTTGCCGTTACTGCCACCGCCGATATAGATGTTGAACGTTTGTTCACGATTCGTTCCGATGAGCGTCGATGCAAGATGCTCCCACATATAATTCCGAAGTTCTTCTTCTGGGAAGAGTTGCGCCATAAACTCATTGATCTCGGTGATATGTTGGCGATGTTTTTCGGCATCAAGTGGGATATAGTCGATTTTCGTAGTTTTCGAAAGGTTATCGTCAGGTTGTCCGCGGCGAAACGTCTTCGTGTTGAAATCAACGACGCCATTCTTGAAACAAAGGAGTTCCGGCCGTGTGTCAATCTTGTCGATGAAATCCTTGTCGTAGAACTGTTCACGCACTTCCCGCATAATATTATTCTTGAAGCTTGTTGTCTTGAGTTTGGTGCAGATGTCTACGATTCTACGTGATTTCTTCCGCGCATTTGTATACTGATCGGAAGTCGGATCTAGGCCGGATGTCATATCCATAATATCGCGATGTTTCTTCGTATAAATGTCGTGCATATCTTTCGAAATCAGTGCGCGAAGCGAGTTGCCTTGATCGCATTCCACCCATCGATTCTTCTCGAACTCGTACCACATATTGTCTTTCACACTCACACATACGAATCGGTCCTTGAATATTGTATACAACACAGTCGCCAAATCTACATCAGTCGACGCATCATTTGTCGTTTCATTGCAAATCGTCTGATGAATGAAATTGTCGATGGTTTCATTGCGTATTCGTGTATATTCTTCCAAGCAATCATTCTTTGCCCAATACATGATCGATCGTCGTGTGAGACCATCGGGACTGTACGGGAAGTTACACCAGGTATCATAATGACGCATAATATTCGAAAATGAGAATTTTGCAGATTTCGCGCTGAAAAGCATCCACGTCAAGAACAGCTTGTCGCTTGTATTATGCAGTGCCAGGCCGACGCGAAGCCATTTGTCATATGGATCGTAGTATTGCGACGGAAGCGCCATTGTATAGTGATGCGTTTCACGAATTTCGTATTCTTTAGGTTCAAGCGCATTCAACATTACTTCTACAGCCATCGCCAATTCTGATTGATTCGTGATTTTGTCCATCATAATTACGCCGTTATGCGACATGAGTGCCTCTGCGCCAGTTGCTCCTACTCCTCCACCAACACCAACGCCATTTGTTACCACCAAGCGAATACGTTTACCTCCGCCATCTGCACCGCCGCCACCACCACCGCCACCACCACGCATTCCGCGTTGCTGATTCAGAAGTGCATCGTACTCTGCCTTCAGTGCTGCATTGTCAGGTAACAATGTAAATGACGGATACTCTGTATCAACTCCTGGCGCCATCTGGACCGATAGCTTCGCGAAATTGTCCTTCACATTAAACTTGCTCGTTTTCTCTTCCTGACACATCCACGCACCATCTTCATCATCTGGGTCGTGCATCATGATAAAGTGGTACTTCAACATATACGCTTTGTGGCCTGGCTTACGCGATCCGTATAATTGCCAGTTTGTGTGTCCACGCGAAATACCTTCATCCAGTACATCATTCCACGAATTCGTAATAGGAAGATCTGTCCAAATTTCCGGAAGTTCTTTGAGCATGCGCGCGCGAAGCATTCGCTGAATCGGTCGTTCGACGTACGCGCCAATGATCATATGGATTCCGTCTTTTGTAACATCATCCATTGGGTTCACGTCGCTTTTCTCGAAGATATAGATTGGGATTTGTGCATCACTTGGGATAGTTACCAAGGTTTCCAATGTTTGAATATAAGACTGAATCATATCCAGAACATGCTCCTTCGAATGCTGGCGTTTTGTTATACTTGTTTCATACCGGAAATCGAAATCGACGACAACGATGCCCTTCTCTGAATTCTGTTTTTCGGTCAAATGTTCGAGCTTTCCACTTTCGAAAACATGAGAATAGTATTTCTTCCAGAATACCGGTAATATTGCCGGTGGAATCGTATAAACGCCGCCATGAACGTTCTGTGTCTTGTCTCCGATCCGCGTATGTGTATATGCCTCGCCTGGTTTGGATACATGGTGTTTCATAAATTGTTCGTACGTCATTCCAGCGCAAAGAGACTGGTATGATGCAGTTGTTGGATCAACCGCACCCGCACCCGCACCCCCGCCGCCGCCGACGCCATCTTGTCCATTTGCCGTTGTTGTCATTGTCTGTGTTGTAAATTCTGGTTGCCTAGGTTTAAAGTTCAATTTTGTCCGATTTATGAATTGAAATTTCTAAAACCGTCGGTTTATATATTCCATAGGTTTTATCTCTAAATCTGATCCCCCCAAAACGACCCTTGGACTTTTTCATTGCGTTTTTTGGCCATTTTGGGGGGATACTTTATTTTTCCTTTTTCTGGGCGCAGGACTTTTGTAAAAAAGTCGTTTTAGACGGTGGATTTTTTTTTAGGGTTTGGATTTTACGTTTTGTGACGATATATCGTCACGTGTGATTTTTTGTGAGCGTAATAGTGTCAGTGTTGCGGCGATGTTCGCGTAGTTTTGCTAGATGTATCGTCATAAAAACCACAAAAATTGTGATTTTGAATTCGGTAAAAATACATAAAAACAATAATTGTACGTATTGTATTGTAAAACAACTATGGATCAAGAAACAAATGCTGCAAGTGATACGGCGACAAAAGTCGTCATTCCAAAAGAAACTGTCACGCGATTATTGAAAGATATTCGACAGGTAATGACGGATTCAACATTAGACGAATGCGGTATTATATATCAACACAGCGAAAGAGATATGTTGACAGGATATGCGTGTATTGTAGGCCCATCTGATTCACTTTATTTCGGAGGATACTATTATTTCGTCTTTAAGTTTCCAACGAATTACCCACATTCGCCGCCGATTGTTTCTTATTTGACGAATACCAATAATATTCGGTTTCATCCGAACTTTTATACGAATAAGAAAGTATGCGTATCCATAATAAATACGTGGCGTGGCGAACAATGGTCGGGATGTCAAAACATTCGATCAGTATTGATGACATTTCAATCATTACTTGATAAAGAACCGCTTTTACACGAACCAGGTATAAGAAATGGACATAGTGATTTTAATTCGTATCATAAAATGGTAGAATATTACAACTACAAGTTTGCATGCTTGACCTTATTGACTGAATTTACAACATATATTACGCTTGAACCGGACCTCGTCGATGCATTTCAGGAGTTTATGCGCCGTAAATTTCAAGAAAATAAAACACGAATTCGAGAGATTTTGATAGAACGAGATAAGACGTATCCGGAGAGAAAGACGATTTCGGTTGGGTTGTATGGAGGTATTACAACCGCCATCCAATATTCGTTGATACTAACACAATATGACGCAATTCTGAGATCAACAGAATAAGATATACGATGCAATATTATAATACTTTAAAGGAGTTAAATTGAAATTAATTGTATCTATATACAATATACCATCGTTATCCATCGCGCGTGTATCGCTCTTTCAAATATGCATTTCTGTTCAAATTGTGCCAATATGTACTACATTAGTATCACGCCAGAAAACGAACTACAGTACTACTGTCGTCATTGTGGAAATATAGACAACACGATTGCATCTGAAAATATCTGTGTGTCAAAGGTCAATGTGAAACATTCGACGACGCCACAGTCGTTTTCTCAAGTTGTCAATAAGTATACAAAACTGGATCCAACTCTCCCTCGGATCCACACTATGCGCTGTCCGAATGATGAATGTCCAAGCAATGAGAAGGTAAGTGGTGTAGCAGGTGGTGGTAATAAACCCAAATCCGAAATTATTTACGTTCGTTATGATGATACGAACTTGAAGTACGTTTACCTTTGTGCGAAATGTGACAAAGTCTGGAATACGGAACAACAGTAATTGCTTACTACTGCGGATGCTATTGGAAAGTTATTTTTATTCTTTTACTATTTGTAGTGTAGAACAATAAATTGAAACATAATAAAGTATGAATCTTATATATACCATTGCATCCTTACATGTCAAGCGCCAATCAAGTTCCCCTGAAAAACCAGAAAAACGATGATTCTGAAAACGAAGATGTCGAACTCGGATTACCAGAAGATATTGCCGCCTCCGATGATGATGCAAGTGAAATAACTGAAAATGACGAGTCCGGATCTCAGAATACGAATGATGACGACACAGACGCCGAGACAGACACTGACGTCGACCTCGACGAAAATGAAGGAGGTGATAGTGGTGGAGAAGATGAAGATGCGGCAGCAGGAGGAGGAGCTGAAGGCGGCGGTAATGACAGTGAGGATGACGGTGGTGGTGGTGGTGGTGCCGCAAAACAAAAAAAGAATAAAAAGAAGCGTGCTTCATCCAAAAAAGACGCAGAAGATGATTTGACATTATTGGGTGTTCCTCATGGAATTCATTTCGACGATGATAATCCCGATGAAGATGAAGACGACGAAGATGCGGATAGAGATTCATCCGAGTATTTCCAGAAATTGACATCAAGTGTCAGTGAAAGTTATATTGAAACATATCACCCCGAATCCATGTCGCACAATTACGATGAAATCCAAACATTATCTCGTGTAGTGCGGAACAGTGCTGGTGTGATTGTGGACGATTTGCATCGGACCATTCCGATTATGACGAAATACGAGAAAACGCGGATATTAGGACAACGTGCGAAACAACTGAACGAAGGTGCTCCAGCATTCATCAAGATCGATTCTACAGTGATCGACGGGTACTTAATCGCGGTCAAAGAGTTAGAACAGAAAAAGACACCATTTATTATTCGCCGACCCTTGCCGAATGGAGGTTCGGAATATTGGCGAATCCAGGATTTAGAAATATTGTGAAAATTGCGTCATTCCGTCAGTGACTCAGTTAGGATAGATAAAGTCGGGATCGCCAGTAATCTCGCGTAATACATGATTAATATATGACCGTTCGAGTGCATCGGCTTCATAGTAGTTCCAATATGTATCTTGAAGAGTTAAATCCGGCGACCCTTTATTGTCACGCACAATGACATTTGTGAAATATGTCATGGTGCATTGGTAGTGATGTTCCGGATAAACATTTTTTACAAACGTGCCCTTGGAATTCAAGTGAGCATATTGAGTGCGTTTTTCTCGGATCAGGTACATTTTTCCAGGTATAAGATCGCATGGGTTTACCTGTTGAAGAGGTCGCATGTTGAGTCACTGCTGATCTAAAAATCATACTAGAAGTTGAATCAATTTTATATTGAAATCTAATCACTATAATAATTCGACGGTATTATACCAATGTATGGTTTGAATTGTGGTCGTTTATAAGGTTGATTTTTATAACTTTCTAATGATGATGACGAAGATGACCAGGTCATCGGGGTTCCGGGAGTTCCTGGATTTGATATATCGTCGAATGAAAACGGACTGTTCTCCCCGTACTGGCTATATATATCATCGTGCGAAGGTTCGTCTTCTTTTTTTGTATTGAAACAACATGAACAACGATTAGTGCAACATTTAAAATACGTTTTGAGTATAGTAAAAAATGAACTTGACATATTTTACTATGCGTATATTTTTATTTTGAAGTTTGTTTATTAGCACTTCCATCTCTTTCCACACTCTAAACAAGTGACAAATGTTGTCATTGGCTCATCAGCCGAACGAGTCTGAAGTTGATAGTATGTGCATTTTTTGGATTTGCACTTATTGCACGTAAAGTTGTCTGTGGAAGCTTCGATGTTGGGTTCGTATTTCTGTTTGTCACGAACCTTCTTGTCTTCGATCAATTGCTTCCATTTGTCAGGGCAAATCTCCTGATGACTCATGAATGCGAGTTCTTGTGGTTTGATGTTGCCAGATGTTACGGCACTTGATACATCAGGTTTCTTCAGATTGATATACACCGAACGTAGTCGGTCAATGTAGAGTGTAATGAAGAAGGGATTTGACCACTTTTTCACAATGTTATTTTTAGTCGCATGCTGAATTGTCCAGTTGAATATACCTTTCTCGATATTCGTGGATGCAGTGACCTCCTCGGTGTCACAACTGCTATCATTTAATAGCGCGTGTAGTCTTTTGCGAACTTCGGCGCGAAAATGCTCTGGGAAGGCAATCGAATCAATGGTGGACATAGAATGGAATGGAATCGATGGTTTTAATATAATAAAGCGTATTTTCTTTAATCAATTTTATGGAATGGAATGGAATGGAATCAATCATACGATTCTTCGCTTAATTCAGATTCTATTTCTTGTTCTACAACCGGTTCATCCTGTACCTTTTTCGTTTTTCCGACCCCAGGTTTCTTTATAACTCTTTTCGGCTTAATTGCTCCTTTTTTTGCAACAATTTTATTCACAGGAAGAGGAAGAGGAAGAGGATCATGGCCCAAACCGACGTCAGCGTCGTCTTCGCAATCTTTATCTGACGCATTAGGTGAGTCAGTTGTAGGAGTACCTGATTCAGTTTCCGTTTCCGTTACAAATTCACTTTCAGTAGATTCTGATGTCGGTTTCTTACCACCACCGCGCCCACGCGTTACCCTCTTGCATCTCGGAGTATCTTCCGAATCGTCTTCTATGACAAAACCATCTTTCAAATATCCATTACTCGTCTTTTTATGCTGAGGAATTGATTCCAGTTCATCTATTTCATTTTCATCTTCTGCAACTGTAGCAGAGAGATCTTCGAACCCTCCAAATAGTTTCTCGTATATTTTTTCCCACAGATGAATTGTTAAATTCACTGCATTTTGCTTATCAATTCGGGCAACAAGTGCTATGCTTCCATACATGAGGAGGTTATCAACTGGGGGAGGAAGTTCATATTTGTTTTCTTGTCCGGCTCGTCCATCGGTTTTTCCCCATAGATCGACATATATATACTTTGGAACGGTCGCATCTCCTCCGACACTAGCACTAGTGTTAAATGAATACTTATGCTTGTTCTTGTATCTCCATGTATGGTAACAACTAAACCCTTCAGATGACCTAAATCCGCATTTTTTAGATAACAACAAGGTTAAGTCTTCCAGGGTGGTTTCATTCTTTGGGTCTACAATCGATTCTGAAAGTGTACCTGTTTTAGATACGATAACGATCGTCGTCTTTGTCGCGGCCGAAGTTGACGGTGACATTGGTTGTGTATAGAATACGTAAAATCTTTCTATATTGTTTCGATCATTCATTGTTGCGCTTGATACAGTCACATCACATCACATCACATCACATTACGTCAATATGACATAAACATAGAACAGTAATGATTATAACAATGGCGAACGTTCAGCCTTCCGCTTCCGCTTCTAACTTTCGTTCACAACGGAAAGGTCAAAATGCCAGACAGGCAATGGTGATTTCGGGTCTAAGTACCATTTATCGAAAGAATACAGACACACACTTTATACAATCACAACAGCGAACCGAACCTCGAATTTATTTCTTAGACATCACAATAGAAGAAATGAATAAACTATACCCGAAAATTCACCAAATTATCGAACGAGGGCGTCTTCGACCCAAAGGAACTGAAACATTCTTTGTCTCTAAAAAAATGGAACATTTGATCATAAGTGATGGTGGTATATATGAAATACGTACACATGACGCTACCAAACAACAGAATTTACATGAACGTAATCCGATCGATGGTCAATCTACGACGATGGAAATCAACTACCGAGACAAGAACAACATACCAGTTCTCGTAGATGAAAGTTATTATGAATTGCGAGAGTCATCTGACCGTCGTCATATTATTCCATCAAATCATATTGTCACGCGACACATAAAAAAAGTGGTTAAGATGCATCCAAAATCAATGAACGCATTTGTATTTATATTGAATGAAACTGAGGAGGAAGTCGTTGATTTTTATATGACAACCGAAAACGGGATTGTAACTGGCGGAGGCGGAGGAGGCGGAGGATACGCGGGTATTCCAGATCGTCTCACTCGAACATGTAAAGAAGATATAATTTCGTTCATAGATCAGTTCAAATTATGTTCGTAATATACACGTGAATACGTAGATAATGTGGTGGCTTATTCAAAATATTATATTTTCGGTATGTTTAATCGTGATAATTCATTATTTGTATATTTATTTTGAAACAACATTAACTTCTCCGAAAGTGAAAGATCTAATTCATGGTCCAAAACAGGAATATAAATTATTATTAGAATCAATACGTAAAAACGTAGATACGACTTGCGATGTACCATCATACAGTCCGTCTATTACTATAGACGCAAATCCGAATGAAAATCCGAATGCAAATCCGACAAATTTAGGAATAAATACCAATTCAGATGATATGAAGTCTGATTTAAAAGATTATCTTCGAGAGATTGCTTCAATTTCAAAAGTAGCAATACAAAATACGAACAATTGAGTTAAAGCCAACTCATGTATACTCTATATACATCGTCAAATCGCATTTTCCTATTATACATTCATGATGAATCGATACCATACTCGCGATAACAATAGTCGTAATTACAAGGGACAATCTGTAATGAATTCACATGAATCCGAATGCTTGTTGGCGAGTTTTCCGAATACGCGACTTTCTTATGAAACAACTATTCATAAGAACGACAATCCGCCCTTGTTTACAGGTGGTTATAAATGTTTTATACTCCCAAAAGGGAAACGTTGTATTGCGTGGGTTACAGAATGGAAACGTACAAAAATTGTAGCGATTATTGATATTGTTGGTGCGAATAACTATCAAGGAACCTTGACGCCAGTGATTCGCAAGTTTCATCAAGAGAACGGTTGGTATCCTGGAAGTATTCGCATGTATGATGCTTGCATGGATCATTCACTCGTATATGGTAGTGTATTTGGGGGTGTATTATTTCGATTGCCTTCTTCGATGTCGTCGTATGATAAGACGTTTTTTTCGATTCATACGGTTTACTTCTATAAAGGAAACCCGATTCCGTCATTATCATTGTCTGGTCATGTTCGATTATGTGAGCGTATATTTGACGAATGCGATATTCGTCAGACCGCTTATACCAAACAGAATAGTATTGTATTTGGATTACCTATATTATGTCATATTGATAAGGATATACATGCAATCGCAGCTCAGTTACCGTATCCTGTATTCGCAATTCAGTACCGTTTTGAAAATAATACCAAGGTGTATCAACGCTTGTTTCAAATAGGCGAGGAAAGAAACGAAAAACCGGCGCCGCATACGCCACAGATCCTACAAGCTCCACTGCATCCACCAGTGCATCCACCACCACCACAATCAAGACGTAGTGAATTTGTAGCACCGAACGATGACATGCTTACGAATATCCAAGCGGTATTTATGGTGCGTCCAAATATTCAAAATGATATTTATGAATTGTTTGTCAGGTCTAGTAATCATCGCGCCAATGAATTCGTATTTCATAACTTCGCGCATATATCCGGATATAAAACAAGTGTTATGATGAATCGTGTATTCCGAAATATAATCGAAAATGAACGACTAGACGCACAAGAAGAAAGTGAAGATGAGGCTGAGTTCGAAAATATGGATCCAGACAAGTACGTTTCACTTCACAAGGAATTCTTAATGATGTGTCGATTCAACAAGCGGTTTTGTCGTTGGGTTCCTATCCAGTTTTTATCAGAACAATCTACATCAATGTCTCAAGTAATCATGGATCAACAAGTAAAACAACACGAGTTGCGGTATTTGAAATATCAACGCAAATGAGTATAAACCTAAATTATGATGTATATTATATTATATTCATGTCGCGTATTACTCGCTCGGTCTCTCTTCATCGCCTATATCCCGAATACTTGTCTACAAATATTTCGAAGGTATTTCAAGAATGGAATAAATGTATACCATATATTCGCCCATGCTATGCTGTCACACCGGCATCATCTCCTGATCTTGTTTCACTTCTGCGCAACCAGCGAATCCCGATGATTTGTCATAATGCGCGAGAAGTGAAACTGGTCAATGATTCAGGATTAGTAGTAGTAGATGGAAAACGGATAGGAAATCATGAATGTATTATTCGAAGTAGTAAACATGCGGCAGGCTTGTCATCCGTTCCTGTCTGGATTCATACCAAGATTTCAAATGAAGGAATTGACCAAACACGAGAAATGTTCGAATACATATGGGCAAACAAATACATTCTCAACGGGATTGTCTTTGATATTTCCAATTTCACTCATCCGATACAATCTATACCTCCTCCCATGTATAGTTACAAAGTTGCGATGGATTATATCTTTAGAAATATTGTTTACCCGTTTCAGAAAGAATATGGAATTTCGACCCCGGCAATTATGATCGATGGACGAAGACATATTACACAAATGCGACATTTGTCCGAACTACATGAATACGGATTGTCATATATGAATAAAACGAACACATTATATAATCGGTGCCCTGATTTATCTTTAATTGTCGATTCATTGTTTGATTCGTCCTGTACCATTCCCATAAATAAATAGTAACATGGTGCGTATATATCTCTTCATTTATATATATTCGTGTATATAAATGAATGCATATGAATATTTAGTGAGTGCTTACCATTATGAGTTTTCTAATCTTAATATTTTAGAATGCGGGTCTTGTCAAAATGGTTTAGAAACAGAATCATTCCGAACTAACAACAATTGTTATTACATTGAAGCTAATCCGACCGACTATAATAACATGCTCAACCAGCCGAATGTAAATAAAAAAAATATATTTAATATGGCATTATACAATAACAATGGTAGAATAAAATTTACTTTGACAAGTCATTCCGGAAATTCAAGTATACAGCATTCCGAAGTACACGTAAAAGAGTTATTAGGTTATGGTTCAACGTTTAATGATATTGAGGTTGAATGTTTTACCTATCCATATTTTATTAGAAATATAATCAAAAAGCCGATTGATGTACTAGTGTTAGACATTGAAGGTGGTGAATGCGCAGTATTACAAACGATGAAAGAGTTAAACCCGTTAGAATGTCCCAAATTTTTTGTCATTGAAGCTGGATATGATTGGCCTGAACGTAAAACCCTTTTGACTGAACTTGGTTATACGATCGATTTTTATCAGTTCAATAATGTATATCTCACACATTCATCATTCAATGTGAATAAAAATGAAAATTTTATTCGTAAAATAAATAATGAAAATAGACAATTCGTATGGAATAATAATGTAATTTTTGTAAATGATTTAGTGTAATGTCATATTGTAACAATACGTTTCTTTTAATTTTTGTTAATTTATATTTGTATATATAATAACTGTAATGTTGAACTCTGAAAAGCAAAATTCACCCATCATGTCTGGTGGCGCCAAGCGCAAAATCCGTCTTGGTAGCGAGCATATGAATCTTCAGCCGTCCGCCCCGATCAGCGGGCAGAAAATGCGTAAAATCAAGCCTTTTGTATTTAAAAACCAAAAGAAGTATTTAGACAGGTTACATTCGTCTCCTTGCCGTTCAAAAACACAGAAGAAGTGCAATAGCCGCAAACTGAGACAAAGTTGCAAGTATGCTCGTGGAACCAAGCGTTCGTTCTGCCGCAGGCGTACAAACAAGAATTACCGGTCGTAAGAATCCTTCCACGACCCATTTTAGCTTTTATTATAAGTATTCAAATACTAATAATATCATAGTATAGTATATCATACTACAATGTCGTTACAATATATGCGTTCAAATCCTTTGGCGGAACATAACTCCGGAATTGCATTATCCAGTAAAGAATTACCACCTCAGGCAGGCGGTACTGGTAATATGTATCATGGACAAGGTGGCCGTGCGTTTATTCAGGGTGGAGGTGGAATGAGTCAGTTTCATTCATTCGCGGGTGATGGTCCAGATAATGCATATGCTCGTGGATCGTATGCGCCAGTGACTGTTGGATGTAACTCAGTTACACGCGGTGGACGCCGCCGCCGTAGTGGCAGTAAGCGTAAGCTGCGCCGTAAGACAAAGACGAAACGCAGTAAAAAATGCAATTGCGATATTATTACTGGGTTTGGGGGTCGCCGTCGTAGTAAATCAATGTGCAATAAAAAGAATTGCCAGCGTCATTCTCGTTCTCGTTCTCGTAAATACAAACAACAAGGCGGCAGTGGGTTCGCAAACGCGGCATATTCTATTGGAGGTGCGAATACGGGAGTTGGACGAGACACGTCCGCATTAGCAAATCCGGCACCTTATACCGCATACAATAGTTGTCACCCGGTCGCATAAATATAAAATATAAATGAAATCGTGAATATCGAGATTATTCACGTTATTCTTCTAATCGAATCAAGCATTTCCCATTTGTTTTCGGAATGGTTGATTTCATCTTGTTTTTTGCGCTTTGTTCTGTAGTGACCGAGAGAATTCCAGTTTCTTCATCGATTTCAATGATGTCTGCGTCTGCCAGATCAGCTTCTCTCGAATGAGCAGCAGCAGTAGTCGCCGCTGCTGCTGCCTTGGGTGGCGTGTATTTCACTGTCCAGTTGTTTTTATAATACCCTTCGGTATCAGTCATCATAATACGGTATCGCTGTTTGATGTAATAGGTTTGGCGTTTCAGCCACTGGCTGCGAAATACATCCTGTGGGTCAATGATGTCAATCACAAGAGGTGATGCATGTTTCACTCGCAGGATACGACCCACCGACTGACAGACATCCGTTTTAGGTGATGCCATTATGAGTGTTGTAAGTGTTTTGATGTCTAAGCCTTCCGACGCCATCGCATATGTCGCAATAATCACTTTCTTACTCTCACTCAGTTTCAATGCGGCTTCTTTCATTCCACCGACATAATACCCAACCGTCGCGATTTTGCGGTGTTCAATCGCATCGTGGAAGTATTCAAGTAGCGATCGATTATGTGCAAGAATCATCACCTGTTGATCTGGATTCGTCGCAAGCTCGTTCTGTAGAACATCTAAGATAAACTCGCTGCGTCGGTTATAGTTACACACTTTAGATATCATAGTGCTAAATTTAGGATTGCCGCGATAGTCATATTCTGTTTCATTGAACTCCGCATCATCCACCTTGTATTGAATTCCCTTGACGATGACTGCGTGGCTCGTCGTATCGTTTTTCTCCTTATGAACTACATCTCCTAAGAAATGCTTGAATACCTTTGTAAGCCCGTCTTTTCGCACCATTGTTCCCGAGAGACCGAGTGTGTATTTTGTTACCACCTTCATCATACACCGACAGAATACTTCCGCGGACATGTGATGACATTCGTCATATACAGAGAGACCGAATGAATCAAACAAATCTCTCGGATACTCCTTCATGGAAAGAGATTGGAGCATTCCGATCACGATATCTTTATCGTCGATGTCTAGAATTTGCCCTTGAATCATTCCGACGCGTGCGGCGGGCAAGAACTGTTGAATTCTCTCGATCCATTGATTCAAAAGGAAACTTTTATGGACAATCACAAGTGTTTTCATTCGAAGGCGCGATATAATATTAAGCGCCATCACTGTTTTTCCTTTCCCTGGATCCACGTCGAGCAGCCCGCCACCACCCATTCCAGCATTCTCAGGTTTAGTGACTTGTTGAATGTATTTATCTACGATGACGTTTTGGTATTCACGCATTTCGCCAGAGAATACGAGAGATTCTGATACTGGAACGCCAGGAGGGATCCGAGATTCTTCTGGAAGGCCGTATATTTTTGTTCCATAAAACCGAGGAATATATATCTTTTTAGAACATTCGCGGTAAATTGGGAATTTAGGGGGTTGTACTGGAGCTTTAGGAACATACGCACCAACGGTGAGTTCATCTCTCAGTATCTTTAGATCCTCGGCGTCCATACATTCTTTGAGAAGAGTATAACCTCGTGGTCCATAATAGGTAGAGACGGCAGAAACAGTAATGGGCACCGATGCGGTCATTTGTGTAGATTAAAAATAAACTCTCCGAGAGATTTCAATTGTATCGAAGGTTAGTTTTAGAATAATATATAGTATAATAGTAATAACATTCTATTTGGTTTATATATAGGCTATATTCATTCAATGGATACATTCAATACACTCATGCGTCAAGAAAAGCAACACGAAATGGTGATTTTCGTCCTTTTGATATTGTATATTGTATTTACGCCGTCAGTCCCTCCTGCATTGGCAGAATATGCGGAAAGCACTATTGGACAAGTTATCGTGATCATTCTCGCCATCACTCTCTTCTTGAGCACTAACCCGGTTGTGGGTATTTTAGGATTCTTAGCCGCGTATGAATTTATTCGCAGGGCTAGTCGCGTAACTGGCGTCTATGGCATTGAAACATTCTCTCCGACAGAAGAGAAAAAGAAACAGATTATGACGGCTATGAACCCCGCACCGGTAAAGACACTTGAAGAAGAGCTCGTCGACAGCCTTGTTCCAATTTCACCAAATGATAATATCGGATTGACTGATGGTGGTTCGTTTCAACCTGTACTTGGACCATTGTACGGTGCAGTTGAACCCGATTACCAGGGGGTCATCTAATTCGAATCTGCCGATTCATTTCATTACGTATCGCAAACGATATATATTGTTTGTGATACACTACTACGCAATAGTATTTTGTAGTTATAAGCCACTCACTCCGCCACCGCCGCCGCCACGCTGCCCCATTACTACTCCTGACGAACTCACTTTATTCCCAATTCGGTTGAATATAAAACGGAACAGGTAAAATAGAATTGCTGCGATCACTAATCCAAACATTGTACCAATAAGTGTTCGAAAGATGTCATTTTGTAAGATAGTTTCCCAATTCAAACCAACCTTACTGAGATCTAATTCCGCCATACTACCGAGTTCACCATTATTCGCTGCTTGCTGATATAATACTGTACCATCTTCGCCGGTGGGATTACACTTGATGTAGATATCACCACTACCTTTCGCATTATTTGCACCACGCTTATTGTAATAATACATGTTTTTCGGCATTTGATTTTCACTAATTGGTTCTGTTGTCGTGATTGCAGTATCACGACTTGTGTCATTTAAACTTGCCAATGAATCGCGAAATACTAGAATTGCATCTTTTTTGTGATAGACGATATAATTATATACACCTGTGTATTGTGGCAATAAATGACGGCCGACATATGTAAAGAATCCTTCTTTCGGGATAAGGTTTCCTAAATTGAAGTTATTCACATCAGACACGTACTTTCCACCACTTCTCGATCTACTCGGAAGATTCTGAAGAATAGTGTTCATAATATCTGAACTCTGCTTTCCAGCTCCATTACCGATATTGATTGGAATCGAGACAATTAAATTGCGCCCATCTGAACTGGAATGATATGCGAGAAGCTCTGCATCAGCAAGAGCACCGTCGTAACGATGTAGCGATGGTTGGTAAATATGGATATGCTCCACTTTATAGTCTACCCCATTGTATTTTGCAGGATATAATCCTCCGCTGCCACTATCATATGGAATGCTCAAGTAGGATCCTTTGTGAAATACATTACAGGTACTCGTATTGTATTGGTATGAAAAATTACATGTTGACGAACATGACCTATCTTCTTTTCGCATAATATCAGATGTCAAATTTACTGGCGCATCTCGATTTGATTTTTGTTTCGATGACATTTGGTTTATTTATACCTTCTTATGCGTCTTTGTATTTCTATATATAATATTATATATAATTTATGTATATGGAAATCGTATGAAACTAACACGAAATAAGATACGAAAGATACGAAAACAACAACATCAAAGTGTTAGAAAATGGAAAAAAGCGCGAAATTCAATCCGGAGGAAGGTTGCGACATTTAGACGAAGTCCGCAGGATCTCATTTCGAAACGGAGAAACGTATTCAATAAGACCTTGAAAAAATATATTCCGATTCCAGTCTTGGAGTATTTGAAGGATAAATATCTCAATATGCGCCGAATGCGACGAAAACAACGACGGATGAAGATGATTGGTGGTGAAGGTGAGGGTGATGCTGGCGCTGCCGAAGCTCCCGCCGATGCTCCTGATGCTGAAGCTCCCGCCACTGAACCTGCTCCTGAAGCTCCTGCTGCTGAGCCTGCTCCTGAAGCTGATGCTACCGCCACCGAAGCTCCTGCTGCTGATGCCACCACCGAAGCTCCTGATGCTGATGCCACTACCGAAGCTCCCGCTGATGCCACCACCGATGCTACCGCTGCTGATGCCGAAGCCCCTGCGCCAGCTGATGCTACCGCTGCTGAAGCCGAAGCGCCTGCTGCTGAAGCCGAAGCTCCTGCTAATGCGGATGATTCCACTGCCAAAAGTATTGCTATTGCTGCTATATCCGCTGCAAAAGCGTCAGATAAGACCGCCAACGCTGGTGAAGCCGGTAAAGAAGGAACCGAGGAAGCCGCCGGTAAAGAAGGAACTGAAGAAGCCGCCGGTAAAGAAGGAACTGAAGAAGCTGGCGGAAAAGAAGGAACCGAAGAAGCCGCCGGCAAAGAAGGAGCTGACGAAGCAGGTAAAGCAGGTGCTGAAGGCGAGAAGAAGAAAGGCGGTGGTTTTAGTTTAGGACCGGAGATTCCTGGTGATATTTCTATTCACAGTGAGACACACGAGTTGAAAGACTTGAAATTAACATGGAAGTTAGTCGAATTTTTAGTGAAGAGTTGTATTCCATATTATGTACAATTAGAACTGAAAGGTAAATTATTGAACAAACATGATACAGATATTTTTGATGTCCGCCGTATATTATACGGGAAATATGTCACAGAAGAAAATTTCAAAAAAGCTGGAGACAAACAAAAATTATACTTCAAATCTGGAACAGAAGTTGGCATTGCTGATGGGGATTCAATAAGTAGTGAAAATAATACCGACATATTTATTTTTACAGGGGAAAAAGTATCATTTGATCCAAAATCGAAAGAGAATTCTATAAAACTAATTACAGCACCAAAAACACCGAATGAAAAATCATTTGTAGTCACTGATTCAAAACGATTATATCAACTGGCAGGGGATAGTCCATCATCAATAGATAACATGGAAGATGTTGGTATATTAGGAGGAAATTCTATAGACATTAGTGAGTTTAGATTGCAAGTTGCCCCCCTGTCAGAGGCTGATTTGAAAAATGCGGTTGCTACTGCTTCATCCGATGATGGAGACAAGAAGAAACGTAAAAAGATTGTAACAGATGACACAAACAGTTATGTAGTCAACTTATCTATGGGATGTAAAGTAACATCAATTCAAACTTTACGGAAATCTCTCGAAGTTGCCCGTATGGCTCTTGAAGACGAAGACGACGTTTCCAAAAAGGAGGCTATGGATATATTCAAAATGATCAATGGATTATTGCAAAATCCAGAGTTCGCCAAGAATGACGGATTCGATGACTTTAAGGAACAAGTATTCGGATTTACATACAAGATACCTGGTACCGAGAGAAAGTACGGAATCGCGCAATTGATGTCATTTTTTGAGCAAGAAAAAGATAACCTTCCAAAGGATCTAACAAAGGAATTCTTCAAGATGCTTACATTATTGGGTCATGGTCCAGCCGGTGAAAATGGCGCATGTTTGGCATTTGATCGTCCTCAATCGCTCGAAGTAATTGAATACACGAAAACGCTTGCAAATGGAGATATTGTTACAACGAAAAAACTTGGAAGTAAAACAAATCTCGATGGATTTGGAGACGAATTAGATAAACTAAATGCTAGTAATGAGCCAAAAGAGGAAGACGAGAAAAAAGAAGGCGATGCTGAAAAAGAAGAAGGTGATGCTGCGAAGAAAGAAGAAGGTGATGCTGCGAAGAAAGCAGAAGGTGATGACGCGAAGAAAGCAGAAGGTGATGACGCGAAGAAAGCGGAGGGTGATGATGCGAAGAAAGCAGAAGGTGATGCTGCGAAGAAGGCGGAAGGTGCTGCTGCGAAGAAGGCGCCAGCAAAAGCACCAGCAAAAGCGCCCGCACCCGCACCCGCGCCTGCCAAATCTGCGGCTAGCCAAAAGCAAGCAGCAACCGCTATTGCAATAGCAGCAGTATCTGAAGCACAAGCTAACGTTGATAAACCAACTGCCGAACATATTTCAGTAAAAGAAATACCAAAAGAACCATTACCACCATCTCAAGAAGTCGTTGCGATCAATAAACTATACGAAAAGTATCCCAAAAAAAATGAGAAGGTAAAACGATTATTAGAACTAAGGCGGTTTTTTACTACTGAATTTAAAAAAATAATACCATTACTGATAGAAATATTTACAAAGTCAGTAGAATCACAAAAAGCATGGAAAGACGGCGGTTCAAATAAAAGTACACCAATTAATCTTTATCAAACTACAAAGCAATTCAAAGAAACAAAGGCTAATTTAGATAAGCAGCTCGCACAATTAAAGAATAGTAATAATTACAGATTTATCAAACATCGAGAAAAATATACGGATGAAGTTGTTAGTGAATTTAACCCATCCATAGTATTCGCATTTGGTGAGAGTAGAGATCTTTTGATTAAAATGTGTAAATTGATTGATAAATACGCGTGGGCCATGAGTCAAATTAATGAAGCATATGAATATTTTAATGATAATCAAAAAATGAAAGGAGGCGTATTTGGTGTTCCATCACAAGAAGACGTGGTGCGAACCTTTAATAATCAAATTAGTACATTCAAATATAAATTAACGGACCTAGATAAGGAAGCGGAATATACAAACCAATTGGAGCAGCAACTATTACCTAATAATTGATAAAATCGGAAATCACGAATATTGTGATTTTATCAATTAATTTCGACTGATCAAAACGGCAAATACCGGAGTGACGCGCTATCATACGCGGTAACCTTGAAAGCATCATTGTAACCTTCGACATATACAGTGTCACCAGTGCTTACATTATTGCATCCATATTCATTCGTACCGCTCTTGCCATTCACGGTCACTGGTAATTTTATTGCGTTGTTCTTATCGCTTAATGTGTAAAACTGCCATTTATCTCGGTTGGTGAATAATGGACGCCCGATGAGCGGAAGTATCGTTTCTTGTCCGCTACCGCTGCCATTACGCGTAAGAATACCGACTTGACGATACGTTGTATCTACTGAACGTGTTGGAACATTGATGCGGACGCCGCCACCGCCACCACCACCACTGTATCCACCATGTTCTCCATAATGAATTGTATCAACACCGCCTCTGATATCGTAAATAGGTCGGGTTGCGCCGACAGAGTTATCGCGGAGTGGTGGGACATATGCATTTAATAGAACATCCTGGTTTGATGATGGTCCGCCAATTCCGAAATCCAACGAATTAGCTAACGGATCGGTCGATTCTAACAACACTGGACCGTGACTGTGACCGTGACCGTAATGCGGTCCATGTGCGCCACCAAAAAATCGCGAATGTGCATAAATACCAACAACAATCACAACAACCGAAATGATGACAAGCGTGACATTTTCAAAACAAAATACACCAGGAGGACATCTTTTTACCATTGTTAAATTACTAATATTAAATAATGCTAAACGCGGTAAGGGTTAGTATTATTATATGCCGTTATTTATTTTTACTAATTATGGTATTATTTTTTTTTCATGTTATTTGATCCTTCTTTGTTTCCTCCTGGAGTAGCAAACCCTTTCAACATCTCGGTAATACCTCCAATACCACCATTACCGGTGATCTGTTCCATGAATCCCTCTGCTGATTTCAATAATGGACCCATTTCTTTCATGTTTTGCATTAACATTTTTTGCTGGTTCATTAACGACTTGGTTTGATCTGTTAATCCACGCACACCATCTTCGCCGATGATATTTTCGATATTATCGTATGCTTGTTCAAGTGTACTTGCATAGTCAATACGATTAGCCGTGCCATCAGTATTATCGTCGTCTTTTTCATTTCCATTATAATTAGCGGGTGACAGTTTTGTCATTCCTTGTTTATCCTTTTTGGATTTCACTGTAGGTAACGTGGTGTTTCCATCTTTAATCTTTTCACTATCTTTCTTTTCACTATCTTTCTTTTCACTGTCTTTCTTTTCACCTTCAGTACTTCCACCTCCTCCAGTACTTCCACCTCCTCCAGTACTTTCACCTCCTCCAGTACTTTCCTCTTCTTTATCTTCACCCTCTGTCTTATCTTTTTTGATATTCGATTTACCTTCCTTTGTTTTCATACCTTCAGTCACACCAGGTGCACCAATCATTTCAAACACGAATACAGTAACAAACGCCGTTAGAAGTACAATAATCATATTTTTACTAAAGTAAGACATTATCAACCCAATTAATGCCATAAGCACAACAGCGTTAATGTTTTCATTTGCAATATAACGCAATATACTTAAGAGTACAATAACCAAACTGCCATATAATACAAATTTATTCTGGAAAAATGGTGAGGATAATAAACGACCCAAATTTGGCAACATTAAATATTTCTTCAATAATGATAATATATATTTTAAGAATATAATAAAATTGAAAGTATATAGAATTATTGGGATAATATATGTATCAATAATTGCATATGTCGCGCTATGAGTTAGGATTATGCCAAAAATTTAATAGAGAGATTCATGGGTTTAATGAAAATACAAGTTCTCCAGAAGTAGATGAGCATTATATTTGTTTGTATACATTTCCATTCAAAAATACGTTCAAAGATTATATAAACTTCGCAAAATGTTATGGCGCCACGGTTGAAATCGTCAAACCCATCTGGTTATACCCCGGGAATGAAATGGTTGGAATATACAAAACATTTTGGTTGCGTATATTCCAACGAATGTGTCGAAAATGGGTGGCGAATCGACGATATGCACGGTCAACCCAATTATTCACATACTTACTAAAACGCGAATACACTAAAATACATAAATAAGACGGTTTGGATCGTTGGATTGATCTTTTTCTTCCGAATCACTGCCTTCTTCGTGATCGTTAGCTTCTTCTTCGGTTTCCTCGTCTTCCTCTTCTGCGTATTCATCTTCTTCGTCGTCATTTGCGTCCTCTTCCATGTCATCATCATCTTCATCGTCGTATTCTTGATCCTCGGCATCATCCTCGTCATCTTCAGTGTCTTCGGCCTCATCATCGTCGTATTCCTCATCAGTGTCTTCGCCGTCATCGTCATCCTCATCGTCGTCGTCCTCATCGTCGCCGTCATCGTCGTCCTCATCGTCCTCATCGTCGTCCTCATCGTCGTCCTCATCTACCTCAGTATCATCATCGTTTTCTTTTGTTTCATTCGAATTTTTATCATCGTCCATGAATGTTATTTCATTTATTTTATCAACGGCAACACCAATAATTGTATCCACATTCATTAATTTGTCATAACTAATTCTCATTTTTTTTAGTAACCCTCCAATGCGCTTCTTATCTTTCACCAATTCGGCCATCATTTCCGATGACACACTATTTTTTGAATGAATACGTTTCTTCGTCATATTTTCGCGAATCAGATGATTCAAGTGGCGATAAATTTCATCTAAAGAATGTAATTGTAATCTATGCTCATCTACCATTTTATCAAATAACTCTTTCGCTTTCATATACACCGACAGTAAATGCTTATTATACTTCAAATTATGTTGTAATGTAAGCATCTTTTTCACAATTTTACGTTTTGCATCATTTTCATTGGCTCGAAAATTTCGTATCGCGTTATCATTCATAGCTAAAAAATCGGAATCACCGAATGTCTTATCACCTTTTTTCTCTATTTTCATTCGTCTAATGGTATATTACTGTTATTATAACATTAGAATAAAAACATCCAGACGTACACGACGTGGATTATTTATAATTTTTCTAGTTTATTCCACCAACTACACGGTTTATGCCAAAATTCAGTATAAAAAATATCTCCATTGCAGAAAAACGCCGCACTATAACTATAAGAACTCGCAGAGGTAACAAGTATGTCCGCCATTGTCATTCCGAGATAGGTATCTTCGTTCGAATCGTTGATATGAAGCATCACATCAGGACCAAGAATCTCGTGTCCGCTAATATTTGCAAACTTCTCTTCGGTACCCTGTGAGTAAATATGAAACTGAATACGATTGTTACTGTCTTGCTTGATATATTTATCTCGGATCGTCATTAGCGACTTGATATAATATTCGTTCGTATACTCTTCGCCACCATTCGGGCGTGTGTCGTCGCAATTGGGACGACGGATATGTGCTGCGAGATGATGCGTATACGTGCGATCACCGTCAGGAATACGATACAATCGAGGACGGTCGCGAACACTGTTCTTATTCTGCCAATAATAATCCTTGATTCGCGCCATGCTTTTACTCTTCATGCATTTATCAATATTTCTCTCGACATAGTTGAATATATCATAAAAATCAGGCGTAAGAATATTCTGGATCGTTTTATCTGCAATAGCATCATCATAATTCAAATAATGTGGCTTGATGTTCATTAGTGTTTCCAATTTTTGAATATAATTAGGATCATCCGTATAATTATGCGCCATCTTATTCGGTGTTCTGTATATAAATGTCGATTCTTCGCATTCTTCCGCATAAATACACGTCCACACGAAACGTTGGAATTGAGCACCAAGACCGTCATCGAATGGGATGGTTGAATAGTATCGTTTCTTTGTAGGTACAATAAGCGGTGCACCAATAATATTCGAGTCGGGCAATGTGGAAGATGACGGTGGTGTGATAAACTGGCTTTCATTATTCAGTTCGTATGCGTTAGGTTGCGTTTGGTCATTTCTTTCTGATGTTAGACGACCGATATGCCGATTCGTAAGGTGATTGTAAAAACCGGACAAAAACCCCATTTGCATCCATCGGTTCGCATAATCCATCTCGAAGAATTGATTTGGAGTATCATAATTGCCAACGGTTAAAATTGCCGCTACATCGATTAGAGATGGACGGAAACTGTAATGCGGCCAATAATGACAGTTACCGTAATCAAAATTACCATTAGCCTTATACTGATGAAGTGCTACTTCATGTGCCATTTTTCGTAATATTTTGTGACCCTGAATCTTGTAATCACGGATCGTCTCGCCATAATTTCTATTATAAAGGATTTGACGCACATTATATCCCGAGTTTCGCGAATCTATCATCATTTGCATTGGTTTATACACATAGCTCCCCGGTGTATGAAATAGAAAATCGTCCTCCATATGAATCCAGTATTCGGGACGAAGTTCATTCAGTTTATCCCAAATAATTTTCATGCTAGGACGATGCCCCTTTTCTGCAGGAGTTTTCATATAATAATCGATCCATGGGTACTCCTTCTGCATTTTATCGCGGTCTTCTTCACTGGAATTATCGTCAACACAATACCAGTAATCTACAATGTTGATATCCGTCCACATATTCAATATAGAGTTCACTGTCTGTTGAAAAAGATCAAAACGTTTGCATGTAGTAAAGGTAATAATAACACGAGGGTTCATTTTACGGTCACGGTTTATAACCGCAATTGACGGTTGTTGTACTGGTATATTTTTATCCAAATACGGCAATTTATCAGTCGATCTCGATAGACGATATTCGCTTTTAGTATCGTCGCCAGAAACTTCTAACAATTCGCATGGCGCGCATAAAGCTGGGCGCACTTTGGTAAACAGTTGCTCCCATGTCTCAAAATCGTCATTACTGTAACTGTCGTTTTTTGCTGCAACAATCGCAAGATAGTGATCTACAGTATAAAACAACCGCAGAACTTCAGCAGGTGAGTCTTCATCGAGAAACTGATAGTAAAATCGGAGATTATTGTAGGTAGACGTCAAGAAGTGATACGCCATAATATTATGACGAAGAATCGTCTTACAGCATTCATATCCACTACGTTTGTCTGAAATATAAAAAGCCGAAATAGAATTGTTATACTCGATGATGTCATGATATTTATCAGTGGTCAGAAATAGCTTATGCTGTGGAAACTTGTTATAATCCTTATATTTATGATAAAGCGCGTTTACCATAACATGATTACCGTCTGCGCGCAGAATTTCCATGACGGATGCAACACCTTCTATACGCTCTTCATCATATTCCATTGTTTTACAGTAATATTTCAGCGAGTTATATTTATCACCCTTCTTGTTGTACAAATCACCAAGACAAAGTGCACTGTAATATTTTTCCTGTGCCCAATTATTTTGATTGAGAACCCGTTGGTACCATTCGATCGATTTGTCAATATATGCTGGTCCAGCGTCCATCCAACTTTGCGCGCAGTAAAACGAATATCTCTCGGCAAGAGCGCGATCACCGCCATCCCCCATTTCTTGATGAAACCCACGCTCGAGAACAGCCGCATCATTGATGTATTTATTCGGGTCTTTATTACGACTACCACTTCTACCAGACTCGACGTAATAATCGCCTTGAATCGCGAGCGAGCTTTCTTCTTTATCTACGCACGCAATATACTCGTGAAGCACGCCGACAAAACGCCATCTTTTCCGGTTATTCACAATCAAGGTTCGCAAGTATACGAAAGATTGACCCAATTTCAACTGGTAGGCATCATGTGTAAGCTCACGTGGCATGCGAAAGTCTCCGTGTATGCTATCATCTGCATCAAATATGAAGAGATAATCTGTTTTATTAAACGCCATTTGAAGTGATAATGTACGATTGAAGCCGAAATCACGCCATTCTACTTGTTCAATGTGTCCAGGAATACCTTTTTCCTTAAAAAAGGCGCGAATCAGATCCATTGTATTATCGGTTGACCCAGTATCTGAAATAAAATATGCATCAAAATCAACATAAGAGCATAAATTTTGAAGTGTTTTTACGATAATATGAGATTCATTTTTGACAATCATATTCAAGCAAATTGTATAAGATTTAGAATGTTTTCGAGGTATCGTCAACTCGACGGAAGGTGATTCATCCTCGTTGCTTATTTCAGTAATCAACATCTGAGATATACATTTAATATATCGTTGTTTTTAGGTCTCTTTTTATTTTACTATGATATAGTAGCATTCTACATTTCATTTCATTTCATTTCATTCCATTTCATATGTCTTTTACACGATTTCGCGACGATCCTGACCGTGTGAAAAAGCAACTTCAACAATCTACAGATGTTGGACGATACACGTTAAATGTACCAGGACCTGGTGATAAACCTCTTTATATGGAAGATCCGTATGTCCGTGCTCAAATGTGGGCTGGTAATATTATGACAAATTCGATTGATGTTGAAACTGAGTTGTTTGGTTTATCACGAAAATTAAATCGTGATTCTGCAGAGAATTATCATCATGATTCGCGTGCATCCATTGCATCACGGACAAACGAAGTCATACAGTGTCCGGTTCGCGGCGGTAGTGCAGTAGAACAATCTCGCGCAACCCACCCCGCATGGATGCTGCGTGACGTTGAACGGGACAACTGGAAAATGCTTCATTTTGATCCTCAAGAAAACGTATTTATGCCATTTTATAATAACTTGAACACGCGCATTATTGAAAAGGATCGGTTTGTTCCACAAGGAACCGTTCCAGGTCTATCCGATGATACTTATTATAGTGTTCATCCGGGGAATATGAATCCCGAAGCAGCAGAAAGGGAAGCAAATTTGGAAGGAATGGCCGGTGGACGACGAACAAATGAACGCGGTTTAGGCGAAGGTTTCGCATCACATAACGGAAATGGAATACATAATGCGGGAGATATGCGTCAATTTAGCGGAATAAGCGCATTGTTTTCGTAATACAAGAATATAGAAGTAAATATTATATGTATTAGAATAATATATATAATACGGTAATATAACAGGGTTAATATAGTACGATAATATAAGTGTAAATCAATGGCTGAAATCGCATTAATATTAGGAAGCCTTGGAGCAGCTTATATTGCTTCAAATCGTAATAATGGACAAAACGGGTCGAAAGAAGGTTATCGAAACACGAGTACGAATCAGTCTAGGTATCTTCCAAATACAAACATACCAACAACAAATTATCCAGTGATCCGGCCAAACACCGGATCGAATGTCAATGAATATAAGAATGCAAATGCGGCTACCGATCGTTATTATGCTCGTGGCGTTGATTTTGATAAAATGTCCGCAGGTGTTGCCGGTGGTGTCGGTGGTGTAGGCATTTTACGCGGTATACCCGAAAGAGGTCGTGATAATTCAAATGATAAGAATGACTTTATTTCAACCGCGGCTACGACATCGTCAACATCGAGTATGCTAGGTAATTTAGATACACAATTCGGCGATAATTATAATAAAGATGGATTTACTTCTCTGTTAGGGACTAAAATAGACCCATCCACGTTTACCCATAACAATATGGAACCCTATTATGGTGCAAAAGTTCGCGGAATCACGGCAGGCGCGAATATGCATGAAAACGTCTTGGATAATAAGGTCGGTAGTGGATCGCAATTTTTCTCTAAGACGGAGCAAGCGCCTCTGTTTCGTCCACAAGATAATATGCATTTACCAAATGGTATGCCAAACCAGAATGATTTTTATCAATCCCGAGTACTTCCAAGTATGAAGATCTCTAATGTGAAGCCATGGGAAGAAGTGCGCGTTGGCCCGGGGTTGGATCAAGGCTACAGCGCACAAGGCGCGCTTGGATTTAATTCTGGAATGGAAGCGCGAGAGAAATGGATGGATCGCGGTGTCGATGAATTACGTGTGAAAACCAACCCCAAGTTGTCGTATTCACTTGACGGACATCAGGGTCCAGCCGCACATTATGTCCAGAATGCACCTACTGCGGAAACTTTAGGCCGTATGGAAAAACATCTTCCCGACACTTTCTTTGTAAATACTCCGGATCGTTGGTTTACAACAACTGGAGCAGAAAAGGGTGAAACGCAACGCGCAACTGAAATCGATCGTGAAAGTAACCGTCAAACGACAACGACCGAATATTTTGGCGCGACGGCACCGGCTGATGGTGGCGCTGCAATGTATGCGCCGAAGAATTTCGAAGATACTCGTCGCCAAACATACGACGGTAAACCGATTATTAACCCTTATGCCGCTGAGAAGAACACTGCCACAGAGGCGGATTTCGGCAGAATGAGTTATAAATTAACACATAACAATCGGACAACCGTACGTCCAAATGAAATGGGTGGAATTCACGGCGCACTCAAAGCAGTTGTCGCTCCTTTACTAGACGTTCTCAAGCCGTCTCGTAAGGAGAATGTTGTAGGAAATGCTCGAATGTACGAGAATGCGCGAATGCCGGTTCCCGCCGCTGTTACAGCCACATTCAACCCAGCCGATCGTGCGCCAACCACAATCAAAGAGACTACCGTTGGGCTGGTTGGGTTTGACCATTTGAACGTGGAACGCCAGGCCGCAGCAGGTTATTTAATCTCTCAGAATACCCCGATCGAGACAGAACGCGCAACAACCAGTACTGATTATTTAGGATCTGCTGGTGGTGGTGTTACCCGTATGGGAAATGGACTCTATAACGCTGCTTACAACCAGCGCAATAATGTCAATAAGACATACAAAAACATTACCAATCATGGTTCAATGTCACTGTTTAATTCGAATACAAACGTTCAGATCGATCGGTTAGATGCGGATCGTCTCAATAACCGTGCGACTGTTATGACAAATGCACCTTCCTCTATTCCGAGTATTGATATTTATGGTAAGATGACGATGCCCCAAAGTTACGATGAAAGTAAGTTGAACGAGAGAATCCAACCGGATATTTTGAATGCATTTAGACAAAACCCATATACGCACAGCCTTCAGACGTATTAACCGAATTCAAATCCCATAAATCGGAATATTATGATGACAAAATTATTAATCCATCATAATATAAGCAATAGTTATTTTTATAACAGTATAAATTAGTATACCGACCTATAATATTAAATGAGGATCCTAGAGTTTTTTCAAGATAAATACACGGTGATATTTGTACTGCTTTTAGTATTATTAGTCAGCGTTTGGGTTTCGCGAACCTATCGTAATGGTGGATTCAGTAGCTGGATTGCGCCATCGGAAGGATATGGAAGTGGGGTAATTGAAGGCTTTGACCAATCGTTAGCTGTAACAACTATTTTGGAGACATTTAACGCTACATCACATGGTCAAACACCAGCTGTTGCGTCTGCCACAGCGGGTGAATTAGTATTGAACAAATGTGAGAGAATTGTGAATAAAGATACTACATTTCGGTTTATATTTAAACATACAACCACATCAGCTGCAACAGAGAACAATCGTGAATTTGTAATTACATTACCGGACAGCTATATTCAAAATACTACAAATAGTGATTTAACAATAAGATTAAGGGAATTTCCAGGTACAACTGTATCTGCGGACAAAAAAAGTTCTGACCACTTTTCAGGAAAAACGATTGAGGAGACAGGATCAACAAATATTGTATTGACACGTCCTGAAACTACAGGATCTGTTAAGATAGTGTATAAATTAAAACCCACAACTGAAATTAAATCAGTATTGTATACATTAGAAATAACCAAGCTGAAATGGGTCAGCACATTTAATACTCCGACTGCAGCATCTTCCCTGGTTACATTGTCAAGTAGTATGGAACCGGTTGAGAGTAATCGACTGGTCGCTATTCAATTATGGAATGATACTACCGCATCTAAACAAGTGAAGATATTCGCGAATACAACTTTTGATTTATTGCCCGAATTTGGAGATTGTCGTAAGATTACTACAACTCCGATGGCAGAGTTGGTTGAACGCGATGACTCAACTACAGCATCCACTACAAGGAGTCAAACCGTTTTCAAATTGAAGTTTATGTTAACGAATCCATTCGGACCATTAGATCTCATGATGATACAACTTCCGAATTTATCAAGAGTAGATGGTACAAACTTTTATGTGAAAATTATACAAGGTACCAATTCATTTGCATCATTTAAAGACCAAATATTCGATGCAGGAACAACCGGAACATTACCTTATGCTACATTTAAATTGGCTGGAGGTTCAGATCCGGTACTCGCAAATACGTTAGCCACGTTATATATCTATGGTCTTCGTACACCAGATATAGCAGTGCAAATTCCATTAACGGATGTCAAAATACGCACATTTTCATTCAATACAGTCGAACAACCCGGCGCCCAATATAATTTTTCTAGTACAAACTTTTTAGACGCTGGCGAATATACATCTCCGACAATTGCAGCTAAGTCTTCAACGGGTATTGGATCCACTTCATCTGGAACGGCAAGCGATGGAACGTCATATGTCGCATCTTCATCTTCGTCGGCGCTTATTTCAGATGTCAAACGTCAAATGAACTGGGCGATTGAAGCGCAGAATGAATATGATTCGGCCTATAAAGCACTTCGCGCAGCTACGACAACGAAAGCGAAAACTGATGCAGAGTTAAGATTTGATGTTGCGGTTGCTAGGCGTAATCGTCTTATTGCCAGCCATCCGGATTCTTGGTATGATGGCGCGAATTGGCGATACGGAGATGACGGTCACGTGCGTAAATGCGTTGAACCGTCAAATCTCTCGAGTAATGAAGGAAATTGTCAAAATGTCTACAGAATGGATGTTAGTGGAAACTTAGTAAAATCTGCAGATGGTAACAATGTTGTCTTGATGAGAAAATGCCCGTGGAAATGTAATAATCCGGGGCAGTCTGGCTCTGATTCTTGTCGTATTGACGCAGACTGTTTGAAAGTTATACGCTGGGCGACTTATTTGCCAGATGGAACCCAAATTGAACGGAATTTACTTGCGACAACGCGGTCGAAATATGATGATATTGCGAGAGATACGAACTATTCATCTCTCGATGAAGAGGATATATATCGCCGCGGTATTACTCGTAATTTCCGTGGATACGGGCGAAGACCTAAAAATCTTGCACCTGGTGAAGGTTATCCAGCACATGGAAATAGTCCAGGACTATTCGGTACAATCCGTGATGCTGCAGGGAACATCATTCGCAGTGTTGGAAATTGGATTGATCCAAATGATCCTGCTGCGAATAAACGCACGAATCGCCACAATGCCTATTATTATGAAGATGGATCACCTGCTGCGACAGCGTACCTTGGAAAATATAATGGTCAAGGATACGACGAAGAATCCCCGTTTTATGCAGCATCTAAGCCTACGAATTACTATTACACCACCAATTACTATTATAGTGACGCAAACACCGGCGATGAAGCGGCAGCAAACGGTGAACAAGATAAATCAAATGTTAAACCATATGAACAGTCAATTAATTTATAATTAATTTATGAATAATAGAACAAGATAATTGAATTAAACGGAGATATATCATTATTACATCAACTATCGTAATAATGACAACTTTAAACGATCTTCCTGATTTTCATACAAATATTCATAACAAATTAAACGTATTCATCAAGAACCGAAAAATCCCAAATATAATATTTTATGGGCCTCATGGATCCGGGAAAACCTATATATTAAACCGGTTTATTCATTCGATTTACAGCGGAGATAAAGCTGCCATAAAAAATTATGTAATGCGCGCAAACTGCGCACATGGTAAGGGGATTCGTTTTATTCGCGAGGAATTGAAATTTTTTGCAAAGACAAATATCGACTTTAAAGAAGGGGCGATTTTCAAATCAGTTATACTGACAAATGCGGATAAATTAACCATTGATGCGCAATCTGCTCTTCGTAGATGCATTGAGTTATTCAGTTTATCAACACGGTTTTTTATTGTAGTCGAAAACAAGGACAGTTTACTCAAACCCATTTTGTCTCGCTTCTGTGATATCTACATTCCGCCCCCGGTTGTTACAATTATGGAAGTAGGTGTAGACATAGACGTAAATCCAGGTGCATACGATACAATAGGATCAACGCCAGTAAATTTACATACATTTTTTGCAGACCAAGCATGCGATACATATAAAATCATCAAAGCGAGGGATCAATCCCTACAAGAATTGATAAAAGTCCACCCGATTTATCTCGAAAATACAATCAATGATGAAATTCTGAATGAAAAACTGCCTAGCAGTGAAGAATATTCAAATATATTAGACCTATCTATCGTATTATATGAGCAAGGGTATTCAGCCTTAGACATTATTGACTTTATTCATACTTATCCAAACATGAATGAATTGAAAAGGTATGAACTTCTTATAATGTTTGACAAAGTACGCAAGGAATTTAGAAATGAGAAACTTTTGATATTGTATTTACTTCATTTCATTGTATTTCGTTGTAAAATGAGTTTAGAAAATATTTCATTTATGTAATACTCCATACTCCAGATCTATCTTGACGCCATGGATGATTATTCAGTGACTTCTCTTTACGAATCTAAGAATGAATGGGCTTCGCGTCTTGTAAATATTCTTACACCTTTGATCCAAGAAGGGTTTCGTTCTATTCTCGATGAATCTATAAAGCTTTGCGTGGGAAATAAGGAACAAGATAAATACTTGATGACGTTTCAGAACCTTCTCTCGAGAGTTCCGAAATGGAACCCAAATATCATCAAGGAAGAGACTTCGCGAATCAAGGAGCGAAGCACATGTGGATATTTAGAAGATTTAATCACCTGTGTCCATATTATTCATTTGAAGTGTATGACGGTTATGCGCGTAGGTAGTAAACAGAAGAAGGTGGATATTAAAATTCCGCATCTCTCGGATTTCATTCACAAGATCTATGTGAATAGTGCACGAAAGCTCTATTCCAACGTCTATATTTTCGAGAAGGGTATTCCCCCACTTCATACCCAGCGTAACAATCGCGAGTTTGAAATTATTGTGAAGGAGTGCATCTATAATACGATTCGCGATAATATTCCGGTAGAAGATCTGATCAAGATGTATTTAGAAGAAACGATTGAAGATGTTGTCGAAGTCACTGAAAACGAAGAAGTGATAAAACAGGAGCCTATTCTCTCGGAAGAGGACGCCAATCTCTCGGCAAGGCGGCGTACACATCAATCCTCCACTCGTCGGCGCAGGCATCGTGAACGTGAACGCGATCGCGTAGCAAGTGATGACGGAGAAAGTGGAGGCGAACAAGCAGCACCGATTGAAAACTTAGACTTTGTTGGCGAGTTGAATGGAAGTAGTGCAAGTTCGGAATCAACGACAACAGATGCAAGCTCGATTGCTGTAACGAGTAATGGTGTATCGTTTGGAGAGAATGAAGTGCGAACATTTGAAACAGATTCGAGCGAGAGAAAGAACGAGTTTATGACCGATGACGCAGATGCGGATGATGATGATGACGGTGGTAGACTCAAGATTGGAGGAGATATTAAATTAGATACACTTGATATTCATACATTGAATGATATGCAATCCATTAATGCATCGCCACTGTTGGACGATATTGAAGTATTAGCGTAATAACACCTTACATGAATTGGTTTAAATACAGAATTCGTTTATAATTTATAGCACCATGGAACAAATTATAAACTATTGGAACAAGCAGCCTTGCAATATAAAGCATTCTTCGGCAGAAGTTGGCACGAAAGATTACTTTGAAGAGGTCGAGAAACGGAAATATTTTGTCGAATCCCATATTCCCGATTTTGCCGAGTTTGGTAAATGGGATGGTAAAAAGGTACTAGAAATCGGGTGTGGCATCGGAACGGACGCAGTCAATTTTGCGAAACATGGTGCCGAATATACGGGTATTGAGTTGTCTGAAAAATCGCTGGAGATCACGAAAAAACGATTCGATGTGTTTGGACTGAAAGGCACCTTTTTTAATGTAGACGCGCAAGACATGGATGCTTTATCAAAAGTTGGTAGTGAGTTCGACTTGATCTATTCATTTGGTGTCATACATCATTCTCCAGACCCCCAAAAAATAATAGATAACTGCTTACAACTACTGAAGCCAGATGGCACACTTAAAATTATGGTGTATGCCGAACAATCTTGGAAAAAGATAATGATCGATGGTGGATTAGATCAATACGAAGCGCAATCGAACTGTCCAGTTGCATTTACCTATACGAATGATCAAGTGTATCAGATGTTCAGTCGGTTTAGGAATGTTCAGATTCGTCAAGATCATATTTTCCCATATAAAATACCGGAATACAAGCAGTACCAGTATAAAAAGGAAGAATGGTTCGAACATATGCCAGAAGATATGTTTAGGACACTAGAACAAAAATTAGGATGGCATTTGTGTATAACATGTCAAAAATAATACACAATGGTATATTAGTAGAACGCCGCGATGGAGGATGATCCAGACATGAAGTGGTATGACAATATTTTTGTAATTGATTTGTTGATATTCATATTTTCATTCGCCTTTTTAGCGATTGCAGGCGGGGTTATGTATGTTTGTTATCCTCCAGTGATGATGGCATTCCAGACATAGCATCCGTAACATCGCGTTTTTGCATCATGTGAATTCGTATAATTCATCATAAATAAGTGAATTTGTATGTATATACGTCTATTTAGAACTATATACATGGTTGACTCTACTAAAATGTTCATCACGGGTCTAGTTATCGCTGTTGTATATTTTTTATTGAAGTTTATGGAAATGCGATTTGTTGACCCCGAAAATCAGAAACCGATAAAAGTACTTGTACGTGACTCGATTATGGTTTGTATTTCTGCAGTGGTTGGAATGTTCGTGTTGACACAATTCGACGGACTTGGAGGAATCGGTGGTAGTGGTGGTGGAGGCAGTTCTACTGCAGCACCAGCAGTATTTGTAGATACACCTGGGTTTTAATCAGATCAATCTAAATGCTCGTGGTTGTTATCATTTGTTAGTACAACCGGAGATGTAGGCGAATCTGGTATATTCTCTTTAGTATCATTAGCAACATTAACACCATTATCGTAATAGTGTTTTCCAACCTGGTTCAAGTTGGATAACATAAGCCACCATGCTTCTTTATAGGAGTGCTCAATGTATTTGAGGTCCGGTGACCATTTCTCACAAAATGCGCGAACATACGGCGCAGCAATCGCATTTTTATACTGCGGCATTGATGGAAATAGATGATGTTCGATCTGAAAATTGAGGTACCCCATGATCCATGTTACCATCGGTGATTTGGTAGATATATTCACAGTGTGATCCAGTGCATATTCAAACCAGAGAAGATGCTTGTCTTCCGGAATCACGCCAGTAAATGTGTGTGAAAGAGAGAAGTGACCGAAAAGGTAGATGAAATTCCAGAAATTCGTGATCATAAGAAGAAAGTAGCACCAAAGTAAGCCGCCACCAGTAGCACCACCCGTATAAAACACGATTGGTATGACAATATGGGATCCTGACATACAAAGAGCCTCAAATCCGGTTTCTAGGTATACTTCTCTCGTTTTGGCAGAACATAACCGGTGAAATACCTTCTTCGGGTGAAGATAATATGTCCAGAATAAATGAACCAATATTCCGTTTACTACGGGCAAAAATGTCCATGCCTGAAGTCGCATCCACCATCGATTCATAAATCGCGCACTAACTTTTCCATTCGTATTGTCTTCAAATGCGCGATCAAAAAACGCTACAAACGGTGTCGTATCCAAGTCGATATCATGTTTCACTTTTTGTGGTGTTGCATGATGTTTTTGATGCATTGAATTCCATACTGACGAACTGACACCGCCGCCAAACCCCATGGTAAAAGTCTGGATCGCACGATCGATCGGGCGGATACCCGTGAAACTCAGATGTCCGCATTCATGCTGTACCCAGCCACAGCGGGTCTTAAATGCGATGAACGAGAGAATGGACGCGTAAATATTATAAGAAGCAAACCATGTTCCTAGACCAAAGTAAAATGCGAGTTCTAATAAACGGAAATAAACGTGGATATAATCTGGCTCGAAACATCCTTGGTTGACGAGGTTTGTGCGCATCTCTCGGAAATCCGTTGTCATTTCTTTCTGGCGTTCAGTGAGCAAATGCGAACGTTCGAGAACCGCGTCAGCGCCGTCGACGTCATCGTCGCCGTCTTGACAAACCGGCAAGGATCGAAGAAGCTTGGTAGCCTTCGTAGACCGATGATGAAACTCGCGGAATATTTCAGTTGCGTCAGGAGAATTCTTGGCATAATTGATGATATTGCCGCCAGGATGCTTAAAATTGGTTATGTCATATGTAACGCCTTCGATTTTGATCGTATCACGTGCCATCGTATATACAATGGCAATAAATAAATAACGTATATAATGTTTATATGGATTACGATCGCTGGTGATGATGATACTTAAAAAATAGTAAGAGTAATGAGAAATTTACGGTTACTGATATGATACCAGCCGTCATAAGGGATGTATCTTGAATGAAATAACCGTGAAGTAGCCATAATACACTTGTCAGTAATAATAGGCACAATGAGTAAAGCGATAAATCTTCGACATGCTTTGTTTGATATGACTTGTATAATTGTGGAAAGAGTTGAATACAATTCACTATGGGTGCCAATATAGCAACCGTGTTTGCAATTGACATATGGAACGGAATGGAATGGAAACGAGTGTATTATTATAGGATGATATAATAGTATACTATTTTTACTGGGTTCTAAAATGAATGCTATAACGGCATCGTCCCCCACACAACTCATCAATGAGTTTTTATCCGGTCTCACGATTGCATTATTATTGATTCCTGAATCTATTGCGTTTGCATTTATTATGGGATTAACACCAAATACTGGTATAAAAAATACGATGGTAATGTCACTCATCACATCGTTATTCGGAGGAATGCCGACGATGATTTCGGGCTCAACCGCAGCAGTCGCAACCTCTATTGCTGGTGTATCGACATTGCTCGGTAAAGAATATATTATCCCAACCGTGATTGCAGGCGGTTTCATGCAGATTTTAGCAGCAGTAACAGGTCTTTATAAATACGTGACATATGTACCCAAACATATTATGTCTGGATTTTTGATAGCATTAGCTGGACTTATTGCAATTCATCAACTCGATAACTTTAAAGACAAGGAACATAAATGGTTGACTGGATTAAAAATGGCAAATACAACTCTGTTTACGATTATTTCTACATTGATTGCATTTTTTGGTGTTATTAAAATTACGCATAGTAAAGATCAATTCATTCACATACCAGGTGGACTTGTCTCTATGTTTGCGATAACCGCTTTTATTTATATGTTCACGAAGTATTATGATATTGATCGCGTGAAAGACATTGGTGCTGTAAATTCCGAGTTACCGTCTCTGATTTCTCTGGATTCAGTATATTCGACTAAGATTAAATATGACGCAGAAAGTCTTATGAAGATGTTACCATTCTCAGCCGCAATGGCATTTACTGGACTCTTGGAATCACTTATTATGGTAAGAGACGCAGAAAGTGCTTTAGGTATAAAGGGCGATTCTTTCCGTGAGAGTATCGTTCAAGGTATCGCAAATGTAGCCACTGGTGTAACCGGTGGGTTTGGTGGATGTGTATTAGTTGGTCAAAGTAAACTGAACTTATTCAACGGTTCCAAAACCCAATTTTCGTCGGTGATTACGAGTATATTGTTTATTGTAATATGTCTATTCTTTGGTCGTGCAATCAATGAAATCCCGATCGCTGCAGTCGTAGGTGTTATGTTGCTCGTCGTATATAAAACGGGTGATTGGGATAGTATCATAAAACCGCAGTCATTCGATCGTAGATGGATAATTACATTGATTACTGCAATTGTTGGTTTTATGTCAGGTAGTTTGTCGCTTGGTGTCGTCGTCGGAGTGGTATTGGACAAAATTGTTACCCGAAATTGAAACCCTAATCCACTGCATAAACATAAAAAATTGATTTGTTGTGTTTATGTTATTTTTGATGTATCGCTCATTCGTTCGCTCACTTCATTCGTTCGCTGACTTCATTCGCTATAATGTCTGCTGCCGCTACTACCGTTGCCCCTGAATCTGTCTCTGTCTCCACTGAAGAAGGATATTGGCCTCTTACGCTTGATGCTGTTCGAGATTGTGACCTCTCATATTTGAATGACAAATGGTCGGAAGACATGATTCGCGATGGAATGCGCTCGATCGTTCGTGTTGGTCAGTTACCAGAGTTTCGCAACAAAGAAATCAATGTTTGGACCCATCTTTCGAATTACAGTCCACCTTCCGACCGCGGTTTCCAGTTCAGTTATGGCGACGACCGCCTTGTTACACTAGTTCAAGATAATATGGAAACCGGTCATTCTGGCGCAAGCATGGGATGGACCATGAGGAATATCGAATTTATTGCGAAGAATGGACTTCCTGCTCACCGGGCGATGTTTCTGAACAGACAGCGCCAGAATAATTAGGTAATGTATCCACATTCATTATAATATGCGTGTTTCGGCCATCTTTCAAGAATTTCGCAGACAACGCCGCGTGCTTCTTATATTTTTTATGTGTGATCTTATACGTATCAAAAAGAGGATTATGAATCTCGTTGGATGGAATGTGACCATGAACCGACCGAGAAATCATCTTGTACAATTTGAAGTCAGGGTACCTCTCTTCACCATTCGATTTGTAGAGAACATTACGCCCCTTGTCGTCGGTTGTCCATTTGACAATCATCTTGATAATCGGGTCTGATTTACAGAGTTTTTCCACTTTACGCAGATCATAGATGAAATAATCGAATAGTGCGCATGCGAATCTGCACAAATCAAAACTGAAGTTTGGTTCTACAGTAGGTTTATCTGGGTTATAATACGGTGGAAAGTTGTATTGGGTTGCCGCGTCACCTTTCGGGTGAAAACTGTCACTGCAGATGAGTTCACCGCGGAATTTGTAGATTGCGCGGCCGAAATCGATGATTTTGAAAATACGGCCGTATGTGGGGACCTTATAATACTGGTCTTCGTAGAAGTAATAAAGAAACTCCTCGGTAGTTTCAACGAACATAACATTATTCGTATGAAGATCATTGTGTGTAAATTCAAACATTTTTTGATACATGACGAGTGTCATAACCACTTGGAATAAAATAGACGACCACTCTTCTTTGGTAAGCTCATCTGTCATCATAATACGATCGAGCGTACTAATACATTTTTCAAGAAGGATTGCCTGAATAGGAAAGTCCTTGATTTTCACGATGATTTGCTCGTCATCGCTGTCATAACTTCCGGTGTCGCTATCGCTGTCAGTTCCACTTCCGCTCTCGCTGTCGCTTCCGCTTCCACTGTCGCTTCCACTTCCACTTCTACTGTTGCTGTCGCTACCACTTTCGTTATCTTTCGCAAACGTTGAATCGTCAACTTGAATCGTGGATGCATTAACATCAAACTCGGCATCATCGGCATTTTCTTCATCATCGCTTATCGTAGTATATGATGAATTTGACTGAGATGAATCCGTATCACTCATATCATCGCGGTCCCTTGTTTGATTCTTAGGCTGTAATGTCGTTGAATTACCGAGTTCTGTATCCTCAGTCACATTCAATTCAACGACTTCCAAATCTCTCGAAACATCTTCTACGGAAGCGGTTACTTCGATTGGCGTAATCGTCTCAGTACCTAACATCACCTCACACTCTGATACATTTTCTAAAATGTTGATTCTGGTTTTCATATTATGATAATCTTCTGCATTTTCTATATAACTATCTGCGCCAGAAGCACCAATGAGTGGTTTCATTTTGTTTCGGATTTTCATGAGCTTACTAATATTGACATCCGAGAGATCACCTTCTACGTCGTCGCCAAATTGAGAATAATCAATTGTAAAAAGATCGTTTTCATAGTTATTGAAAAAAGAACATCCGACCAAGTAATCAATATCATCAAATACATTGGTAGAAAACTCGCGTTGTTTGCATAAATAACTACCATAATAATCGACACCATGAACGATTCCGTGTGTATGAAGTGCGCGACTTGTTAAATACGAGAAGAACCCATCCACGTACGATGTATTGTTCGTGTTTAGCATTTTTTCTTCACACTCTTCTAGAGTTGAATTGTATTTAGGAAGAGTACGTGTCTTATTCTGATGAACCTGGTATTTACCAGACAGGTAACGAATAGGATCTAATAACGGCGAATACTTGACGAAAATTGGAACATTATTTGTATTTCCGTCATCATCAGCAATGACGGTTTCAAGATGGTTTAGAGAGCGGGTCTCGCGATCGCGATCATGGTCATCCGATCGGTCATCTCCCATAATTTGTGATGGATGCGAAATAATATTTTGTAAATAATACTTTTGATTTAACTGGATCCCGTTATAGTTGGTATCGTTGATATCAAAGAATCGAGAATAGATAGGGATATAATTCTGGATATCATACAATAATGCAGGCTCAATTGTATCAGGAGTATATTTATGTTTTCTGTAATGAAGCTGGAATGCTGAAGACATGTTTGTTCCTAAATGTAATATGTAATATGATTGATAAATAGAAGTTTTATATTGATTTTAAACGGGCGTCCATTCCATTCCATTCCATTCCATTCCATTCCATTCCATTCCATTCGTAAAAATGTAACAAAAATAATATATCCAATTTTTATTACATCATAATAACATGAATTTAGAACTTGCAAAATTTGATATGAAAGCAATCAGCTTTCGTCCTGATGAAAACAAGGGCCCTGTTATCGTTCTGATTGGACGTCGTGATACTGGTAAAAGTTTTCTTGTACAGGACTTGATGTTTCATCATCAGGATATTCCGATTGGAACCGTGATATCAGGTACAGAAGCAGGCAACGGTTTCTTCGCCGCCCATGTACCCAAACTCTTCATTCATGATGCGTATAATACCGCCATTATCGAAAATATTCTCAAGCGTCAGAAGGCAGTCTTGAAGCAGGTGAAAAAGGAACAGGATATGTATAAGAAGTCGTCCATTGATCCGCGTACATTTGTCGTATTGGATGACTGTCTGTATGATAACAAATGGACGAAGGACGTCATGATGCGTCTCCTTTTCATGAACGGGCGTCATTGGAAGATCATGTTGGTTATCACAATGCAATATCCGCTCGGTATTCCTCCAAATCTCCGCACCAATATCGACTACGTTTTTATTCTTCGTGAACCATATATTGCGAACCGTAAGCGAATTTATGACAACTATGCGGGTATGTTTCCAACATTTGAGAGCTTTACTCAGGTCATGGATCAGTGCACCGAGAATTATGAGTGTCTCGTCATCAATAATAATGCGAAATCGAATAAATTACAAGACCAAATCTTCTGGTATAAGGCACAACAGCACGGCCCTTTCAAGTTGGGAAGTAAGGAATTCTGGGAAATCTCGAAAAATCTCGGTTCTGACGATGAAGGAGAGCAGTCTTACGATCCAACTGCAGCAAAGAACAGTAAGGCACCGAAGATTAATGTGAAGAAGAGTAAGTGGTGAGGGAAAGCGCTTTTGTTTCAACAAAAGCGCTTTTCTAGAATTAATATTTAAATAACAGGTATTGCTTCTTATTGAAAAAATAATTATTGTTTTGATTAACATTTACGTAATAGTGCTTTTTGTTTTTAAAAGCGTCTAACTATTATGACGCGCTTTCATTAAAAGCGCTTTTATTTTATAAAGCGACTATAACTTAAAGACATTTGTATATACACAGTATAGCATACAAATATAACAATGACTGCATTCACTTCCTCTTCCGACACTATCAATATCGTTGAACTCATCGAAAAAAATCCGATTACAAAGTTGTCTCAAAAATATAATAATATCCTTCTCGATAAACTCCAAGAAAACTTTAACACATTCGAACAGCGATTGTTTGTCAGTAGTTTTTATTGTTACCTGAATTACAATAATAATTCCGACTTTGTTGTTGATTTGGATGATGTATGGAAATGGTTGGGTTTTGCACAGAAAATAAACGTTAGAACATTGCTTGAAAAAAACTTCAAAATTAACGTAGATTATACTGTTTCCATTCCTGAAATTAAAAAATCAGAACAACTAGAAAAAACGTCAGGTGGTAGTGATGAAGAACAACCTTCCGAATCAACTGTTCCATCTAAACCAAAAAATGGTGGTCAAAACAAGCAAACTATCAGACTGACGATCCGATGCTTCAAATCACTATGCTTAAAAGCACAAACGAATAAGGCTAGTGAAATCCACGAATATTATATGAAAATGGAGGAAACACTTCATCAAATATTGGACACCGAAACCAGCGAACTTAAAGCCCAACTTGAACAATCCGCTACAGAGCTAGAACAAAAGAACGAAGTCATCAGCACCCTCAACCAAGCCACCATTACACTCACCCAACAAAAGAAGCGTGCAGTCGAAAAGGCGCTCATATCTCAATTTCCAGTGAATACAGAATGTATCTACTTCGGAACAATCGACAATACAAACGAAGAAAACGAAAAACTAATCAAATTTGGTCACACCAACGATCTCGCTACCCGCGTTGCTGATCATCATAAGAAATACAATAATTTCATTCTTACAGCCGCATTCCGAGTTCATAACAAAGTTGAGATCGAAAACCAAATCAAAGCCCACCCCAAAATTAAACGTCATCTTCGTACGATTGAAGTCGGTGGTAAAAATAAAACCGAAATCATCGCGTACGACAGTACTAATTTCACGATTGATCGACTTTCAAAGCATATTGAGGGTATTATTCATGCCAGAATGTACAATATAGAAAATTTTAACCGACTTCTTCAACGTAACCAAGAATTGGAAGCCGAGAATGCAAAACTTGTTACCGACCTTGAGGCGCGAAACAAAACTATACACGAACTCACCCTCGCCAATAATGAACTCAAAGATAAGACCATACAACAAACCCAAGCGCTTCAAGTCGTCGCAAGTGATAATGAATCCGCCTTCGCACATGTTCTTCTACCGGAAGATGAACTCACCCAGAAATTCCACGAGTTCGTTGAAAAGTGCTGTATTGTACGCCCTGATGTTGAAGAAGAATCAGTTAACATTGAAGGACGGTTTCGTCTTTGGTCTCACACAAAACCTGCGAAAGAGACTTTCCATGCATTGAAACATTATATGGACGTTCGATTCAAGCCCAAACGTATTCGTGGAATACATGGTTATCAAGGCATTAAACTTAATACTGTTGAATATAAAAAGGTGGTATCGAATCCTAATCAAAACCCAGAGCAATTTAACGTCGAAACTTTCCTCTTTCAAACATGTAAATTCTCAGATTGTGGTAAAATATTGAACTCAGTATTATTGAAAGAATATCAGAAATGGAAACTGTCTGTTGGAAAAACGCTTACTGAAAATGACATGAAGAATCTAAAAACGTATCTTAACGCATGTCCTAACGCGTTGAAAGCGACTGTATGGTATGAAAACACTAGCAATGAGGGATATTATGGCATTTCTTTACGCGATGATTATTACACAATGTCACAGAATGTTATACAATATCAACCGAACCCAGTCATCAGTGTCCAAATATCAACTACTGGAAAGAAGGTCGAGAAACGCCTAGTCGTTTCAAATCAATTATTGAAGACATGGGATACCATCGCGAAAGCGGCTGCAGCTGAAGGTTTTTCTACAGCTAAAATGAGTCGCAGTGTAAAAGACAAAACCAAATTTCAAGATTATTATTACTGTGTAGCGGGATCAGTTTAGATGTAAATCTATACTACAGTAATAATAATCAATTATTCATTTATAATCATAAAAATTATATACCCAACCCGACGTTCAGTTCAAGCATCCCCTGCACTGGCCAACTTTGACAATCCATGATCGCTATTCTTATCCATCACGACGTCCTCACTTTCAAAGAGCTCCTTTCGCATCTCTTCAACAGTCATAGTCACTGAAACAGATTCGTCGCCAGCATTCCAAATACCGCCACCAACACTCTCATCCACGGTGATATTCTCCAGGTCACGCGGCTTGGCATCGACCAAAGTCTCGCCGTCAGTTGCCAACATCTGTGTCAACTTATTCCCGCTCTCCTTCGCCAGCTTGATATTCTCCTGAATTGCCTTCGCCTTCGTCTCCTTGACACGCTTATCAAACTCAGTCTTGGCCTGCTCCTCATTCTTCTTCTTCTCCGCCATCAACTGATTCAGTGTCTCCTCCATATACTCGACACGCCCAGTCTTGTACGCGTCAGGGTGAAACGGTACCCACATACCGACAGGTCCAACAAAGACATCGTGATTGGGATCCACCTCACGCAACATCTGGCAACGCAACTCTGCCTCCTTCTGTGAGCCGAAGACACCACGCACCTTCAATCCACGAACGGATGTTTGGAAATTATGCTTCTCATTGAACTCGTTCTCAAGATCGTCCTCGTGCTTGTCCAAGAAAGTCTTGTATTCATCGTAGATGTTTGTCTTTTGAAGGATTTCTTTCTCTTCTTTAGCAAACTCTTGAAAATCAGCCGAAATTTTGTCGAAATTGACATGATACTTGAATGATAGGAAGTTAAGAAACTGGATGAACTTCTCCATTGACTTCTGATAGTCCCAGTAGTGAAGAAACTTCTCAAAAAAGAAATGATCCTTTTGCTTCAAAATGTGTTCTGGAGAAACAAAGGAGAGACATGCGAACTTTTGTCCAGCAATAGGCTTATCTTCCTCTAACAAGTCAATATATTTAGGATTCGCATCACCGGATGAGGTATGCTTTAGTTCAACGCCGGAAGGAGGTGGAAATGACATAATGAAACACGAAATGAAATGAAGCGCGAAACGAATTTATAATATACTAAGTTATACTTTATTTAAGTGTTTTAACGCATTTCATTTCATTTCATTCCATTTTAATTTCTTCTTATTATTTATAATAAATCTCTCAAATGTCCGGAGTTTTTGATTTAGGTGAACTCGTTAAGAGAACCATTAAGTATTTGGTAGAGGGTGTTATGGTCGCTATCGCCGCCTACGCCATCCCTAAACGCAGCTTGTCTTTTGATGAGGTTGCGTTGATCGCTCTCACTGCTGCAGCTACCTTCAGTATCCTTGATACTTATGTTCCGAGCCTGGCTGTGTCTGCTAGGACCGGTGCTGGATTCGGTATCGGTGCCAACCTTGTCGGATTCCCCACCCCTCTCCGTGTATAAATAGTATGAATCCCGGAATGCATATGTCAGTTAATTCTACTGGTAAACCTTAATATATCCTTCGAAGCAGTATATATTAAAGAAATGGTTGTATTGCCACAATTCAACGAATTTCGAACATGGATTGGTGTACCTCCCCCTAAAAAAGAAAGTGGTGCAGTTACAGAATTACGCGAACGTTTCAATTCATACCATTATCATATCGTGGACCGTGATCCAGATCGTTTTAGAATCTTCATTGTTTTAGCAATCGTGTATATTGTTGTTCTTCTTGTTCAAGAAAAACGATATTATTGGTGGTACCCGTCATTTAATCTTACAATACCCAGCTTCAGTAAATCATTTCCAGACGGTCGCGCAGAAATTGATATCGTCGTACGAGATTATATTATGAAACGAATGCCTAGTGACATTGCATTTTTTCGAATGACGGATATGAATCCTGCCGCTGCATTTAGATCTGTCATTACTCCAGATGAAATGACCGTTGAAGAAATGGATCGCGTCATGACAAACTCCCGTGTTATTTTTACAGCAAGGTCATTAAAATACGTATACAATCGGGCACGACCAGCACAAATTGCCCCAGATATCATCAATGAGAAAAATGGAACCTTATTACACTCTGACTCGGCTGATACTCCAGCATATCCTTCCGGACACGCAATTCAGGGATATTATTTAGCAAAGATACTTGCGCGAAAATTCCCTGCGAAAACACAGGCAATCATGGAAATCGCTACCAAAATTGCAAATATCCGCATCATGGCTGGACTGCATTATCCAAGTGATCGCGATTTTGGTTGGTGGGTCGTTGATCACTATTTGACGGATACATAATTAAATACATGCGTCTCTCTCTACCATTTACCTCCAGGGGGTGGCCTCTTTTTTACAAGGTCAGTCATCAGCCTTTCATAATTTACATTCTTTTTTTCAATATCGCTATAACCTGCGCGCTGTATGACACATAACGGCGTTATTAAGTACCACCGATCTTGTTGTTGAAGACGTTTCCAGAATGAATCACATGCATACGCCGCTGCATTTCCTGGATTTGCAATAAGTCCTTCGAGTCCTTCTTCGAAATTGCGAATTAGTTTATCATAATATCGGCTACATACGAGGTAACATCCGGTAGTTTGACAATTTGCTACTCGAAAACAATCAGGAGCCTCGACTTTAAAAGGTGGGTAGTTATTACCTGAAAATAAGAGGACATCCCATTCATCACGAAACCGCGAAAGAAAAGAATTGACTTGATGAACCAATATTTCAGGATGAATAAGTAATGCATCATCTTCCAACATTAAAATATGATCCCACCCATTATCTCTTGCATAACGCAAACACTCAATATGACTTTTTGTACATCCAATCGCACCATTTTCTTCATTTTTAATTGCAGAAAACCGCGGAACTGGAGTAAATCCAAAATCTTTTGGGTAAAGCGAAGTCAGTTCTTCAAACTGCTTTTCAAATAATTCGCGCCGATCATTCCGGGAATCCAGATTGATATACATCGCGTATTTTATATCTGAAAATGTACGAAGCATCGAATCCACGATAATTTTAGAAACGTAAATAATATAATGAACAGATATTATTTATACCGATTTATTTACTATTGATAATGAACTTAAAAATGATTTACACATCATAATATTGTATAACATTTAATATGATAACAATTACAATTATGGGTGGGTTGGGAAACCAACTATTTCAAATATTCACGACAATCGCGACAGCACTTCGTAATAACGACACCTTCTTTTTTATGCAACACGACGAATTAGAAGGAAAACCAGGACATCCGCGTTATACATTCTGGTCAACCATATTTCGCGGATTAAGAAAATATCTGACGCCATCGAATGATATTACAGAAAAAATGTTCCAATCATTACCAACTTGGAATGAAATTGGGTTTCATTATACGGCAATACCAACAGAAACAGTGAAATATACGAAACCACTTCGGCTTCAAGGATATTTTCAAAGTGATAAGTATTTCGTAGATAAATACGCGGAGGTATGTGAGTTTATACAATTACGACAACAACAAAATTGGATCAAACAACTTTACGGAAACGAATCATGGAGTAATGAATATATTGGAAATCCGAATAAACAACGTATCTTAGTAAGCACCCATTTTCGTATTGGCGACTATGTACAAAACCCACATATTCATCCATTAATGACGGTAGAATATTATTGTCGAGCGATTGATAATATTATCTCTGCCAATCATGATAAAAATGCGGCATATACGTTTCTCGTTTTTTATGAACCGTGCGATAAGGATATTGTTTTGAAGAGTATAGCAGATATAAAGGACCAATGTAGTAGGGGAGCGATTACAAGTGTCCGCGATATTCAATTTCATTTTGTCCGTGATACGATCGCAGATTGGCAGCAGCTTTTATTGATGAGCACGTGTGATCATAATATCATCGCAAATAGCACATTTAGTTGGTGGGGTGCATATTTAAATTCGAACCCGACGAAGATGGTATATTATCCGAGCCCTTGGTTTGGTCCTGGTGTTTCGCATGACACGCGTGATATGTTTCCGGAAACATGGAAGAAGATTCACGTCACGTAGGCGCATAAAAGAATGCTATATTAAAAAAGGTCAGATAATGTAGTGATCATGAATATATAATATTTTCGTATTCGTATATATTATATTATTATGGCACAACAAATATTGAATGTTTTGTCAGATGAGACAATAAATTATCTTATTTCACACGATGAAGTGATGAATGCAAAGGCGCGGATTGAGGCGAAACCTGATAGTCGCGCGTCTGAACGCTTTACCATCCCACTCACCCCCGCACTTCGTTCTGAACTATTAAATAACATGAATCTTAATCTGGACCTATACAATGTAACTGTGATTCCGATGCGTTGGATAAAAGGAGATACTCCTTCACATCATGACAACGGAACGACTACTTTTACTGATACATATTTAGTCTATTTGAATGACAGTAATGGTAGTCTACTTGTAGATGGTGTCACGTATCCGATCACTCGTGGGGTTGGTTATCGATTTTCAGAGGGGCTTTCACACGAAACGGTTGGAACCACTGACGACACTGAACCGCGTCTTTTGTTAGGTCCGATGAGCGAGACTGGGTTTGCGGTGGGTGAAGATCCTACTATATCTTATCCAGGCGGAACAACCGTGTATTTACGCCAGACTGCAGTTGGTCAAGATGTTTTATTTAGCACTGACTTACATAGTGACGTATCTACATGGATCGCGATTCCTTGGCCGTGTAATGTTACCAATACTAATGTCAATTTGGGTATATTGAATGTAGAATTCATTTCAAATATAACACTTGACGCAGAAATTGGCGATATTTTGGGTTATTTTATTTGTAAGTCGGGAAGTATTCAGTTTGGATCTCGGACATTGATGCCAGATGGTAGTTGTCCAATTATCACTATCAGCGGTATTGCTAACTATCTTGGTCTCATTGAAAACGGTACCAGTTTAACAAATGCATACAATAATGTCCACATAATGAACCTAGAAATACGCGCTGCGGGCGGAAGTACAGTTGCAAATGAGGCTGGTTGGTTCGGTCAATACTATTTTGGTAAAGGAACTACCACTGCTAGCAATATTATAATGAATTGTCATTCCACCGGAAGTATTCGTGAATATGGTGGAGGTATTATTGGACAGTATGCGGGCCCTTTGAAACTTAGTCATTGTTCATCGTCTGGATCGGTTGGTCAATACGGCGGTGGTATTGTTGGTTCTCATTCACCATCGTCGGGTGTTTTACATTGCGAGTCTTGCTGGTCTTCTGGCACAATCGGAGAGCATGGTGGAGGTATAACCGGTATTTTTACTGGTATTGCAACAATTGTCAATTGTTATTCTACTGGAAGTATTGGAACGTATGCCGGAGGTATCGCTGGATCATCCTCCGGTGGTAATAATGGGACAAATATGTTTACATTAAGTCAATGCTATAGCACTGGTGCAATTGGTGAATATGGCGGTGGAATCATTGGACAGAGTTCAGGAGATCTCCATGTATCCAATTCTTATTCGATTGGGTATATCAATGCAAATGCGAGCGGTATCCTCGGCAATTTGGCTGGAAACACCACCAACAAAACTGTATCGTCGTGTTATGTTGCTGGGGCGATGCATGAATCAGGTGGATATATTATGCCAGGGTACGCAGATTTAACCGGAAGTGTAACTGTTGTAGGCGGCGTCGTTACATTAACGAATAACTTTGCAGAAGCATCCATTTCTAGTTCCGGATGGAATACAACTCGCGCAAATAATGTGCTTACTGGCGTCCCTGCATCGGCTAGTGTGCCAATCGGGGTCAAATGGGTTTATACGGGTCTAAATACTCCATATGAGATTCTTGTGATGGGATTTACACCATATACACGAACGGTTGTTGTTGGATCACCTCCTGCGATGGTAAAGCATTTCAGTTCGACTGTCGTTGCCGGTATTTCTACTGCTCCTGCGCTTATTAGTGAAAGATCGTATTCTATTTTACAAATCACAGGAGGAAACACTGGAACATATCATACATTCACAATAAACGCGACTACAGGTAGTATTCAGACATCACGTGCAACTGTGCCGGGTGTTTATACCGTGATGATTCGAAACAACGGTAGTTATCATATTACAACATATACGCTTACAGTTACACCGTATATACCATATTCGATGTTTGGAATGTTCACGAATAATGCGCAAGTATACTATAAATCACACAGTCTCGCGAGCGGTGGAGTCGGTGGTGTGCGTAATCATCGGCGGAAGGCGAGGAAGACGTAGGGATTCGTGGTGTGACAATAGATTACAATAATTATATGCGTATAATACATAATTATTCATTTACAACAATGGCCTATAAAAAAACAGTACATCGGCGTCGCCGTGCTAGTAGTTATAGAAGGAAGAATGTAAAATCCCGGAAGGTGATGAGAGGAGGGGATGTAAATGCAGACATTCGTAGATGTAATGCAAAAGGAGGTCTACTTGCAGCACCATCTGATGATAAAAATTATATAATAAGTGTGGCGCAAAAGGCAGGAATTACGCCAGATGGTGTAATGTGCCAAAAACTAGTGATAGGTAACCATCCATGGCAAAAACCCTATGTTAGACCAATAATCGCTTCAAAATCTTCTATCCCAGTAACGAATTAATTCACGGCGTCGCGATAAACTCCCAATCAAGCTCAATACATATCTTTTTCCATATCTGATCTTGTTCGATCCGTTTCTCTCGATCTTTCAACATTGGAAAGAACGGCAGGAACTCGCGTCGACCTAAGAGTTCGCACAACTTGTACACAGTATAATAATAATTCAGGAAATTCACCCGATCATCAGGACAGAACTTCGCGTAAGGTCCTTGGATTTCCATGAAGAGGTTACACAACCTGTCTTCGAGGTCCGGCGTCATCACCGGTGGTTTGATCCCTAGCTTATCTTTAATAAATGGAATGTGTTCGTAATATTTATTAAATCCGAGTTTCTTCATGATCTCTTTCGCTTTCTTATCGGTGAACTGAGAGATTTCAATACGTTCCTTCTTGATCTGTTGTTTGATGCTTTCAAGTACATTATCGGGAATACATGTCGTCTCTTTGGCTTGGAACTGCGCGAGAATTTCGCGGAAATGATTGATACGTTTATACGCGTAAAAACACGCCTCTTTAGGCGGTTCCTTATAAGAGGGTTTTTCATTGTCAATAAGAAACACCACCTGCTTTGCACACTGATTACAAACCATAATACCTTCGCTTTCGATAGGAATCATTTCGCCTTGGTGGCAAAACTGGCATATATCGGTGGGGTAGACATATTTAGAAACATCCATGTATGTTTGATCGATACTTGCCAAGTATTTTTCAACGTTGTTATGTTGATTTTTAAAGAGTTCTTCTGTTTTTTTAGCTTCCGGAAGATTGAAAAATGCATTTAGGGATTTTGTTTTCATGGATCCACCACTCGTGATCGTTTTCTTGGTTTCGAAATACTCGAAGATATACTCGCTATTATGAAGGTAATAATTTTTATAATCTTGTTGGTACTTTTTGATGGTTGTCGTTATTTCTTTGATGCGGTCTTTGATTTCAAGGCATTCTTCCAGGGTGCTAGGTGGCTTCGCCGTTTCGCCGCTAGGGGGCGGACTCCCCCCTTTCAGGATCTGTAATCGTTCTTTTAGCATATTTCTCTCATTTTCAAGATCGGGAATAATTGTATCTTGTATATATTGAAAATCGGACTGTAATTCTTTATGTTTACTATCTAGCGTTGTTATGCTTCTTTCGTCAAGCACAATCTTTTTAGGCGGTTTATATTTGAACAGCGACATAGTTTCCACCCTATCGCCACCACCGCCACTGTAATAAAAAACGTATATAAGAAGGTTTAGCAATTTTTGTTTAATTTGTATTTCAATTCATTTTTTGCGGAAAATATGTCAATTTCGCGAATTTTTTTTCTTTTTCAATAGTATAACAAGCATTTTACAATGGGTGGAGGACTTATGCAACTTGTCGCCTATGGCGCCCAAGACGTTTACCTGACTGGTAATCCCCAGATCACTTTCTGGAAGGTTTCCTACAAGCGTCACACTAACTTCGCCATGGAGTCTATCGAGCAGACTTTCAACGGCCAGGCTGACTTCGGTCGCCGCGTGACATGCACCATCTCTCGTAATGGTGATTTGGCTTACCGCACTTACCTTCAGGTTACTCTCCCCGAGATTAGCCAGTCTTTGAAGAATACTACTGGTGGAGGCAACGTCTATGCCCGTTGGCTTGACTTCCCCGGTGAGCAGCTCATCTCTCAGGTTGAGGTTGAGATCGGTGGCCAGCGCATCGACCGTCAGTACGGAGACTGGATGCACATCTGGAACCAGCTTACCATGTCTACCGAGCAGCAGCGCGGTTATTTTAAGATGATCGGAAACACTACCCAGTTGACTTTCATCACTGACCCCTCATTCAACGACATTGATGGCCCTTGCGACGCCAACGCCCCTCGCCAGGTTTGCGCTCCCCGCAATGCTCTCCCCGAGACCACCCTTTATGTTCCCCTTCAGTTCTGGTTCTGCCGCAACCCCGGTCTGGCCCTTCCCCTTATCGCTCTTCAGTACCACGAGGTCAAGATCAACCTTGATATCCGCCCCATTGAGGAGTGCTTGTGGGCTATGTCCAGCCTCAACAGCGCTTCTGGCTCTGCCGTGAAGGTCACCTCCGCCTACAACCAGTCCCTCGTCGCCGCTTCCCTCTACGTTGACTACGTGTTCTTGGACACTGATGAGCGTAGGCGTATGGCCCAGAACCCTCACGAGTACCTCATCGAGCAGCTTCAGTTCACCGGTGATGAGTCCGTCGGTTCCTCTTCCAACAAGATCAAGCTTAACTTTAACCACCCTGTTAAGGAGCTTATCTGGGTTGTCCAGCCCGACAAGAACGTCGACTACTGCTCTTCTCTTGACTCTGGAACCGTTCTTAACCGTCTCCTCGGTGCTCAGCCCTTCAACTACACCGACGCGGTTGATGCCCTCCCTAACGCCATTATGGCCTTCGGATCTCACGATTCCGTCGTCAACGCTAGCGGAAATGCTTACATCAACTCCTCCGGCCTCTTCACTGATGCTGGTGCTCAGGATGCTACTGCGAGTGGAACTTCTTGGTGGCAGATTGGACAGAATGGAGCCGCTACTACGAACTACGACTTGCCTAACTTTGTCGGATCTGGTTCTACTTCCAGTGTCTCTGATGCTGGCACTTTCGTCCTTACCGAGACCTCTCTTGACATGCACTGCTGGGGTGAGAACCCCGTCGTGACTGCTAAGCTCCAGCTTAACGGACAGGACCGCTTCTCTGAGCGTGAGGGAACCTACTTCGACCTGGTTCAGCCTCACCAGCACCACACTCGCGCCCCTGACACCGGAATCAACCTGTATTCCTTCGCTCTCAGGCCCGAGGAGCACCAGCCTTCCGGCTCTTGCAACTTCTCTCGTATTGATAACGCCACTTTGCAGCTTGTTCTCTCCAACGCCACCGTTGAGGGAACTAACACTGCCAAGGTGCGTGTCTATGCCGTCAACTACAACGTTCTGCGTGTGATGAGTGGTATGGGAGGGCTCGCGTATAGCAACTAAATATTTTATTACGATTTATCGTCACATATTTTTATTTTCAACTATAAAAAATATGTGTCATTATTTGAGTATTTCATTTTTTTTACTCATATATAATAAAAAATGAAAACCATCTTTATTGTCATCACTTTCATCACATTTATTATATTTTTTATGGAAGCAATTATCCATTTCAATATTGGAAAAAATGGCGAACACAAAACACACAAATATATAGACATATCAGACCAAATAAAAATTCATATTCCAGATAAAAATGAATTTTTTGATATATTTAAAACCGTTTTGTTCTTTTCGTCACTTACTGGGTTATTAAGTGCGTATGTTATTAAGAATCATATGTAGTCGATATTACGCCGCGGATCCCCTTATGCCCCCTTAACAATCCCAAACCCGTAAAATTTCCAAAGAACAACCGACGCGACACTTCCAACGATGAAACCGTTTCCAGCAGCCTCTAATGTTTTTCCAAACATGAAATAAGCAATCACGGGAAAGAGAAGGTACGTTATTACAGCATAAAATGCCATAACGCCGGTGTATTTTGTGATGTTGAAATTGACATTCATGATGGTTGAGTTATGTAATAGTGGAAGAAATAAAAATACTCAATCAGTTACTGCCGTATTCTCCACCTCCGTCGTCTTCTCCGTTCCCGCATCCACCACATCCTCCCATGCACACCACACCAGCACCCCTCCAGCAACTACGAAAACAGCAGAAAACCATCGATCACTTGGGTAATTACGCATAAATAAAAACAACGCCGATAAGAATATCACAATGAATGCAGCGACAGAAACATACTTCATTCTTATTTTAGTCTACAAATTATATATACTATTTTCTATTAGAATATGACAAACATAAACGACCTGCTTAAAGAATATCAAAACACATTTTATTTAACAGGAAGATTGTTCGCAATATGTTTTTTTGGTCCATATTTGATATACACAGGTAATAAAATCAAAAATAACACATTATTACTTCTAGGTGTATTATTGTTTTTGTGGGTATTTATGAAATTATGGTTACAAGTGAGACATGGCGACTTATATGATAAAAAACGGAATCGGCTATATATGCTATATTTCATCATACGCGTATTCGCATTATTCGTAGTAGGTCCTTATCTACTATATGTTGGTAGTAAAGCGAATAACAACATACTAGTATTTTTGGGTGGTTATATCATGGTCTGGGATGGTGTAAAAATAGGCGTCCAGATGTATTACAACGATTATTCGTACTAAGCCGAACAACACGGTTACAATACATACGGCACTAAATATTCCTCTGTTTTTCATTCACCGCTTCGCTTTCTTTCTTCGGGTTCTCAGCGACGCAGCATCCACAATGATCTTCGTTTGCTTGAAATACCTTGCAGTCTATGATGCGCGGATCGTAATGAATGCCCCAACGTCCAAGTACAACTGGCGTAACTGTGGCCGCAGTGGCGTTTCTGCGCATCATAAAATTCCGAATGAATGACGACAACATGTACTCTTTATACAATAGAGAAAGACTACATTTATATCAATTCACAAATACTACTTCAATTTATTTCACTTCGTCGATTGTCGTCGAGTCTTCCCCCATCCCCGTCGCCCATACTTGCAATGCTGACGCTGAGAGAATCCACGAGGGCGCCGGCAGTTGATACTGCGTTTGTATTTCATCGACCACTTATGAGTGCGAGTAGTACTAGGCATAATGAATAATTGGATGGATGTATATATTACACTCACATTTTTTTCAATAACCGGCCGATACTCTTCAGGTCACTTAAGAAGTTCGGATATTTTTCATGAAACCTACGCATCTTTGCCGAACACTCTATGTATTTTTGGTCTAATAGTTCTTCTGTTACATCCTCCCATTTATCTACAATCAAACAAGGAAACACATTATACACCCGATCGAATACCGTATTTGTCCGAATAACGATCGGGATGCACCCGAGATAGATACATTCATAAAACCGGTGCGTATCTACACCGCAACCGCGCGGACAAAGCGCGTACTGGCTTTCAACGGTTTTTTCGTAAACAACCACTTCGGGCACCTTTTCATGAGAAAACTCAGGATTTTCACGTTTCTCGCGTGCTTCACGCATTTCAGGAGATGGGTCATCATTTAAATTATACATGAATGAAGCATTAGAAAGTAGGTCGTAACACACCTGGCGCGATGGATGCGTCCATACACTGAAACATAGAAGACATTTTATAGAACGAGGATCAAATAACCTACTCTCTACAGCGACGCCTTGCTCTAAGAGATACTTTTGATTAAATCGACGATGCATAGCAACAATGGTACCACAATCACGTATACCAATCGGCATAATATGAATACTTGGATGATCGTATGTATTGTTCTGGATGAAAATCTTATTACTTACAGTAAGTAGCATATCAACAACTTCCCATGGAACAAGCGGTTCTTCCATAATATAAAATACTACACAAACTCTACGCGCACGCAGAATCGCTGTAAGTAAGTCAATTGAAATATTCGTTTCTTTCGTAGAGATAAATATCGAATCTCCATTGCGTATCTGTGCTACATATTCGGTGAAATCATTTATACCAACATCGATACGATTCGTATAACATAATTTACTATGAAGCGCATATCCGATCTGTGATAGATTGAAAATCAGTTTAGATAAAAGTTCGGCTTTTTTTTCTTCTATTACTTCCATTTATTTAGATTATGACGCAGCTTGTTGATGCGTGTTATACTATTTAGGAGCGTTTCATTTTTATATGTTTTATAGCGAAGATATACAAAATGGAAGAAGAACCTATTATTCTGGTAAAAAATGACAAACGTGAAAGAAAACAGAACGCGCAAATGTTACCACCTGGTATAACGCAGAATATGATGAAGAAATATGTTGTATATTATCGTGAAATGATGAAACTCAAAACCGGAAAAGAACAACAACGCGAATACTTCAAAGTCGAATCACATCCCAAACTCGAGAAACCGTGGGTAAGTTCCAAATCCGTAAAAATTTCAGCTATGGAAAAACTAGAACATGCAAATCAGGTTGTCGCTGATTTGGAAAATATGAATAACGACGTAGCGAATAACGACGTAGCGAATAACGACGGATCGAATAACCAAAATACACTATGTAAGAAATGGGCAAAGTATATCCCAAAATATACGATGTTACGTTTCATTCGTGAAACATCGAATGAAATGATTATATCATTGGTGTTTGATAAAAAAGACACGATTCACGGGATTCGTCAGACCGGAACATATACGTTTTCATGCCCAAACCAGATCATCGACAATGAAACCGAGAAATCTGTAATTTATCTTGCACTACAAAATTTAGGAAATAAGCTTCGATCGAAATATGGAGCTGACCTATTGCATCAATAAACGCGATTTTCGTTTTATCGTTTATTGTTCGTGAATATTCTATTCGATTATGTTATAATAAATAGCATAGCATACCTATTGTAACATTAATTAATTCCATTATGAAACTAGACTGCATTGTAACTGCTGTAAACGAGAACCCATTGTACATAGAGTTCATACCGATCTTTGTGAAAACATGGAAAAAATTATATCCCGATGTAGATATAAAAATTATTCTCATCGCACATGCAATCCCGGCAGAGTATGAAGAATATAAAGAATATATTATATTATTCGAGCCGATCGAATTTGTATTGACAAGTTATACCGCACAGATTATTCGGTTATTTTATCCATGCTTGTTGCCTTATGAAAATGGGGTAATGATAACTGATATGGATATGTTACCGATGAACCGTACGTACTATACTGAAAATATTCGAGAATACGATAATGATAAATTTATCTATTTACGAGAAAATGTATGTTTCGATTATAATGAACTTGCAATGTGCTACAATGTAGCTACTCCGAAAGTATGGAAAGACTTATTCAAGATAGATAGCATAGATGATATTCGTAATAGAATCAAAGATATAGCATTATCCCGGGTCATAATAGGCACACCTGGTAAAGAAGGATGGGATATTGACCAACGACTTTTATATAAAACTGTAATGGAGTGGAATGAGAAAACTCAAAATCTGGTATGTTTAAAAGAATCAACTACTGGGTTTTGTAGATTTGATCGATTGTATTTTGTAATGAATGATGAAATACGAGACCGAATTAAGAATGGTGTATATACTGACTACCATTGTTTACGCCCGATGAGTGAACACCGTGAGATGAACGATCACATTTACGAACTATTATGATATAAAAAATATTTGCATATAATATTAACGCTGTTACGTTGAATGCATACTAACATTCAAACACTACATACGTCTTCTATATCCGCGACGATAGAAGACGATGACATCCCTACCCCTAGGGCACCGCGCGGAAAAAGGAGCGACTTAACCGAAAAAGACTTGGAAGAATTCGTTCGTTCATTTTCGTCTGTGATGTTGGCGGGGCATTTAGAATAGTTTTTGAACTTACAGAAAATAACATGATCTGTGAAGTTCGAGGCGTTTGAGAAAAAATTGAAATGTTTTTTCTCAAATCAGATACCAACAGTGCTTCCAACCAGAAACAATCGAATCGTATACAATGTCGTCCAGAAATACCCCCGCCTCCGCCACCCCCGTCTCCGCTACCAAGCCATACTGCAAAGTGTGCTATGATGCCGGACGTCCCGAACAGGAATACACCAGCCACTTCGTCAAGGATCAGCCCGGACCTCAAGGAAAAGTCATCTGCCCAACGCTTCTGAATCAAGCCTGCCGAATCTGCAACAAGACCGGACACACGTCGTCCTACTGCTCTCAATACCGCCGTCGTGAAGAACCCCGCCGTGAAGAACCCCGCCGTGAAGAGCGCTACATCGAGCGTGAGCCTCGTCGTGAAGAGCGCTACATCGAGCGTGAGCCCCGCCGTGAAGAGCGCTACATCGAGCGTGAGCCCCGTCGTGAAGAGCGCTACATCGACCGTGAGCCCCGTCGCGAAGAACGCTACATCGAGCGTGAGCCCCGTCGCGAAGAACGCTACATCGAGCGTGAGCCCCGTCGCGAAGAACGCTACATCGAGCGTGACCCCCGTCGCGAAGAACGCTACATCGAGCGTGAGCCTCGTCGTGAAGAGCGCTACAATGACCGTGGCAATTCGTACGATCGTCTCCGCGAAGACACTGAGCGCCGTGAGCGTGAAACGCGTGACCGCGATGATGCGTACTACCGCGAACAAGACCGTCGTTCCAAACCATGGCTTCAAGCCGCGTTGAAACCTGCTACTGAGTCTCGCCAACAACAACGCCGCGAACCCTACGCTCATCCTCACGGACCTCGCGCGCGTTTGAATCTCGAGGCAACTGCTCTTTGCGCATCCAAGCATGCCGTCGTCGACATCGAACCAGCTGCTCCAGCTGCTCCAGCGATCCCAGCGTTCGACGTTCGAAAAATGGAACTCAACCTCGCGCCGAACTGGTGCGATGAAGACGCCACGCAACCCTTCGTCTGCGACCCGGAGCAAATGACCCGAAAGTTCTTGGAAGAGTGTCTCATGGCAAACCTCACTACCAGCCAAGAACACGACTTCATCGCAGAGTGCGACGACCAGAGCTCGATGCCCTTCTTCTGCGGCCAGTAAAGCCCCCCCCCGCTGGTAATCCAGCGTGAAACATCAGGTAATGTAAATATGTATGTGTGTATGTACTAACACTTTTTTATTCAGTGCTCCTTCGTACAGTGCTCCATTCGTTTCTGCTAAACTCACTC